GTACGCGGTAGGTGCTGCGGCTAAATTGCCGGTACCTGTTACGGCTGATGCCATGTCGGTTTTACTCCTTAGTTAGTTTTTGATTAATTAGGTAACTTCTTACCCGAAGATTCCCTTGCCTCGGTCGGATGCTGATTTACCCAGCAACTTTCCTCGGTATTTTGCGTATTCGGTAACCGACATTGCGGCAATCTGCTCCGCAGTAAACTGATTTTGTTCCATATTAGTGTCCATCGGTCCGGATGGAGGCGCTGTTACACGACTCCCAGTCATTTCTTTACGGGCATTCTGCATTGCAGATTGCGCCGATTCCAGGATTCTTGCGGATCGCTCCCTAAGTCCTGTAATACTTTGTTCAATCTCGTCAGGGGTATTTCCTGAGATGAGATCTACGAGCTCTGGCATGATGTTATCACGCTCATCTTCCAAGCGGCGGGTGCGATACTCAGTGAGTTCCGCATACTGACGCTCACGCTCAAGAAGAGTGAAAGCACGTTCACGCTCTAAGCGTTCTGCTTCCAACTTTTGAGCCCACTCTTGTTCTTTGCTTTCAAGAAGCTGACGAACGTCCATTTCAGCCTCAGCCTTTTTCTTGGCTTCTGCCTCTGCTTCAGCTGCACGAGCAGCTGCTTCAGCAATGCGTTCTTCGCGTTCTTTCTTAAGCAAGTTAAGTTCTTCCTTAAGAGAATCTATTTGTGGGTAGAGCTTTGATTTCTCTTGCTCACGTACACGCTTTAGATCTTCTTCACTATAAGCCTTGTCTACCAAAGCTTGATCTTTTACTGGTGTTACTAGTGTTTCTGTTGGTACTGGAACATCGGCTAGAAAAGCTGCCTGTGCTTCCGGTGTATCAACAACGTTAGTTGCTTCTGACATACTTTTTCCTTAGGTTTAAGAGGTCGTTGTCCGATTTAGTGCCACGATGACCTGCGGATTATTAGGTGGTAATAGGCTGGCAAACTATTTCTAGTTTGTCTGCCTAAACTTGTTATTCAGGTTTATCCGAATCAGGAGTCCTCCGTTGAGGAATCTTGGTTCCGTATGCCTCTGTAACAAGATCAACTTGAGTCTGCTGTAGTTCTTGCAGTACTCCTTCTTCAAGCGGGGAGATAACTCCCGGCTGTCCGGTAGGGCCAGGTCCTATACCTTGTCCAGGTTCTTGTCCTGGAGGTAAGGATCCATCTGGCAAAATTCCTGTTAAGGATGCGATAGAAGATGCAATTTGATTCTTTACTAGCTGTAGGGCTCCATCAGCCTTAGCATCAGCAATAAGCTCTGCTCTAATTTCTTCAAGCTTCTCGTCAGGGAATTCTTCACCAAGTTGACGTAGGGCACCTTCACGACTTTCAAGTCCCATAGCCATCTTACTTTGAATTTCATTCAAAACAATTAACTTATCAAGAGGTAGTGGAGGTGGGAAATGAACTGAAGACTCATAAGTCAGTGGGCTGTTAATATCTAGAACTGGAAGTTGGAATGCCTTAATAGGTCCGTTAGTTGCTTGATTCCAAATAAATACTTCAGGCTCTTTAAATGCTAGTGTGCGGAGGATAAGACTATTAATTGCCTGCATACCTTCGCCGTATTGAATCATCTTCTGTTGATAACGATTCATCAAAGGCTGGTACTGAATAGAAAGAGCAACACCTGATGTGTTAGAGATTGGCTGTACTTGACCTAGAGCAGTCTCAGGAACACCAACCATTTCGTGCATAGCAGTCTTGATTATCTTTAGATATTCCATTGCACCTTGAAGGCCTTGTCCGCCACCTTCTAGGTTAAAGACTTGGGCGTCTTTTGGAAGACCGCCCCAGACCTTCTTAGGACCCTTTTCAAGGGAAGAGGCCTTAGCACCTGTAATAACTGTAACTGGTGCCGCATGGTAGTTAATAATATCTGCGATATCTGTAGCAACTTCGTTATAGTTACGGTTTAGAACAATAATGTCGTGGCAATCTGAAAGGCCCCAAGGTGAGCCTGAAACACGTACGTTAGCAATATGTACAATTGGAACAATTCCAATTGGGTTTGGACGAGAGTCAATTAACTCGTCATTAATATATTCTTCGATTCGATCATCTGTCAGGATTTCAGTGTAGGTGTAAACCTGACGAGTACCTTCCATAGAAGTTCCCCAAAAGCGATACTTAAGCTTAAAACGAATTAAACGTGAACGATCATGTGGGTGAAACTCTGGGAAACAAAAAGATGAGTTTAAGGGAAGAATACGAACACGACCGGGATGTGCACGGCCTGTAGAATCTTCGTAAGCTTCTTCATATGCTACTTTAACAAAACAATCTCCAGAGACTCCGCCTTGCTGTCCCATTTCCCACATTACAGAATACTTATCGTTGTCTATCTCCCAAACTCTCTTAAGAGCGTCTGGTACTACAGCTTCTGTTTCTGAAGGGCTTCGGAAAGATGCTCCGCGACCAAATGTAAAGTTAATGATGTAATCGGTAAATGCACGATAATAGTTATAAACCATTTGTGACTCGCCTATTTCACGGCGATAAGACCAGTGATGGCCTAAATACATTGCCCAGTTAAGTGAATATCTATTTAGTCGAGGGCCGTGTACTTCAAACTCTTCATCTGCAAGTTCTACTAAACCAAGAGGAGAAATTGAGATTGTTAAATCGGATGACGCAGCTCTGTAACTGGGAGGTGAAAAATCAATGCCACCAGCCATTATTCACAACTCCCCATCTTAACGTTAATACTCATTTGTTTTTCCCCTCTTCTTTTACTTAGAATATTTCTAAGTAAAGACTCCCAACCCCGGAGAAGGGGTGCGGGGTTGGGAGCCTCTACAGTCTACTATACTTAGTCTGCTACTTGAGCAGGATTCGTGCGTTGGTAGCGTCCACCTGAACGGATTACTTCTTCAATAACTACCTGTGAGTGATCACCGAAGTTACCTTGAGAGAATTCTGCGTTATAGATTGGAGCTTCTGGCCATGCGGCTGAACCGACATGTGCACGTTGCTTCATTGTTTCTTCTGGATACTTTTCAAACACGTTAACATTGTGGTTTGGACGACCAGCTGGGGTGTCATATCCTTGATCTAGTCCCACCTGAAAATCATTTGGGACATCTGTGTCAGTTGCAATACCTTCTTCGAAACGTAGTGGTCCACGTTGTCCGGGTACTGATCCTGCCATCTTGCGTTCGTATGTTGCGCCAACCTTCTCAGGGAACTGAGGTGTTGGGGCAATGTTTTCTACTGCCATGTTTACTCCTTATGCATAGGGATTGAGGGTCCTCAGGTATAAGTCTCTACCTTTGGGCTGCTTTTTAAATGCTAAATTAAGAAAAAAATGGGGATGCACTTACTTCAACAGTTGGCATAACCATATCCTGGGTCATGGCACAAGCTATTGCTAAAGAGTCCACAAAATCGTCATGGGCATGGGCTTCGTCTGGGGCAGCAACTAAAAAGTTGGGGCCCTTGTATTGGACCTCAGCATCGGTCATTTGCTGATAAAACTTCTTCCAAAGTCTTAAACGACGGGTTTTTGCATGGGCTGGCCAAGAAACCATCTGACGTTGAATTAAAGCTTGTAGATGCTTCCATCGTTTAGATTGCTCTGTAGGGCTTGAGGTAATAGGCACTACTTCTGCCCTAGGCATCAAAACCTTTAGGCGACCAGCTACAGCATCTCCTACACCATTAGAGTCCACCCCGATAGCTAGCACATCATAGTTTTGTAGGAAGTTAACTATTTGGAAGTATTGCTCTTCCCAGTCGTCTCCCTGGATCTCAAGCCAATTTAGAACACGATGGTCGTAATAGCCAAACTCATCAGGGCGATCCCAATCAACCCAGACAACAGTAACAACCGTAGAGTCCATTTTTCTAGCGGGGTCAATTCCAACGACGACTGGAGACCTATGCCAGCTCTTAACAATTTCTTGGGAAGTATCCCCCAGATCATCCATAATAGTAGAAGTGAGGAACATACCTCTTTCCAAAAGCCACTTACAGTTATACGACATTTGAAACTCATCAGAATCCTCTCCAACTCTTAACATTTCTTTTTTGATAAACTTTTCGTAGTTATCATTAAATTTTGCTACGTCTCTCCAGTCCCATTGAAAATGGTTCTGTTTTGCAGACCTAGTTGTTTGTCTACGCTTGTTTAACTGAATGGCTCTATAAAAGTTATTCTTGGAAGTAGTTGGCGTGCCTGTCTTTACGATCGTAGCGTTGTAGTAAGCGCCCATAGGAGCAATAGACTTTGATACAACAAAGTCATCAGCTTCTTGACACTCATCAATAATGATGAGATGGAAAGACTTAGACTCGATCTTTGCACGAGGGTTAGCTGTCATCATCATTAGGGTAGAGCCAGAATTCTTCAACTTTATGTTTCTGATAACTCCTGGAGATTTAGTAGCCATATCATCAATCTCAGGGTCTCCCAATACCTCAAGGGCCCGTTCACTTGTAAGTCTAGATACCGTTCTTCCGTAAAGAGTTTCTACCTGAGATTGAATAGGGGCAAACATACCTACCCAAATACCGTCTCCAAACTTTCCTAGAAGATCTGGATACATCTTTGCAAGGCGGGGAAGGATAACCATCAAGGTTGCCACAGTATTAGCAATCGTTTCAGACTTACCTGACTGACGAGAAGCCAGTGCAGTCACTTCCTCACCATCATTAATAATTACAGACTCTATGATTCTTCTAGCAAGAGGTTCTTGATAGGCGTGTAGCTTATATCCAACAAGCATCTCCATGAAGGTCATGATCTTGTTAATCAAAGCTTTTACAAACTCTTTAGAGAGTTCGTCTAATTCATCTACTTCTTCTTCTTCGTAAGGCGCTTCTTCTTGCTCTAGCTCTTCTTCGGGGTCTAATTCTTCAAACTGATCGTCGTACTCAAAATCATCCATTTGAGTGTCTCTTTACTAGAGATTCTAGGATTACGTGCAAAGCTTCTGCGCCTATACGAGCCTCTTCTAAAGTAGAGGAATCTTTTGTTTTTTGCCAAGCAGATAGATTTCTACCTATGGCGTACAGGGCGTTCTCTGTCCAAGGGAGTAGATCTGCTGTAGGCAAAGACTCTACTCTTTTCTCTATGCGAGATTTTTCTTTCTCTGGCGATTCTTTACGAAACTTAATACCCATCATCTTGTGCTCCGAATCTAACGTAATCCCAATTAACTTCTTCTTCTGTAAGTATTCTGCCATGGATGGCATTAGTTAAAGCTTGACTCTCATCATAAGAGTTTACCCAACGACCTACAACTAAAGCTAGTCTAGTGAATGGCAGACGTACCGCAGTACCAACCCCACCTCTAAATGGAAAAGCTATTTCCTGTGTTTCAGCTCTTTCCCACATTACTGGAGGCTTTACTGGATATACCAAGGGATGCCAATAAAATGTTCCTACACTTCTTGGATTTGCCAAGCTTATGCCTCACAATCGTGTCCCATAACCTCTGCTTCACGCAGATGTTCACTACAAATTTTACACCGAAACCATCTTACTTGTTTAAATTCATTCTGTGCTGTTCCGCCAATAGGTACGTCTACTCCGCCATCTGGTTGTGGAAAGTAATCTGTAATTACTTCCGGTGATTGAAACAACTCAGGAGGAAACGGTCCTTTAGGCTGATGCGCTGTCTCCGGTACGGGATGCCCTTGTCTCGTAACGATGCGCTCAATACGCATTACTCTGCTGGCGTCTCAGATGTCTTCTTTGTAGTTTTCTTTACTTCTTCTACTACAGGCTGTACAACTGCTGCAGGCGCAGGAGTTTCTACTTTTACTTCAGGAACTACTGTTTCCTGTGTATTCCATGGTTTTGACCAAGTTGTCATGTGATATTCCTCTCTTTAGACAAAAAGATATTCTACATGGGTTTCTTGGTTGCTGACCCCCTGTAGTTACTGCTACGGTATATCCATGGTCCAGGCAACTGGGCCATCACTAACTACGTAACAAAAGGGTTGCAGTACGAATCTGGCAGACCGACGCCAGGTTGCTTTATGTGGGTGACAGTCACGTAAAGTAAGAACTGGCCTTCTAGCCTAGGAGATAGTGTGCATAAAGATGCAAAATCGCAAATCGCAGTTATGGTGGCCTATTTAGTATTAGTCTGCGGTATCCCCGTAGCAATGGCAGCCGAAGAAAACAAGAAAGACACCCCAACACAAACAATAGTAGAGGTCGTAGATCCACTCGACAAATACCGTGGGGCAACAGAACTGACCTCCAAGGAGTTGAAAGACCTCTTGGCCCTGGTTGGTTTTGAAGGCAACAGCCTAAAGGTAGCTTGGTCAGTAGTTATGAAGGAGTCCCGGGGTCACCCAACTTCCCATAACAAGACTTCAGCTACAGGAGACAACTCTTACGGGTTATTCCAGATCAACATGATAGGAGATCTAGGAGCCATCCGTAGAGAGAAGTTCGGTATTAAAAAAGATGCGGAACTGCTTGACCCAGTTACTAACGCCCAAGCGGCGTATTACATGACTGGTAGAGGGACGGATTTTAGTTCTTGGGGGTACGGCTCTGGGGCCTATGACGGAGACCCATCAGAGCCGGGTATAACCAAATGGTTTGATGATTTCCCTAAAAATTGAATAATAGAAAAGGCCCGGGAGACCGGGCCTTTTTTATTTACTTCTGATTCTCTTTTTTACCAGCTCTTCGTTTATTCTCTTTTGCGGTGTTCTTACCATGCTTCAATGCTCTTAGATTTCCCTTAGAGTCATTGCTGTGGTTGTTGTCTTTATGATCAACATCCGTTCCTCTAGGTAGTTTTCCGTTTTTAGATTCGTAATCGGCACGAGCCTTATTTTTCGATGTTGTAACCCACTTACCGTTTACTTTTTTCTTGTAAACGTAGATAGGGCGACCTCCATTCGCTTTGGAACCTTTGTAGGGACCAAACTTTTTTTCTTCAGCCATTACTATCTCCCTTGCACGCACATGAGGCGTTTAATTTACCACATGGCCCACAGGTAAATCTTTCGTGGGATTCAAGTGATCCTTGAGATTCAAGGGTATTCTCGTACTTATGAACTTCTTTATAGCTATTAAACTTAACCCCATAACTAGATGAGGCATTAACAACCTGAGGATCATTCCAGGGACGAGCAGCCTTAGAGGTACGGTCGCTCACAGACATGCGTACAACGCCTCCACGGCCGTCTCTAGAGCCGTAGTGCAGGTCTTTCTTATTACGTCCCATTAGTTCTGGTGCTCCCCGCTAGCGCCTCGTCCAGGCTTCTTATAGACATCAAACTTAGGAGCCTTAGGTTGTTTGTAAGGTAAGCCAGTTAGATACTCGGCAGCCTCTCTTGCGTTATGGCGCAAGGATTTATACCGATTAGGTCTATCTGGTTCTGGAGAAAAGCTAGCCACTCTAGCCATGGCTTACTTATCTTTATTCTCTTCAAGAATTTTGTTTGCTGCAACGTAGATTGGGTTAGAAGACCTAGAAGGTTTTCTTGCTTCTCCTTGAAGAACGCGAGTCTTCTCACTGATCTTTTCAGTGGTGCCGCCTTGAGCAAAAGCAGCTGAACGTAGTTCTTTTCCTGGAAGCATAGGTTGCTCCATTGGACCACTGGTTTGACGAGTTTGAATAGCGGCTTTTCTAGCCCTGTTCTTTTGACTTGGAGAACCTTCTCTAACAGCAACCTCACGGCTAGTGCTTGGAGTAGGCTTAACAATCAACCCTGCGTTCTTAATAGTGCGTACGTCTTCCATAGCGGTAGTTTCTCTAGGAGTAGTTCCATGAGCCTCTGCTAGAAGTCGTTGAGCTCTTCCACCAACACGAAGATTCTCTACGTTTTCAAACCCAGGCAGAGCCATTTGAGGGTTTGCAAGTAGAGATGGCTTTCCAGCAACGTTTACGGTGTTCTTCTGTAAAGGACCAACACCACGTGCCTTTTCGCCTTTCTCTTTCATTTTAGCAGCAGCTAAAGCTTTTTCTTCTTTAGTTGTTTTAACAGGCTTAGCTGTTGGAACAACTTCTGCACCTGGAACCTTGTCAGGAAGCATTGCATTCTTATCTACCAAAGGTCGAAGTAAATTCTTTGCAGGTACAACTCCACCATCTACGGATACTTCAGGCTCTCTTGTTTTCAAGTTCATAGAGCTAATAGGTAAACCAGTAGTTCCCTTTCTAACAAGAACTCTACCTGAACGTGCCTTGACTGGTTTTGGCTTTGTTTTATCACCTGTAGGCAAACCGGTAGGGGCATCCTTAGGAGCAATTAAAGCTTCTGTAACTGAGTTTTGACCTGGGTCATACTTAACAGTTACGGCGTTACGTTTTCTTGGCTCAGTACTTGCCGTAGGTTGTGTAGACACAGCAGGAATTCCTGTACCAGGCTCTGCACGTCCACGTTGTCTAAGACCAATTACTTTATTTCCACCCTTGAGGGAATCAATTACTGTAGTAGCTTCACGAACTTTTCTAGATCGTCCAGCTGCGCCTGCAGCATGATTTGCCAATATTTGAGTACGAAGATGATCTACTAGGTCCATTCCTTCAGGAGCAGTCTGTTGACGCCAAACTTTTGTTCCACCAGCAACAGTCACAGAGTCCCAACCTTCGTGACCTCGCTTAAATTTACGACCTTCTGGTGTCATGGTTGTTCGTGTAATAGGTTGCTTTGTTCTCATAAACGCTGCTGGCATATTTGGATGATTTGCAGCTACTGGGTGTGTTTGTCCAGTAGATGGATCTTGCCAAGAATCGTTTGGTCCAGGCATTAGCTGAACTTTTTTACCGTAGAAGTCATTGTGTTCTTGAGTAGCTGAATGTAGTTCCTCAATAGTATCTTCGTAAGCTCTGCGTGAGCCGCCTTTTTCTGCAGCAGCGTGTGCCTTTAAAGCATCTTCTGAAACTTTAAAAGTATCCATAACTTTTGCTAAACGATGTTGATGAGTGTCTCGGACATCCTCATAGCTAGTTGCAATCTTTGGTTTTTCAAATAACTTTCCACTACGCCAAAGAACTTCATTGTCTCGGTTCAATAGGTTGATTGCATGAGAAATAATTCCCTTTTCTTCTCCTGCAATACCCATACCACGACTTAAACGAGTTTTGTCGTTTGAAGGATCGGTTGTAGTAGGTGTATAACGCTCTGGAGTACCACCAGTTAAAATACCAGACTTTTGTGGCCTAGCCAATGGAGCATTGCGTCTACGTTGAAGTGCTAGCTCAGCTTCGGTAGGCAAAGCTTCCATAGTTGGCTTTGGAGTTAACTTAGGATCTTCTTTAGCAGCGCTTACTGCTTTTATATCTTCTGGTTTTGATCCAGAAGGAATTTCACTAAGATCATAACGAACTTCTGGATTTGCTGCTCTTTCTGCAGCCGCTCTCATATTTGCTTGACGTGCACCTTCACTAGAAAATTCAGCTGCTCCGGGACGACCAGGTTCTTGTACTTTTTCTGGTGCATCAGCTTTAAGAGTAGACTTAAGTTGATCAAATTCATTTACTCTACTTCCTGGGGCCGGTGCTTTTTTAGCAGGCTTTTTAGGAGCTGATGGTGCTGCCTTCTTTGCAGCAGGTTTTCTGGGAGTAGTCTTTAATTCTTCTACGGTAGCTGCTTGAGCAGCTTCAATACCAGCTTTTCTTTTTTCAAGACGCTCTGTCTTAATCTTCTTGCCGGTAGCAACAATCTTTCCAATATTTGGTTTTTTCTTTTTAGGCATTATGCACCTGCTTTTGGTGTACGAGGTTTACGAACTTTTGCAGGAGTTGCGTTAGACTCTGGATTAGTTATACTTTCTGAAGCTGTCTTCTTACCTAAATTACGAGCATAGGTTGGGCTCATATCTGCTGCCTGTTCCTTATCAATTTTTCCAGCAGATAAGGCTGCCATAGTATCTTTAAGAGTTGCGTTGCGTGCCTTAGCTTTACGTGTAGGATTTCCACCACGATCTACAGGTGGAGTATTATTTGGTGGCGTATTATCATTAGGTGGAGTATTTATTGTTGCATCTGTAGTGTCAGCAGCTTTATTTTCTTTAACTCTCTGACCTGTTCTTTGCATTTGAGGCATGTAGTTTCTATCAAAGCCTGCGATATTATTTTTATTTAGGTCAGGGCCTTTTTCAATGCCACGATCAATAGCTCGACCGCCACGTTCAAACACCTGTTCATCAAGCCAATCTTTAGAACCAGTTGAGTATGCAGTTCTTGTTTTAAAATTTTCAGTATCAACATCGCCCTTAAGCGTATGTAAGTTTAATTGAAGTTGGGCCATATTCTGGGCGCGGTACTTATCTCCGATGCCTCCGAATAATTTTCCGAGCCAATTACCGGTTCCGCCACTTGATGGCTGTACAAAACCTTGGTTGTTCTGTGGTGCTGGCATAATAAGGATCCGTTCCTTGTTAGATTAATATCATTTTAACTACTGCGCCTGTTTTTGTAAGCGCATCTGCTTGTTCGTTGTAGTGGTGGGCGCAGAAGGTTAGGACGCCTGTAGGGAAAAAAGCGCCAAATTGTGCTCTAGCAGAGCACTTATCACATTGCTCCCGAACCCCCACCGTCAGAAGCTGAAGCTCCTCCTGATCCGGATACATTACTTGCTCCATCACCAGACTCCTGTCCAAAACCGTTTTGTGCGGTTTCATTTGGGCTATTATCATTTCCGGGTGCGGTTCCGCCCCAGTATCCACCGTAATAAAGTTGGAACCAAGGAATACCGCCTACAGCATAGCCACCGCCCAAGCGACCCACGGTTGCGTGGTGCTTGTGCTTTTTAACCTTGAACTGCTTCTTCTCTTTGGCCATGTCTAAATACTCCCACTATTGTTTGCTGTATAAATGCCAAAGGCCGGGATTTCTCCCGGCCTTTGCGCTATTTAGTTGTAAATCTATTATGAAGCTGTTGCGTAAGGTGTCACAGTGATAGTAGCTGTTGTTAGAACTGAGTTCGCACCAGCTGCTGTGCTCTGTGTCTTGATTGTTCCTGCTACGCCTGTTAGACCAGCAACAGATAGACCTGTTGTTGATAGGGCTCCAGATGTAGTTGTTGTAAATGAGATTGTGTCTGTGTTTGCTGCAGTAACTGTCCAAGTACCGTTGAGAGCTGTATCTGGTGATACTAGGCTTGCAACTGTAATCTTTGTACCAACTGGGTACTTTGCACCTGCACCTGTTGAGGTGATTGTTGCAGTTGTACCTGTACGTGATACTGCTGTGATTGTTGATGCTGCGTTTGTTGCAGCTGAAGCTGTTGTAATGTTAGCTGCTTCGTAACCTGAATCCTTAAGAGCATCAAGAGCAAGAGCTGTTGTAAGTCCAACAACGCTTGGTACTGCGATGTATGCAACGCCTGCAAGCTTCTCGCCTGGATCGTTAGCTGTGAATGCTGGAAAACCGCTCCAGTCCGATTCAATATCGGAATGATCACCTAGTGCTGGGTTAAGACGTGCACTGTTGATCTTGCTGTAATAAGTCCATGAAACGTTCTGGTCTCCACCAACGGTTGTTGTAATTGTTGGGGTACCGTCTGCACGCTCATCATTTGGTTGCTTGGAGAGGTTTCCCCAAACGAAATCTACAAAAACGTTGCCGGATGAATCCAACAAGTTTCCATTGTTATTTGTTGCCATTATTTTTCCTCACTGATCAATGTGGTTGTTCGGTCGAACTCACAAATGATGACAGAAATTAGGCCTCTTGTATGTATGTATGGATCTCTCCACCGGAATATATGTCGTGCTTGATAGCAATTGCAATCGCCTTCTTCAAAACCTTTTCGGCGGCCTCGGGTGTAGTTATACGGTCGTAGTTCATAGCCTCAAGAGCACCTAGTGCTAAGTCTCCACCACTGCCAGCATAGTAAACGCGGCGGGCTTCTCTATCCCAAGAGTAGTCATTAAAGATCGGGTAGATGATTCCTCTAACAGATACAAGCAAGTTAGAGTCGTGCCATGCAGCATCGCCATCTTCTTTACCTTCAAAGCCTGCATCCTGGAAAGCTTTACGCATTGACGGAATAAACTTCTTAGTCATAAATGTATCTAAATCAATAGTTGCACCTGGCTTTGGAGGTTTCCATCCAAATTGAGTAATGTTTCCACCTCTAGAAGCGCCGGAGACAGCTATCAGTACACCGTTATTATTAATTATCTTAGATGTGGCAAGCTCCATATAGCGACCATCTTCGTCAGAGGCACGAGAGTCGCAACCAATAACGGACCAGCCATCACCTTGAATTGCAGCTAGCGTTGTCATGGGAGCCCTTCAGTAGATACAGCAATACTAGCGTACTATCGACCAATCCCATACTGAAACTCATCAGGCCTTTTGCGGGGGAGGTTTGCGTAGTCTGTCTTACTCCAAGGTGCTCCATCTAGGTATAGATTGATAAAAGCGCCGGTAGAGTCTGAATTCTTCAATACATCCCATAGAACGGGGTCTACTCCATCGTACTGGATCATAGAGCCATCTCTCATGCCTATGACTAGTACTTCCATCTCTCTATCTATTGAGTAGCAGGCGTAATAGGCTCTAGGGCGCGGACGGCCTAAAGCGTCTGTCTGACCAGATGTAGGCGCTGTAATGTACTCGTACCCAGGGCCACATGGATTAGTAGGACTCATAGACGAAGCTCGAGCTTCCCGTCCCTCTGGCGTGCTCACTGGAACCATGTCTACAGGCGCTAGCTTGTCCTTAGCGGCCTCTATGACATTGAGCTTAACATCTCCCGCCTGAGATTCAGATTGCTCTCGTCTACGGTAGTAATTAGGATTATCGAAACCTCTAGGCATGTAGGTAGTCTACTCCCCGGCTACTGCCTAGAATCCCCCAAATCCCCCCGATTTTTAGGCCACTGCCTGTATGTAAATAACCTCAACAATCTGTCTCACCTGGCCGAACTCGGACAAAACGGACAATTAAGGCATAGGGGGTCAAAACGGACAAATCGGACAAAACGGACAAATTGGGAGAAAACGGAAAACTAAGATAGAGGGGCAAGGGTGGCAGACACCAAAGGTTCAAGGTAATAACAGCAGCAGACTTTCTCGCTAGCCTCTACTAGGTGCAACTCCTAGTAGGGGCACGCTGTATTGGGTAGCCCTGTCTCCCAGCAGTAGAAAGCAAGAAAATGTCAGCACGCGAAAACCTATCCGCGCTCCTTGCGACTCGTGGCAAGGGTGGCTCTGTTGAGTCCATCAAGCAAGCGAGTAAGCACTTCAGCGCAGATAAGACGCTTGTCCCATCTAACTTCATCACGAGTGGTGAGAAGTTAGACTCTGCTAAGGCTCTCGTATTATTCGGGGGTTACATCTCATACCGCTACGGCACTTCCCCAGAAACTGTCTACGCTATGCGTGATGTCATCACTAAGAAGTATGAAGTCATCGAGTCCATCTTGGACTACGAGTCTGAGGACTTCTTTGCCCAGATAAACACTCTTGAGAAAGAGATTGCCGCAAAGGTCTTGTTTGACCAAGCAGAGAAAGCCAAGTTCGGTCTAGATGCTGAGGCAAACATTGCCACAGCCATCAAGTCCTTACAGAAGGTGTCTATGGTAAAGACACCAAAGGCTCGTCAAGAGTTGGAAGACCTCATTGCTTCCGCACAACGACTCTTGTCGTTCCAGTTAGTATCAGAGAAAGTATCTGCTTAGTTAGATAGTTAGTGGGTGGGGGGAAACCCCCGCCCACTTCCTTTCTATGTCCATAGTATCTATGGGCGTAGATGGGGAGTGGATAAAGCCCTATTGGTTCGTAGCCATAGGGAACCTGCTTTCTCCCCCGAGTCTAGTCTGCTGCTGTCGTGTCTTCTGTCTATCGAGAAGCCCTAGCCGTCCCCTTCAAAGTTCGGCTAGGGCTTTCTCATCTCACAATGTGATACATCTCTCATCATAGAGAATTGGCTACTGCTAATTATCTAACTATGAGCATTGGGAGACACACCAGGTCTACGACTATGGTGTATGGCTGTTATCAGGTAGGTTGTGGAAGATACATAGGTGTTTACGACTTAAACGCAGAGACTATTACAGTCCTGAGCCTATGTATCTCTCACTCTCTATCTGAGAGTATTTACACAAGGATAGACACGGGTTGCAATGTGCTTGCGTAAAGATAATCCCGTGTTTCTATTAGAAAGGCTAGTTATGAAGTGTCAATGTTGTGATTCAGAGCCTTGTCTAGAAGCATTAGATAATGCTCTGTCTTGTATCTATTGCGGACAGCCTGTGTTACAAGCCAGATGGGAAGCAGGCTATCACTATTGCTTCAATCCTATCTGTGCCCATGAACTACGGAGCAGACAAGAGCAGTATCGTCTTATCCTAGTTCCTAAGCAAGGCTTTACCTACGTGGAAGCAGACTCCCCCCATCTATTAGATGGTAGGTCATCAGGTAGACAGTAAATTTCCAACAATCAGTATGAAAGGATCGTTATGTTCACACTATCTATCAAGATAGGCATTACCCGCAAAAAGAAAGAGATGACTGATGTTGTATGTCATCACTGTGGACAGCCTTACCGCGTCCACATTAAGAACATTAGGGCAACTAACTATTGCACTAATTGTAAGTAATACACCAATCCTTCCCCGCGAAGTTTGAGATGGACAGAGGGCACACTGAATAGGCTGTTGATTGCACCGAGAACGAGGATTCTATGTGAGTGTAACTATTATCATAGAGGGGGCGTGAAGAAGCGAAACAGTACGGACTTAGGTGCCGAGGCACCCGCAGGGAGATAGTTACCTGCCTAAGTAAGAGCAGAGGCATAGTCATAGACGCGACAGAGGCTGTGTATGTAGTTCTGCAACGCAAGAGGGGCTGTGGTTGTGAGTCTCACGCAATTCCTTCAGTAATTCAGTGTGCTCTCTATCTATCTCAAGGCGAGGTAGATACCCCAGAGAAGGGGGATAAGGTGGGAGAACAAGACTTAGTCTGAGCCAAATTTGGGTATGACGACTTCTTCCTTGTTCTCCCGCCTTGTTTTAGAAGGGAGTAGACATGTCCACTGAGGACATTATGACTCTTGAACAATCTTACAGGCGGTGGTATAAAAATCATAAGGTGAGTGCTGATAAGCAATGGATTGCCTATCGTGATCACATCTTGGAGTATCCCGACAAGGTTACTTACAAAGATAGCTCTTGGATTCTATACGACATGTATTGTGGCAAGCGAAGCGACCCCGATCAATTCTATTTCATCAGGGAAGTCAGCAAGCAAGAAGCATTGTTCGATGAAAACTTCGACAGGCGACAACACTCTTGGTATTGGCCAGACTATGTCCTTGACGAAGCAACAGGCATCTACTATAAAGTCAAAACGCTTGCCACCTTTAGGTTTACATCTAAATCAGGTGAGCCTTATGACCCTAGTTTTGCCTGTTGGATTGACAAATTCAACTACCTAAATACAACAAGAACAAGAAAGGGAACCATGTCCAGAACATCAGGTTGGTGTGACGACCCATTGTCATACGAAGTCAACGAGCACTCTATGAGTGTAGATGTGAGCAAGGCTGGTCGTTCAATCAGACTAGAACTGTCTGAGTGCACTGAACTCGCCTCATTCTTAGCAACGGCTAAGGAGAAGATAAAAGAAGCAAAGATTGCTTCACTCAAAGAACAGCAAGACGCTTTACAGAAGGCTCTACGAGATGTGGAGGGTATGTAAATGTATATTGAATTTGAACCACAAACCATTGTGATCATCTGTATCTCATTGGTATTCATTGTAGCCATCAAAGCATGGCGTCGTAAATAATTCCTCCGAGAAGGGGATACACGCTATGCGTGGTTGGTCAGACATGACCTGAGGTAAAACATGTCCCGAGCATCGGGGTATATCTGCGCCTCACCTGAGCATGTGAATGCTAAAAGGCTCACCAACTACTATAAGGAGAACAGATGAACACAGGCAGAACAATCATTGACTATCCCAGCGTGGATAGTTTCTTTGATGAAGTTGAACTATTGGGTCGCAAAGATTTAGAAACAGGTTTCTCTTCGCACCCTCTATTTGACCCATATGTTGGAAGAGGTAGAGTGTTTAACTTTACAACTAAAAGTAAAACAACCTATGGTTTTGAAATTGCATTTGGTTTTACAGATAGCCTATTCAAGTTAGATGTAGAACTGACTCCCCCATTCAACAGCAGGGTTTGGAACACTCGTGGTGATGAAAACAATCACAGCCTGTTTCCATTAAGAACAGCCGGCATCAAACTATGCTTGTTGTTTACACAACTTAATATCGGCTTCACTCGTCAATAACAGAAGGGAAAGCAATGACTATAACCATAGTCGAATGTGCACGATGTCAAGACCCACAAGTATTCAAGCCCATGCAAATGGACTCTGATATACCTGTCTCTTTAGACATATCTTTAGATGGCGGATACATGCAGTTCGTAGACAACATCTATTACGAGGGTGAAGAAAACCCTCTCACATTCACGTTGTGCCACAAGTGTGCCCACGAGTTCACCAAGTTCATGGGTATACCTGAGACCACAGTGTTTAACTGGCATCCGAATACAGGAGAGGAATACTGCAATGGCTGGACAAAAGAATGGTTTGACGAGCAATACAGCAAACAACTTGCTTACATCAAAGACAACTTCCCCAACGCTTGAAGAACTAAAGAAAGATCTGTTCATTGCTATTGAGATACTCAATGGCTACACAGAGTCAGAAGCACTCATGAACTATGAGTGTGCACAAGGGACATGCCAATGTCCGTAACCGACACAAACCCACACACCCCCGAAAGGAGCCTTCAATGGCAGGGAAAAAATCAGGCGGTTCAAGAAATGATAACCGCCCTAATGGCAAAGCATGGAAAAAGAATCCTGGACCAGATGGAATTAAATCCAAGTTTGAGTCTAGACCAGGTCGTATTAACGGTCGCAGTGCAAGCAACCATGAAAAGCGTGAAGCATGGAAAGCAGCAGGAGGTCGTGTTGACCACCCAACTATCCCACACTGGAAGACAGGCAAAGTAAGAAAGGAAGCAGTAAGTGTTTCCAATGACGCCTGAACAATCATGGCTATTCCTGTTCCTATTGTTTTATTCAATAGGAATCACAGTCTATGCATACGCATGGCGCAACAGATACTTTGAAGCCCAGTCTTATCGTATTTATGAGCGTAAAGAAGAAGGTTACAAGCGTACACAGATGGATGAGTTATATTCAAAATCTTTCTTCAAAGATTAATCTTGCACGGCTAGGGCATACTGCAACGCTATGAAGTCTTAGCCCTTCGTAAGACCGCACCATCATGCGGTATACAAATGTGATGGAGCCTGTATAGATTTCGCCGTCTATGCAGGCACGTTGGGCAGAGGCATAATGATTGGTCATGCACAGTACTACAGTAAGTGCTCTGGCTCGTTGGGTATCCCATGGGGAAACTACTCCCGACGATACAGCCATTCAAAACACTAAACACTAAATGCGTTTGCTTATGACAGCACACCTCGGGGAAACCCACGTGTGCCGAGGCTAGAGTCAGGATTACCGTGGGAGGTGGTGCCTCTGCTCCAACACAAACAAACCGCCCAACATACAGAAGGGAGCCGACATGTGGCTTAACAAGCGCAAGTTGACTAAACAAATTGAGCGCATGATGATTGATGAAGAAATCAACCTTCATGATCTTGATTCACAGCACAGCAGGGCATACCATACCGGCATGATAGATGGTCTAGGTATGGCACTCTTTGCAGTGTCACCAGAAGCAGCAAGACGTAATCCAATTAGTATCGTATGGTTCGATGAAGATTACGATGAAGACAGAGTAACAGAGCAACACAGAGAAACTACATTTGATGTATCTAATCGCACATTATTTGAAAGCGTAGAAGCTAACTAATGGGTGCGTGGTGGATATCAAATTATGATGAAGCCAAAGTATATCTAGCAGGCGGTCGTAAGAAATGGGACCGACCAATGTATATGCGTGGGCTTCGCCTACAAAATCATGGCAAAGACATTGCCATCGTAGATAAATGGTATGGATTCAACCCTGTTCTATTTCATCCTGATGGCACATTAACAATCCAATGCCCTCAATCAACAGCAACACGGTGGGGTGGCACATGGAATCCATTACGCTCTCAAGGTGTTAGATACAACATCAAACACTTTGGTAAATTACAGGGCGTATTCCAAAAAGAAGGAACCGTTTACATAACAACTCAAGATGCTTTACGCACCCCATCAAAGGTGCAAAAGTGTAGAGGTTGTAAAGGTTCTGGTAAGAGAGACGATTGGTGTTCCCCGCCATATTGCAGTAATCACTTTCCATGTGCAGACCATCCAGAATGGACACCGACCCAAGGTCGGTCTTCTTACTGGCACTATGGTAAATGCTCACATGGATTTGCAGATAGTCACAATGTTCCTAAAGGAAGAGATTGTCGTAGCTGTAGTGGCACAGGCAAACAAGACTATGGGAACAAGCTTATATCTATTACTTGGGATGGTTCTCCACTCAGGTTAAAAGATGGCAACATAGTAAAGCAACCACCAACCGAACTAGAGAGAAGGATCGCAGCATATGTCAAACTTGACAGTTAATTACACTGGAGAGTCTGTTCCCACTCAGGGTTTAGTAACAACGCCTTTACAAGCGTCTACTCAAATCTTGCAAGGTTACATTCCAGCTAACTTAAAAGATCTAAGCACCAACACTCACTTCAGAGATGTAACTATTGGTTACATATTGCGAGATGCAGTTGACCAAGACACAGCACTCAAAGCGCTATGCACTGGTTTACGTGGTGCAGCAGATGAAGTATCTATACGAACAATGACTGAGTATGTGACTGCTGTTGCATACTCTTGGGGCCATCCCAACGTTGTAGTAGAAGCAATCGCACGTAACAAGCCTGAGGAAGCATCTTCATTTATCTGGTCAGTAGCACAAGCCATGACCAAACAAATGCCTGGACCTTTCTATCAAACACTTCTAATTAGCCAACTGCCACAAGCAGAGAGTTCATGGTTAGCAGAAGCGTAATCGTTTCAACACAAACAAATTTGGCATATCCTCTTGACCGGGCCTGCGACCACAATCTGGCAATCCAGCGTCCCCTCCTTGAGGTGTGTCAACGTTTACAAGACTAGAAGCACTCGGCAAGATACTTGATCCAACCCAAGTCGGAAAGCAATAACAGTGGGCCGTTAGGAAGATGGTTGAGCGTGACACAGTTAGTCCAACCAACCACTTCCGCGGTACCTAAACTCACTTGATGCAAGCCCGTAGTAGCTAAGTTTCCAGCCTCTCTTGTCCTTCGTGCGTACACCTTGTAGATACCCCAGGGCAGGTCTTAAAGACCTGCTCTGGGAACCTAAACCTAACAGAAGGGAAATAAAATGTTTAACTTTGATGAAGATGATAGTGAAGACGAATACACCCCTAGTTTTGATTCCTTATCGCCTGTTGAAAAGCAAGAGTTTTACGATTACATTAGTAAGCAAATGAATTTAATTATGGAGAAGGCAGAGAATCACGGCATCTTATTTGACCTGATTACTAAATGGCCTCGTGACAAGCAAGTTGCCTACGAAATGGCCGCTGTCATTGAAAACCGTGTCCTAGAGGACGACGAAGACTAAGTTTCCTTAACAAATCGTTAGGGAATGTCATAGCAATATGACAAACGATTCCATTACCAAAGAAGGGGTAAAGATATGGATATCGCTGTATTCACTGAGTCGTACGAACCAACCATGGGGGCTAAGCGCCGCCAGGTTCTTATCACTCCACATGATGGTAACGTACGAATCTATTCACGTGATACTGATGGGACAAAGGGTCCTCACAATAAGTGGGAGGAAACTGACCTAGATAGTATTACAGGACAGATAGGTACTGACGAAAAGCTCACACGCACACCTGTTGCTGTATATGTTACATCAGCAGATGAACGTGCTATGACGGACAAAGGTTATTCCCCAGTCCTCGGCACCAAGGCATGTCAAGCGCATACTAAAGCAGCAATCAGCACAGATACTATGTCCTTTGTAGAACGCTTATGCGAAATCTACGAAGCGGTAAGTATTGGTGATGATTCTCTTGAGTCTCATGTAATTGACAACCGCCGTATGCCGGGAACTCCTGTTCCGTTAGTGTCAGCGCCAACACAAACAATGCCCGCACCCGCAACGATTGAACCAACTCCAATTAGAGTTGCAGAATCTAGCGGTCCAATGATTAAAGCATCATTGGCATCAGTGCCACGGATTGAACTAGCAAAACGCTATGTGCATAGAGATATCTGGTCCCGTGAGGACTTTGAAATCTTTGATCATGCTCGTAGCAAAAACATCAACGTTCTAATCTATGGCCCAACAGGTCCAGGTAAAACCACATCTGTAGAAGCGTGGGCTGCTGAACGCGGTTTACGTATGGCTACAGTCTCAGGCAATGCTTCTATGGAGCCTAGTCAAATGACTGGTAAGTTCGTATCAGATGGTAATGGTTCATTTGCTTGGATTGATGGCCCTGTCACTGATGTAGTTCGTAATGGTGGTGTCTTATTGCTCGACGAGGTTAACTTCATCAGCCCTAAGATCTACACAGTTCTTTACGGACTATTAGACGGTCGTCGTGCCATTACATTGCTGGATCATCATGGTGAAACTATTGAGGCTCACAAAGACCTCACTATCTTCGCTACTATGAATCCAGATTACATTGGTACAACACCGCTCAACTTTGCCTTCCGTAATCGCTTTGATATCCAAATCCCTTGGGATTATGATGACAAGGTCGAGGCTAAGTTGGTTTCATCTAAGGCATTGTTGGTCGTTGCTAAACAACTACGTATTGAAGCTAACAAAGGTCAATACGAAACACCAATCTCAACTAACATGCTTCAAGAGTTCGTTAACTTTGTTGACGCTCTAGGCTATGAGTTCGCAGTGGAAAACTTCATTGCTCACTTCAGCCCTGACGAAGCAGCAAGCGTTAGATTGGTATTCCAGACACACGAACACAACATCAAGACTGATTTCGGTATTGAAATCCCAATTGTTGTTGAGCAAGAGCCTGAAGGACTATCTCCTGAAGAACAACTCAAAGCGTGGGCTGGTCAATACGCATCTAAATTGGCATAACTATGTTAATTGAAGAACTCAATGACAATAGTTATTACGGAGAAGCCAGAACCGAGGAAACGCAAGAGCGTTCAGTTCGGTTGAATGCATTATGCCGCGTGTACGAACAGGCGGACCGTGTTCTAACTGGCGACCCAGTCATAGTCAATGTTGTTCCTGATGGCCCCGCACCTGCGTGGTCTGATGGTGCATCAATCTATATCAATCTCAATGAGATTCAAGATATGGACTTGGAAACATTGACACAGGTAAACGGCCTCAACTATCACGAGTTGGCCCACCACCTGTATACGCCTCGCAAAGGCACAGAACTAGTCAAGTGGATTATCGATAACAATTACTTCCAAGCGTTTAATATCTTGGAGGATCAACGTATCGAAACATTACTAGTAGGTAGGTATCCATCTATTGCACCATATCTAACAGCCACAGTGGCTCGTTGGTTGGGTGCATCAGAAGATATCAGTGGTAACTATGTCTGCATTCGTGGTCGTCGTTATCTACCTGTTGAGATTAGACAAGCATTCCGTGATGAGTTTGCCTTCCCTGAGCTAATCCCAGCAATCATTGACATCGTTGATCAGTATCGTTTGCTTCCGTTCCCACAAGGATACGAGAAAGCAAAAGAACTAGTAGAACGATTCTACAACGAGGTATGCATCCCTATGGGAATGCTTCCTAACATGGACGGTGGCCCTAACAAATGTGGTGAACGCTCACCAACATCTAAAGGTCGTCCCGAACCAGGCAAGGCTCAGGAGAAAGATGCTGAACGTGCTAAAGGAATGGGTACAAAAGAATCTACTTACGTACCTAAACCTAAACAGCAACCGCAACCATCTAACTCGTCTCCAACACAAACCGAATCCTCTGACGGAAGTAATAAGCCAGATAATACAAGTAATGGGACACCGACACAACGAAGCGCACCAACCTCTGTTGAGCAAGCTTTGGGTATACGTGAACAAAACGTAGATACCCAAACTCCTGCAACAGCCGGTGAAGGACATGCTCCTAGTCTTGGTGGACTACCCGATAGCATCAATGACATGCTCAATAATGCAATCGATGATGTATTGGCTCGCAAGGATGTCCAAGCAGATGTCAGAACCAAACAACGAGTAATTGTTGGTGGAGATGGCAAGCATGAGGACATAACTAAACGAGGCAAGTTCCATAACACTGCAGTTCCTCAAGAAGCAATAATCTCCTATCGTAAGTTCGCTAGGGAATTACAAAGACTTCGTGATGACTCAGAACCTACGTGGCAAAGAGAGACACCAACTGGTCGACTCAATGTGCAACGTGTAATTAGAGGTTGCGAGATTGATGCTGCCTTTGACCGCTGGGATGAAGGTGATGATGGCTGTGATATTGAAGCAGTTATCCTTGTCGATCGTTCTGGCTCCATGTCTAGTGGACGCAATGACCAGAAAGCATCTGTTGCTTGCTGGACTATCAAACGTGCACTAGAACATATCAACGCTCCCGTCACAGTCTATGCATTTGATGATGCTGCCGAGATTGCGTATACCCGTAACGAACTTGCACACAAGACTGAGTACAAGTTTATCTATGGCAGTGGCGGTACAGAACCGTATCCAACCCTGCTTGCTGCTGAACAATTACTTATGGCTTCTCGTAAGAAGAATAAGATGTTGTTTATCGTAACTGATGGTGTGTTCAACACAAACAAAAACGATGATCTAATTGAACGCATCAATCGCAGAGGTATCTTGACAGCCATGACTCTAATCATGGACGATAGAGAGTGGAAATACTATGTAGAGGAGCACAACCAACTCAATGAAGAACAGTTGCGCCACAAAGCAGAAGTATTTGCCAGAATCTCTGATGCTAAAGACCTGCTTCCATTCGCTAAACAGGTCGTAGTAAGTGCCATCAAAAAGCGTTCGAGAATGCGTTAGGAGGTAATTATGTACGTTGTATTTGACAATATGACTGAAACAATCATTGGACCATTCAATGACCATGAGGATGCACAAATGTTCGTCCTGCATGCGTCAGGGATAACCATTAATGATTATGTTTCAGACTTAACCATTGAACCTGTCTCTGAACCTCAGGAATGGGCTTTGGATAATGGGTTAGAAGCAGAACTAGGAGTTCTATCATGAGTAAGAAGTTAGAAATCTATATGGATAACAATGCCATGAAAGCACAAGAAGATGCAATATACGAAAAGTATAAAGCTGCAACCCGTACCCTGTTAATTAAGCATGATGCGGAAGACCTAATACCAATGCTCGGACTAGAGGAGGAAACACATGAGCATGACGCTAGCTGATATGAGTAGATTACAAGAGTTATCTCACAAGTATCAAACATTCGAAGAAACTAAAGATGCAATTGAATCAGAGTTCCCTGGGATAACTGTAACTCGTACAGAAACAGGATTCTCTATTACAACAGATGAGGACTCTGATGACAATTGAAACCGTAACACGCAAAGAAGCATGTGAACTAATACGTAAGTCCATTGGCAAAGATGTGCCAGAGGGTGAAGTATTTGACAAGATTGTATTCGCAGTGAACAATGATATGCAGGTTAGAGACTTTATGCTAGGCCTGCCTAAATACTACGACCTACAAGAAGTCATTGACTTCCTCTGTCATATGGCAGCTGAAACAAAACTTGGAGAAGACATTCCGTTTATTGTAGTAGCCGGAGCAATGGCCTACGAAGTAGACGCTATGGAAGAGTTCTACAAGCATGTGGGTTATGCAGCAGTGCATGCACCTAACTATTCTCTTAATAACATACTAATGAAAGCAGCTAATGCTGGTTATCCAGGAAAGATGCTAACTAAGATGAGAGAAGAACTACACGTAAAAGTAATGGAAGTTTGCTACAAGTCTGAGCCAGACTTTATAATCACAAAGATTGGAGAAACAGATGGTAAACACATTCCTTCCGCTACCAACGTATCAAGCAGTAGCGAGGACTCTGGACGTGAAACGTCTGGGCAAACAGAGAGTGGAAGCACTCCAAATACTGAGAGCCAACCTGGGTCTAACTAAAGGTTGGAGGAATCACCCCGCTGCAGTTATGTGGCGTGGTCACGAAGGTAGCTTAGCCGTGTATACATTAATGATGTGTGCCAGATGGGTTGCCTTAGGATACAAAGATAATGTGCACGATCAAGTTAAAGAACTAATGAGAGACCTACCTCCCGAATCTTTTACAGAACCGTGGTGGATTGGTAACGAAGAGTTCCATAAAAGTCATCAGTCTAATCTCAAACGTAAAGATCCAACTCATTACCTCTTTGAGGTAGAAGATGACCTGCCATATCTATGGCCAACACAAACAATCGGCATACTACGCACAACTAAAGTAAAGGAGACAGGCTGATGCCTAACTGGTGTCAAAATGTATTGTTGCTTAAAGGACCTACAGATGAAGTATCTAGACTCCTTGAAACAGTACAAGGTGAGGATAAAACCTCATTGTCTTTAGCAAAGATCATAGCTGTTCCCGAAGAACTAAAACAATTAACTGCGCCAAACAGAGATGGGGATGAAGCGGAACGCCTAACTCGTATGTATGGGGCAAAAGATTGGTATGAGTTCCAGGTAAACAACTGGGGTACAAAATGGGATGTTGATGCCCGCATTATTCACGATAGTAATGCAGCCTCAGTGGGATACCAATCATTCACTGCTCCCGATGAACGATATGTTCAAATGGAGTTTGATAGTGCATGGTCCCCGCCTATGTATGCAATTGACATGCTAGCAAAACAATTCCCCAAAGTAAAAATCCACCACGCCTACGATGAGTCAGGAAGTGACTTTTCAGGTTACAGAATGTATATTGGAGGTGAATGTGTAGAGTTCAAAGACTGGGAATCATGGACTAACGTACGAATGTACTTAGAACCTGATGAAGATATCTTTGATTATTTCCCAACTAGAGAAGGGGACGTAAATGAAACCGTATCACTTACGAATAACGTTTGACGTTAAGATTGCGCCTTGGCGTATTGATGACCCAAACGTAAAAGACAACCACGACTGGTCTCTATGGGTATTTGATAGAAACCAAGGTGAGTGGATTCCATTGAGCGAGTGTACTCGTCCAGGGGAGTCTCACAAAATCGTCAAGATTCAAGTCATTGATGATGAAGCCTCCGGTAGCACTCCGGAGGTCTCCAACTGAAGGCGTGAACTCTGAGCTTTAAGAGTTTACGTGTATAGTCTATAGCATAAAAGAAGGGAGAAATACATGTTGGCTATGGAGTTTGCTAGCGGAACCATAAAGGATAAACACATCCGCAAATTGGTATCTGCTTTGGAAACAGCAGGGCTACAGGTAACCGTTACAAAAGGTAAGCAACACATCCGTGTAGAAAACCCCCAAACACATAAGGTAGTATTCTTTGGTGGGAATTCACTTGGGGACTGGCGAGCCGCAAAAAATATACTGAGAGACCTAAAACAAGTAGGTTTCGATAAAGACATCAAACTAGGTTAGGACCAATACATGGCTAAAAAAGTAAATCAAACACTAAAAGCAAACCTAGCTAAGAACACCCTTGTAGAAAAAGGTGGAGCTTGGTTGCTAACTATAACCATAAAGACTGATGGTGCTGAGGATTACATCCTTGATCATTGTTCGGCATGGTCTAATCCATCAGCTGCAAAGCGGTATCTGAAGGAAGTAGTTCTGGCTAACACACCTCGTAAGTCAGTCAAGATGGCTGTAACTGTCAAAGATGTAACAACTGATAAGCCTCTCAAAATTGACGGGGAACTAAGTTACAAGGTGGATGCATAATGGATTACGAAAAAGTACTTCCCTTTAAAACTGTTAACGATATAGTCAAAGAACTTAAAGAGGGTGAAGAATCTCTTTATGAGTTCACATCCGCAACGTTTGGCGCTGCTGAAGAAAAGCAATGCGACTGCGGTAACTGCGACTGTAAATAAGACACAAAGCAAATGGCCCCTCGTCTCACGACGGGGGGCCAAATGTTTGTGTTGGGTTTTTTAGGAGTCGATTTCGTCGTCTAGAAACAAGTCTTCTAGATCGTCTAAATCATCCTCTTCAATGTCGAGTTCATCGATAATATCTTCGAAGTCCTCTTCAAAGTCTTCATCAAACAGATCTGGATCTAGGTCTTCCATAACAGCTCCCGTACTAGTAGGTAAGAAAATCGTACACCATTATTTATTATCTTTAATCAGCTTAACTTCACAAGCGTCTGTAGTGCAATACGCCTCGCCAACTGCATCCGCCGCCATACCTGCGTACACTCCGGCAAAGTCGATTGGGAACAGCTTCATGCGGGCATCTTCATACTCACTCTCAGTAATCTGAGTGTAAGGCATCTGTGGGTATACAGTGTTGCCCATAGGCAAGAACGAAACAGTCTTCAGCTGACCGTCGTGCATGTGAAGGATTGAAGCGATTGAGTCCGCTTCCTTCTCAGGGTCGAAGGTTACAGTTACAGATACAGAGTTATCTGACCAATAGCGTTGCGTTACAACCGCAAGCGCTACCTTTTCGTGTACAGATACTTCTTTCTCTGCTCGCTTAGCATCAGTTTTGATAGGGAAGAAGACAACAGAGGTTGTATCCGGTGATTCGGATGCTGGCTCTACCCGGTAGTTTGCCATCTTGAATAGCGGCAGCATTGGATCAGAGTTAGCAAACCTAATTGCTCTATTAAAGAACTTACCTCCGGAAGCCCAATGAACTCCAGGTGATTCTCCTGCCAAGATAGATACGGTTCCGGAAGGCTTTACAGTTGTCATTTTAATAGATGGTCGAACACCCAACCACTCTGAGTATGAATCGTCGTAACCCTTTACGACACCATATCCCTCATTCAACCAGTCCCTTAATACAGTCCAACCGTTGTTGTCTGCAAAGTTGGCAATGCCTGAGATTGAGGTACCAATACGGCGATTGCGCTGCATGATGGCGTTGGTCTCTTCCCAGTGAGTAGGGAGAAGGGTCACAGTCTTGGCATATAGATAGGCAAACTTTAGGGTGCGCTTAAAATCGTCCAAGGAGTCGTGCCTGTTCAAGTAAGTCTCTACAAGGGTACACATTTCAAAAGATTCAAGGCTTTGTTCAGCACATGGGTTATATCCGGCAACACGCCAATCCTTATTGTTAGGTGGATCAATTAAACGACCGTACTTGCGGGATACATCCATCCAGACTACTCCCGGCTCACCATTGCGGACAATGCCATCAATAATCTTAGAGAAATCAGAGCCTACCTTTGCCTCAACAGAGTTGTTAGACATCCAAGCCCATCCCGGGTTCTTTGGATCATAGGAGTTGCGTTCTGGGTAAATATCAGCATTCTTTAAATTGAGAAAGTCCTCATCATCAATACGGCCAATAAGTAGTTCTGCAGAACGACGTACGTTACCGCTTACAACACAAACCCCGATGAGGTTGCCTATATCGGCAATATCCTTACGAGTTAGCTTCTCTCCACCACGACCTACGAACAATTTATGAATATAGTTATGTAGACGCTCTAGTGGTTCGTGTCCCGCGGCTGTTCCGCCAAACGTTTTGATCGGAGTGCCTGATGGGCGGATCTCTTTGTAATCAAATATTGGAGTTTTGCTATCTGGCTTGAGGTAGGCATTGATGACGGCCGTAACTGACTCGACCCATCCTTCTCTGGTGTCTGGAACGACATATATATCTCCTTCGGTAGGTTCATAGATTGTGAATTCCTTGTCAGCCCCCTTATCATCGAACCCTACTCCGACACCTAACATGGATGCTTCCATTAAGAAAGCAAATGGTTTTGCTGGGTTGAGCTTTGTCATTTCCATAGTTGAAACGAAAGCACAATTCTGTAGCGCAGCAGAGTTCCTCTGCTCATTGACAATTGAAGTTCCCATTACCCATAGACCACGTCCTGGTGGAGTCCACTTCAAATTAAACAAACGATCATAAGCTTCCTTAGCAGAAGCCGCGGCCTTGGAATCAGACCAAGGAAGTCTTTGAGATTTAGCGTGGTCTTTCTGTAGAGAGTACATCCCATTGATTACACGTTCGCATACTTCAACCCAAGTCTCCTTGGTTCCATCTTCTTTAAGACGAGAGTATGTTCTTAAGAAAGTAATTTCACCTACGCTATTTCCGGCAGCGTCTGCATATCCCCAAGGAACTGTCTTGGTCTTATATGAGTTTACAAAGTCTTCGGCTAATTTAAAAGAAAACAAAGTCGTGCCCTTCTCGTTTATGTGTGTAGTTACATTATATTAATCAATGTGATCGGAGATTATTCTAGTGGTTTCTTCCTCAGAAATCCCACCGTTCGGTATCTCTCTCAAGGTGTTAGCTTTATCACCAAAGAGTGCTGACAGTACACCGCCTGAAGTTTGACGTTCTACGGTCATTCTAACGAATTCTTTATTTTCTTCCAATTCCTTCAAACTCTTAACAATCTTAAATAAACGGTCAATCTCTTGTCCCGTGTTAGGATCTGGATAGCCGCCATTTAATTCTTCAGCAAATCTGGCAAAAGCGACTCTTGCTCCCTGCATCTCAATGATGGCATTTAACAAACCCTTAAGTTGGTCTTTAGTCTTTACTTCTACTGGTAAATTAAATGCACAAGTGTTCTGTGGCTTGAAAGCAGGGCAGTTAGCAGCAACAAAACACGTATCGCATTGACGTAAAGATACAGAGGTAGTTTCAAGGATAGGAACGTCTCTTATCAGGTCTCTTCCGTCGCCATCTTTATCAATAACAGTCTTAGTATTTACTGAAAAAACTGGCAAAGTACGCGTTTCTGATGCATCTCTAACTATAACTTTAGATGGTTCAAGGCCAGAATCTTTCCGCACCTCAAGACCACTGTTATCAGGTTCTACCCCTAGTGTTTCCGCAGAACCTGGGTCATCTATGTGCACACTGTTATCAGATAACTTCTCGTCACTGACCACCGTTAGGTGTGGCGGTTTCTTTTTATCCAACGATTTCTCCAACTCCAGGTAGGACCAAATTGCGAGGCGAGTTACCTCATTACTATCATCATTAAGAATCTTATCGAAGTCAAGACCTGCCCGAGTTATAACGTTTTTATAACGGGGACGTGCTTGGTCCTTCTGTTTCTTCTGATATCGAACTAGTCTAGTGGTATCCCAAACTATTGTCTCACCACGCATCATGGGTGATAGCCACGATAAGGTGCTTGCTGTTTCTAATGGAACCTGGCGTAGGTTATCGGGTTTAGCACAACCCAACCCATGGAACTTGGTACCAAACTGTGTCTGAAGAGCTCTGGTACGCCCTGAGAGGGTCGTATCGCTATCTATGGTGTTTCCTAGTAAAGCCACGTTCTCCCATTGTTCAGAGAGTCCGTAGAGGGCAGCATGCCCCATTTCAGGTTTCCATACTGGCCAGTATTTTTCTTGCAGCTCGAACCCCAAGGTTTTCCTTTGACCGGCGATCCAATCAGATCCTAGAACCTGAGAATCAAACTCAATTACCCCGGCAATATGATCATAGTTATTGGCAATGAAGTCCTCAAAGGCTGCCGCATAATCCTGCAGCTCACGGGTACTCAGCCCAGCTGCATCTGCGTGCCGGCCGCCGCCATCCAGGTAAACCTTTACATCACTAGGATACTTCTCTGATAATAGATAGTTCTTAGTCTTGGGCAAACCTCGCTTAGCTAGGGCCCAGTAGCTCAGAGATATATGCTGTACACCAGAGTCAATTAACAATAATCGGTGGGACGGTACTTCTCCGCCCATGAAAACTATATTCATTCAAATCTCTTAACATTGCTTCCAAGCTCAGCCGCCATAAGAGCAGCTCGTTGATTCTCTACCTCATCAGCCAGATCCTGCCATTGCCGCACTTGACGGCTTCTACGTACAAACTTAGGAGAAGCAAAGAGCATAGTTGGTACGCCTTTAGACAGAGCGTAAGCACAGCGATCCGCATCCGGATCTACAAAAAGGTCAACTCGACCTTGAGCTTGAGCTATAGCTAGCTGCCTGGAGCGTAAGTCTTGGCCTTCAAAGAAGTATCTACTATCATAGATATCTCCATACCCAACTATCAGGTTAGTACGAAGCCAGTGTTCTGTTTGCTCAGGGCTATGATCCGAGGCAATAATGACCCGGTAATGTTGTGCAAGAATACGAAAGAGTTTAACGCCCTCTGCTATTGGATCGCCTACTTCTGTTCTTAGTACTCCGTCTAATGCTACGAATGCTGTGGCCATTTAGTGTCCTAACAATCCCACTTTCTAAGTGCTAGTGCCTTACGAGTTGGTTTACCATTCTTATCTTTCATAGGGCCGGGCATACCGCCCATACGTGCACAGAAAGACTTACGACGTGCTGCAGACTTAGGTGAGCTCTTCGCTTCCTTAGCAGACACTGGTGGCTTTAGGTTGTGACCCTGTGCTTTGGCAGATGCTCTGCCCTTAGCATTGAGACCGCCTTCAGGGTTCTTACCCTCTTTGCGTTGCCATGCTGGTGACTTAGCCATGTATTCTCCTTAGTAAAGTATCTGTATCTGGTAGTTCAACTCCATAGGTCTGAAGCTGTTGTTGTTTCTCAGCCTCAGTCTTAGAATCTTTTATTGTTCTTAGAGCTTGAATAATTCCAGAACGCTTGCCTGCTTGCCATCTATAATTATTAAAGTCTGAGTATCCTGCGCCAATCTTGCTAAATGCAATTTTTCTTCCGGCATGGATATCATCAAAAAATGTAGACGCCTGGTCTGTAGCCATCTTTAGTCTACGTTCAGCGTTCAATCTATGAGCAGGGTTAGTTGCACCGCGAACTTCTTCAAGAGCTGAAGAATGGCGAGCTAACATTTCTTTAGCCATTTCTTGGTCTCTCTGTGCTTTTTGTTCCCAAGCACGACTGTACGGTGCTTGAATATTTTTTTCTGGCATTACTTCCCAAATATCGCCAATTAAGTCATAAGCTGCGTATGGGTTGATGTCCCTAATATCTGATTGCTCGTTGACATAGTATGTAAGCTCATAGCCTTCCCAGTTACGAGTCTTTGGCATAAGGTCTGCATTAAAACCCTCATTGATTAACGAAGCTATTTCTTGATTCGATAAGCTAACGTAATCTGGATTAGTTTGTCTAAAAAGAACATAGTTAATTCCAACTAAACAATCTAAGTCACCAGGTTCCCGTGCAGCTTCCCACTGGTAAGAGACTCCAGATCCGGCAAGCCAAGCTTTTGTCCAGGTATGGGGTGAGGTGTAGTTCTTTGCTAAATAATCAAAGAGCATAGAAAGTACACCTGTGCGAACCCAAGGCTTTAAACCTTCAGAGTCAAACAGCTTTGGATCAAGCTGTTCTGAAGGCCTACTGAAGTAGGAAGTCGCAAAGGTCATAGACCTATTCTTTCATAACAAAACAATAGGCAGACCCCTAAAGGCCTGCCTATTAGTAAATAAAGTTTATTTACTTCTTTTTCTTCTGCATTTCTAGGGCTTCCAAGCGAGCTACTGTATATTCTGCAGCTGCCTGTGCCTGTAGATCTGCAATGATCTCTGAAGCATATCGACGAACCTCAAGCAAGGTAATCTCTCGCTCAACCGGCATAGAGAATAGAGTTCGGTCACGTTCAACAAATACGTGCCCATCTACATCGATCAATACTGCAAAGCCAGTTGCAATCTTAGGTGCGCCTGATTCTTTAAGTTCTGGTTCTGGATTAAGGGTTTCAAGAAGTTCTGCTGATTCCTCAATCGTTGCGTTTACTGGACGGTCTTCTGACACTGGATTCTCCTTATTCATACATTCCAGCGGCCTTGCGCTGCTGGGTTACTACGTGGGACTTAACTGGACAAAAATCACAAAGAAACACATTGGTGCCTGCTGATTTAGCAGCAGACATCAAACCTGCTTCCTTACGGAGTTCAGCGGTATTCTTGGGAACAAGACGCTTGTCTTTTGCTCTCCAATCAGGGCATCCCTCTTTTGGTCTGAGGTGCTTACTATAGCACTTCATTGCATCATCATAAAACGTTGCTTTAGTAGTGTAATAGTCTGGATCGATATCTGCAAGTCCGCCACCAACTCGGTTACGTAAGTTTTCAATAACCTGTTTACGAACTTCTGGGCGGGAGTAAAGCTTTACTCCGATCTTAGATAGAAAACCGGTGTGGGGTATACCCGCAGATTGATGTTGCTCTACAAGAATTTCAAGAGTTACATCGTCTTCTGGATTGCCTTCAAAGTCTGGTAACTCTTCAATGGTCTTACAGTTGTAGCAGTACAACAAACGAATCTTAGGACCATCGTCCTTAATCTCTGTGTACTTACCTTGATCTGCTGGTTGTCCATTTTGACCCAAAATAGGGATTGTCATATTTTCCTCCGAGTTAGTAGTCGTATCCTACTATGTAGTAAAGGGTGGTGCCGACTTGTTTTGTGCGTTTTTACGAGCCTTTGCTTCCTGAGCCTTACGGTAAGCAGGGTCAGTCTTCAAACGCTCAATATGTCGTAGTCTTTCTGCATCAGTAGCCGAGCTAATTCCAGACAGCTGTCTCTTATCTTCTAGGTTGGCCTTAATTTCAAAAGCCTTACCTAAAGGAGTATCGTCAGATACTACAGGTCCTGTGCCAGGAAGTACAGGTACTTTTCCACGACCAGGGTTCTTATTGCTTCCCTTAGAAAATCTACCTGTATTCTTAGCGTTTTTTGCCGCTTCACTTCTTTTTGCGTGATTCTCTGCACGAATCTCTTCAAGAGTCTTATCACTTGGTGTAGGAAGAGCCTTAGTTTTACCAGTTCTATCAAGCTCATATATTCTGTTACCGGCACCATCATACATTTGAGGCTGTTCTATCTTGTTCTTTTTAGCATTGAGAATGTTTAAGTCTCTAAGTACATTGTGACCGCCTGTTTCTTCAACAGCGGCTAATACCTCTTCAGCTGGGTGAGGTTTAGATCTTGCGGCTTTAGCTAACTCTTTTCCTGGAGTTACTGGAATGTTAGGGTCTCTGTGGCGTCTACGACCACCCCCTACTTCTTCTTTTTCTCTTCCAGAAAGAGCATCAGCTCCCGTTAAACCAGATGCCCGAAAAGCATCTTCTACTACCTTACGTTGATTAAACATTTGTAGGCGGCGCTTTAAAGCGTGGGGTTCTACATCGTCTACTGTTATAGGACGTTGTTTAATAGTCTTATTATTAATAATTGCGTGAGTTACTGCAGTATCTAAATGTGTTTTGCAAAGAGATACTTCATCTCCACCTTGTGGCGTAAAAAGATGGGTGGCTTCATGTCCACTCATATCTGCTTCGCAGTAAAGTTTGCTTGTTTTTTTAAGCTTTGGGTTCCTTAAATAACTATCAGCGCCTGCTTCTGTAATCTTTTTTGGTATAACTTTATTAGGGGTCGCTACATCGGTAGAGCTCAGTGCCTCAAAATCAGCAGAGTCTAATTTAGGTCCAGAGTTAGGACGTCTACGTGCCACTATTCTTTAACTTTCTATTTTCTCTAGCAACATTAATAGATACCACATTAGAAGGACCGCTTAAATCAAACTGCTTTAAGTGTTCGGCACGATCTCCGCTACGCTGTGCACGCACAGCTGGATGTAGTTCATCATATGCCTTACCTGGAATGGGTACCCAATGAGAATTAGGGTCGGTCAAACCGACAGCGTCAGAAATCTTTCTTACGTTGTCTTTTACTTTGCCCCACTTGTCGTCAGCCATTTACGGCTCCTTAGTAATTAGCACCCATTTGATTGTTTTCAATGTCAGCAACTGGCATAGGTGCACGACGTGTAGCTGAAGCGTTGCTTGACAAAGGATTAACCTTTGTTGTTGCCTCTTGCTCAATAAAGTCATAGTTCCAATATGGATTTAGACCACTGCGGTTAGCTCGCATGATGTCATCTCCTGTAGAAGGATCGGCAACAGTAGTGTTAGGGCGTACCTTGCGGTACTTACCGTCGGTTGCTCCATCATTCATAGATGCGTTAAGTGAGCGTGATTCATTAGTTGCCATTACTTGTCCTTTTCTTGGTCATAAAGCGGCGTAACTTTTTTAACTGTAGTTGGTTCTACTTTTTTGTTTCCTGAAGCTTTTGATAAGAAAGCAATTCCTTTTGGTGAAGTAAATCCTTTACGAACTTTTTCTCTACGTGGTACTCCAGCAGCCATGATTAATCCTTACCTGTAGTAACTTCGTACTTGCCGTCTTGTTCAATAATTCCTTTAGCATGAGCAGCAGAAGATGCACCCATAGGGGTTACAGAACCTGACCAAGAACCGTCTTTAGCTCTAACACTGTGTGTAAAAGATCCACGACTTGAGGCATTCTCTCTACGAGGTACGTTGCTCATTTCTTGCCTGCTTTCTTTTTCTTTTTAGCTTCTTTTTCCTTTTCAACATCAGCCTTGGTCTTTACCTTTAGAGGTACGACCTTGTACTTAGCGTCTTTGCCGTCTGGAGTTCTGATAGCCATATTCTTAGTATCTACCCTTTTTTATGTATTGTCAGCCTTTTTGCTGTTTACGAACCCTAGGTCTAATGACTTTCTTAGTTCTAGCAACATACTTAGTAGTATTCCTGCGCCTAGCTGTAGCTTGTTCAGAGCCGGGATTGAGGCTGCTTGATTGCCCTGCCTGCCATTTTCCAGCAGACTTACGATCCCAAGACTCTACTGAGCTGAAGGATGATCGACGTTTGATAGCGCTTACGGTATGAACTCTGCTCACACGGGCTTTTTTTGCTCCTGAGGGAGTACTGTTTCTAGGAGGCTTTCCACCTGAATTAGCGGCCACTCATAGCTCCTTTCATATGCTTTCCATAAAGATCGTTTCTGCAAGACGGACACATCTTTCCATCAGTGTACATAGCTTCTACTGGGGTCATAAATAGGCCGCACTTAGGACACTCCACACTACCATCATAGATAGTTTCAGTGCTGTATTCCTCAATCATTACAACCACACTTTCCATCTGTAGACCTAAGGGTAGAACAATCCCTGCAAATTCCAGAAAGTTTAGGAGCACGATTAGCAGCTACTGCTGCAGCTCGATCTTCTCCGTGAGACCATCCAGAATTTACAAAACAATCTTTACAATGATACCTTGAATTTGTCATAACTCCGGTGTATTCAGGGTCTCCCTTTTTTACACCCTTCCATTTTTTTACAAACTCATCGCTCATTACCCGTTACCATACTGATTCTGATACGTTACGGCTAGTTCCCTGATATGAGGTGGGAGATTGTGAATAGTCTGTTCTTGTAGGCTCAAACTGAGCATCAACATCCATTACATCCATAATGCCAATAGCACGTGTACGGTAACCGTAACGCGGTGGGAATAGCTGTATCTGTGGCAAAGGTGGTCGAACAATATCCTGAACCATCTGCTTTGGAAGAGTTACTGAACGAACAGCTCTAGTTAACAAAGCCTCTTGTGTATCTTTAAAAGGCCCCATGTAATCGTAACGGATCCCCGGATCCTCAGAGGTAATGGGACGACCCTTACTATGATCATAAACAGAGTCTTGTGTATACATTATTGAAACCTAGGCTTTAGATGTTGGAAGTGAGCTGCAGTTCTTGGGTGGAATTCAGCAGGAACATTTGCAGAAACATTTGCTTTACCATCATTAACAAGATGAGGAGCAGGCGCTAAATTTTGATTAGGCGCATTTCTACGAACATACATAAGCATGCTGCCCTCGTTCTCATCGAACTTAGGAGACACTTTTAATCTACGATCTGGTTTCAAACCATCTGGCCAGGCGTACTCACCCGGATCAATTCGCTCACCTTTGTGAACACCTCGTTGGTATCCACGTTGGTTCTGACGTGCCTTAAGAGAATCTAAAACTGTATCTGAAGTTGCGTAAGGCTTGCCTTTATCGTCACGACGAGAACGAATTGTTCCTAGGTAACCATCTGGGTATTCAGCTTCTGGAGTTCTTCCCACACCCATACGCAAGAAATCCATAGAGCTTCGAGGTACGACAGGCGTGCCTCCACCACCAGTGGTGGTGTAAGCGCCAATATAACCGCTGGCTCCAAGGTACTGCCAATTTTGATGTGAGGAAGGCATACCTAGAGTTTACTTCTTTTTAGGTGTTGCGGCTTTCTTAGCGGCTGCTTTTTTATTAGAAGCCTCAAGAACAGCGTCTAATTGCTTGGTAATTTGTGGAAGAGCTAGCTTCACAATACCAAATGCTGGGTCTTTAGGGTTAATGGCACGAAGAGCTACGGGAATCACTGCTGCTAAACCTGCTGCAATAAGACCCTTTGGATCTGTATTACCTGTTGCCCACAAAGCGGTAGCCGCTGCAATAAAAGAGCGGGCCCAAGAGGCAAGCATTGCTACAATCTTTGGATCAATTTTCATTTGTTACTCCTTGTTATTTCGTTCTGCGATGATCACGTATAGATCATCAATTCTTGATTCTAATCTATTGACAGCATCTTTTAAACTGCTGCCGGAATTTGGTTTCAATTCAGATAGGTAATGTTTAACCATCCAACGAATCATTATTGCAAATGCACCAATTAACGAACTAATTGAAAGTGCAAACGCGGCCCAGTCTTGAGGTGACATTAGATCTCCAAGAGTTTAAGTTGTAAGCGTAACTATGATACACAAATTACACCCCGTCATGTTAAAGTATGACCATAGTTACTAAGGAGATAAAATAAACCCACTGCGCCTATTCGCAGCATTAATCCTCGCACTATTCCTATTTATATTGGGACAAAACTCAGCATACGCAGAAGAAACAACTACTGAAGTAGTTGCCGTTAGCCCAGCTTCCACTGAGACTTCTCAACCCACTGTCGCTCCGACTCCCGACTCAAGTCCGAGTCCAAGTCCAACTGAGTCGACTCCAAGTCCTTCACCTTCAACATCGCCAACGAGTGAGCCTGCGCCAACTTCGACTCCCGAGCCAACCAGTTCTCCCTCTCCGAGTGTAGAGCCGTCTCCAACACCTTCACCCGAGGCATCGCCAACAAGTACCCCAGAACCAACCCCAACCCCAGAACCAGTAAGCACACCGCAAACAAATCCGGAACCATCTTTAACTCCTCCACCTGTAGTAGTTGCGGCACCAGTAGTAAATCCAGTAGTAGAAACCGTTACCAATGCTGGTGACGATAGCTCCTATCGTATTCCTATTACTGTGCCAGTGTTATTTAACGGTGTTCAGTATACAGATATTTACGCAACAACTAACTCAGTTATTACTTTTGGTCAACCTGATGGCACTTATTGGGCATACCCAAATACGCCATCTATCTCTGTTGAATCTAAAGACTGGTGGGCATTGCCTAATCAAATGCCAGATACTCACTTTATTATTCGTACCTCTGATGGTGGGTTTCAAGTTGATGGTAAATATCGTCCATTTGGAACTATGACTGGTGATACAACTCAAATTGTCATTACTGCACAGATCCTTACAGACGGAAATGTTTCATACACATACTCTGTAGATGGCCCTCTAGCAGGTAATGAACGTAATGGTGCTCGCTTACAAAACGGAACAGTATCTACCCTTGAACAAGCAAACGTTACAAAGATTGACGCTCCAGTAGAGCTTGCAGCAAACGCATTAACTCAAGCAGAATTAGAAGCACAACAAGCAGCAGCAGCGGCTGCAGCAGCAGCTGCAGAAGCAGCAAGAATTGCTGCTGAACAAGCTGCAGCAGCAGAGGCTGCACGTATTGCAGCAGAACAAGCGGCAGCCGCAGAGGCTGCAAGAATTGCTGCAGAACAAGCAGCGGCAGCAGAAGCGGCACGTGTAGCAGCAGAAGCTGAGGCAGCAAGAGTTGAAGCTGCACGATTAGCAGCAATTGAAGCGGCTAGAGTTGCGGCAGAAGCAGCGGCCGTACAAGCAGAATATGAACGACAAGCTGCAGCAGCTGCAGAGGCAGCAAGATTAGCCGCAGCAGCGGAGGCAGCACGTATTGCGGCAGAGGCTGCAGCAGCGGCTGTTACAACTCCACCAGTGGACCCGGTCCCGGCCAATCCGACACCTGCTCCTGAACCTGCGCCGACTCCTGAACCTCAACCAGAGCCTGCACCACAGCCTGAGCCTTTGCCAGAGCCAACCCCAGAACCTGCGCCTGAGCCTGCGCCTGAACCAGAACCCGTTCCTGAACCTGTTCCAGAACCTGAACCGCAACCCGAGCCTGCTCCAGAACCTGCTCCAGAACCTGAGGAGCCACCTGTAGCAATTCCTGATCCTGAGCCATTGCCTACTGAACCTCCCACAGAAGAGCCATTACCACCCACAGAAGAGCCACTACCACCGGTAGAACCCGAAGCGCCACCCGTAGAACCCGAGGAGCCTCCTGCGGAAGTCGAACCACCTTTGGAACAAGAACCAGCACCAGTGTCACCAGAGCCAGAGCCACAAAATCCGTTACCAGAATCACCTGAACCTCCATCAATAGAGGAAAAGGTTAACACACTTATAGAAGACCTAAAACCTGGCGAAGCAGTAACTGCTGAAGCAATTGCTGAAGCGGGACTTGAGTATAAGGACCTTCCCCCAAAGACTCCTGTCGAGGTTAGGCAGGATGAAAACGGAAATAAAGTTATCATTACGGCAGACGTTGCTGCAGCCCTCGTACTACTTGAGAACCCTGCAGAATTAATTGGCGCAATATTTAGCGATCCGGGCGAAGCCCTACAAGCACTTGGAAGTATAGGTGCTGATATGTCCCCACAAGAACGTGAAGAAGCACAACAAATGGTAGTTGCCGCAATTATCGCAGGTAATGCTGCGCTTAATGCGGTAGGTATTGCTGCATCTGCAGCAGGTGGACCCGCAGCACCATCATCCGGTGGTGGTAGCGGTGGTGGATCCGGTGGCGGTGGAGCTTCCGGAGATTCTAAAGGCGTTAGGAGACGTAAACCTTGAAGATTATTAAAGACATGATTGATCAACTATGGACATTGTTAGGCATGTTTATTGCCTGGGTTGTTCTTGACGGATCTGCAAAGACTGTTGTTGGTTACGCAATTATTGGAACTTTGTTTGCTTGGGCCGTTACCTATCCCCTTCGTAACCCAAAGGATGAGGAATAATGAAATCAATCGGAAATATCTTATTGAGAATCGTAGCTGTATTTGCAGCTAGCGGTTTGTCAGTAATCGGTGCTGGTGCCATTGCAGGTGTTGACACCCTTACAGCAGTAACAGTTGCTGGTCTTACAGCGGTTGCCGCAGTCGTAGAGAAGCTAGCACGTGGCTTTATGAATGATGGCAAACTTGACTTAGAAGAAATTAACTCAGCTTTCTCTGCAGTTGATACTAAGGCTAAGACTGAGTCTGATCTAAAGGTTGAGGCTAAGCAAAACGGTACAGATATCGTAATCAGCTCAGCAGGCGCTGTTTCTTATGCAGCTGCAGCTAAGCCTGATGGAGAAGTACCCGCAGAACAACCTGTAGACGAAGATTGGAATAAGTAATGGCGGACAAAGGAACAGCAGCTAAACTCATTGAAGTAGCGACAGCGGAACTTGGAACCATTGAAGGTCCAAAGGATAATGAAACAAAGTACGGTGCCTATACCAAGGCTAATTTCCAGCCATGGTGTGGATCTTTCGTAAACTGGTGCGCTAACGAAGCTGGAGTAAAGGTACCTAATACCGTTTACACCCCAGGTGGAGCAGCAGCGTTTAAGAAAGCTGGATCATGGATTGATGGAGATGTTGCAGATCCAGAACCAGGTGATATCGCCTATTTTGATTTTCCCTCAGACGGTGTCGATAGAATCAGTCACGTAGGCATTGTTGTAAAAGATAATGGCGATGGAACTGTATGGTGTATCGAAGGAAACACAAGCCCAGATGATAAAGGCTCACAACGCAATGGTGGACAGGTATCTAAGAAGCTTCGTGCTTATAAGAAAAACCCTAAGAAAGTTATGATCTCTATTGTAGGATTTGGTCGCCCTAAGTTTGGCGCAGCTCCTGCAACCCCTGCAGCTACGAAATGTTCTTGCTGCGGTAAGTAATTAAATAAAGAACCCCCGGCTAATAACCGGGGGTTTTTTATTATCGGTCGTTTTTACCGCCGAGTACAATAAGTTCTCTTCGAGGATCTATACCCTCACCAACAACTAAAGAAATAATTCCTGGTGCGCTTTCAAGCCCAGACTTATCTCTAAACCAAGCTGACCCATTATCCATTGCTGGGTTTTGAATAAACAAACGTGGTCCAACATTCTGTGAACGATAATGATGGTAATGGCCTACGTTAAGAATGTCTGCGTCCGCTACAGAACAACGTCCCATAACTTGACCTTGCCACCACTTAACCATGTCACGTGCTTGATGCCCGTGTGCCATGCCATACATAACCCCGCTTAGGTTTACAGTTAGCGTGCTGTCATCTGCTGCTGGGTATCTAAATTCAACACGATCCCTAAGGAACTCGCTTTCCTTGCAAATGTCCTCTACCTGAGCTACAACATCGATCTGCCAAGAATCTTCTGGACGACCAACTAAGAAACGCTGTACCTCATCATGGTTACCTGGAACCACAGGAACAATAATCTTTTCAGCTAATGGGGCTAAAGCCTTAATCTGTGCAAGTAACATACGGCGTCCTACACGGACTTGCTCTGAAACACCAATGTCATGGCGTCCCATTACTTTACCCTTTTGACTTGTCATTCCCTCAATACAGTCACCCAATTGAGGTAGTGCAATCTGTCCGATTGAATACTTGCTAGCAAGATACTTGTGGTGTGCAACAGCCTCATCAAGAGATGTAAGAACTCTATCTATAATTGCAGGAGTATCATCCTTACCATATTGCGTATCGCCAATACTATAAACAGCAGTTAAATCACCTTTAGAACTAAAAACTTCTCCTGGAGTCCAATTAACAATTACAGATAATAATTGCTCTAAGTCATAATCTGGTGCATTGGTCTTACCTGAAGGTACAACGTTAACTCTAAAAGACTCTAACCAATCACCGTTAAATGTTTGCCAACGTGAGCGTCGGTGAGAAACAATAACCCACTCTGCTGGATCTAGCTTTGCTTCAATAAGAATTTCTTCTGCTCCAGGAGTATTACCATCTGGACGTGGTGTAGAAACAATAAAGCCGCCATCTGTTCCTATTTCAGAACGTGGTCGCCATGCTTCCGGAATACTTTTACTTACTTTATCTGAACCTTCTTGTCCAGCTTTTATAATTTCGTTGTAATCATCTGCTAAAGACATACACAATCTCCTCGTCGGTGGTCACGAACGGCAGTTTTGCCAAATGTTCCACCGGCACGGCGGAGTAGTAAAAATAAATCTTTTGTGCTTAGATCGTCATCTTCAATGGCTACTTCAAGTATTTTTTTATCTTCTTCTGGTAGCGACTCTGCCCATTGCCCTACAATGCAAAGCTTTAAGTTACCTGATGACTTCACTTCAGCATACAAATCTTGCAACGACATATCCGCCTCCTATTGCTCCGATTATAGTACTAGGCCCTGAGGAAACCCCAAGGCCTAGTAACTAGCATACATCAAATTAGTACGAAGTGCCAGCACCTGAATCAAAGTTCATACGATCACGCTTTGCAGCAGTGCTAATGATTCTTCCGTTAGCCTGTGTTGCTCCTGCTGATGGATCGACCATCTTTGTATATCGAGGTCCGCCCTTGATTGAATAAGCTGCTCCTGCACGGTCTTGACCTGTTGCAGAAATGTTGCTACGTGGTGCACCCTTTTGACCGTATGGGTCTCCAGACTGTGCTCCCTTTTTTGGTACAAGTGTTCCTGCCTTAGGTGATGCAGATGGAGAAGTAAACTTAATTCCATCTTTCATCATAGGCTTGCGACCTTGTTTTGCCATACCTGCAAGCGCCTCGTCAGGGCTTGGGATTGAGCCTTTTGCCATGGTGTTCCTAACTGTTAGAGATCTCTTGTAATAAAGAATATATCAATTTACATTGATAGTAAAGACTATTGCAGAAATTTGTCCGTCACGAGAATCTACTGTGGTAAATCCTGGCCTACAACTGAGGTCTAAACCTCTAGGTGCAACATAGCCACGGGCGATAGCAATAGCTTTTACTGCTTGATTTACTGCGGAAGCCCCTACTGCCCTCAACTTTACTTGTGGGCGCTCATACAGTGCATGAGCAATAGCCGAGCCTACCGACTGTGCATTAGAACCAGCGCTTACACGCAGGAACTGTTCCTCACCTGAATCTTTTTCAATCACGTTTTTGTAGTCCTTAGGTTTCGATTTAGAGTCGCCCTCTAAGGTAAAAGGTACGTGATTTAGGAGGCTCCGTCAGCGTATCCAGCCTCTTTCAGCAGATTGACAAAGTCTTCTAGCCTTAGCATTACCGGCCATTCCCCAATATTTGCCTCACCTTGGCCATTAAGACGAAGGACAGCTACCGGCAAATCTTTACCGTTATGGCGTTCTTTTAGCTGTTTTATAGCTGCAGATGGGTTGAAATCTTTTCTAGCCTTTACTTCCCAATCAATGCCAATAGTTCCTGTAACGTCAGTACCAGACCTACCGGCACCGGTTGACTCCGCATAAGGCCAGCCATGTTCTACCAGGTAATTAGCCACAATTTTTTGTGACTTGTAGCCACGATGTTTTCTACTCTGGGAGGGCATTACGCATCCTAGTAGTAATTAAAACCTCTAAATCTTCAATAGACCCGTTGTTTACAAAAATTTGATCTACTTTATATCCGTCTAATTCAGATTCTGAAACGTGTTCGTTTACTGGACCAAACCCAACACGCTTTATACGCCAGAGTTGACCGCCCAAAGATTTAACTTTTTCAGCTTCGTTTTCAAACCTAACGTCTGTTACTACCACACGATCACCACTGTTTACTTTGTTCAATGCGCTAGTAATCCAAATGTCTTTGTCAAGTAGATCTCTTGCAGAGATACCCAAGTCCTGCAATAAACGACGAACTTGAGGCTCTTGTTTTGCGGTATCCCAACCAACTAGGTTTACAAGATCTTGCAGATAACCAGTAGGACTGCATGCAACCATAGGGTTAATCCCATACAAAAAATCTCTAATTGTGTCTGCAAAGGCAATGCGACGGTAGCCATACTTCTCTACCAAGATAGAGGCAACAGTGTCTTTACCGGATTGTGCGTAACCAGTAAGGCCAATGATTTCATATCCAGGCCAACCAGTAGGGCCTTTGGGTAAACCTAACTCATCATCAGTGAATAAAGAAAGCTGCTCCCATTCTTGCTTCATGGCGTTGTCCATGAACTTCTAACGGTTGCTTTATTAATATTAACTCTGCGTGTAATCTCTCTGTTGATTAACGAAATGTCTTTTGAAAGACGTTCAGAGATGATGTGAATAAGGCCACGGTAGTTAGATAGCTCCTGTAGAGCATCTAGCTTAGCTTTGTAGTCTGGATCTACATCGATCTCTGCATCAATCATAGATACAGAAGTTCCCGCTTTCTTTAAAGCCAACCTTTTCTGTGACTTTATAAAAGATAAGTTCTTATCTGCCTCTGCTCTGTCTACCTCTGCACACCAAAGTTGTAGGCTAATAAACTCCAAGTAAGCAACGTACTTACTGTAGAGATCCATAACTTGTTCTTCCATAAGATCTGTAATGTCTGAAGGAAGGGATGGTGCGTCGTAGCCATAGCTCTGATTTACACTCATACCCTGAAGCTGTAAAGCTTCAATAGTCTTACGACTAGCCTCTGCAACTCTTAACTCAATTGGACTCATGCTACGTTCTCCTTTGCCCAGTCAATCCACTCAAACATTAAGTCGTTAATATCAATCGTATCTGTAAAACCGTTTTCGTGTAGATGTTCTATAAAGTCGTCATCTCCCACTAATACTGGAAGATCAAGCCCAACCTCTAACAACCCCGGGTACTTAATCATTGACCGCCCCACCCTCCGCCTTTAAGTTGAATACCAAATGTTGAGTACTGGCGAAACGCCTCTCCCCCACACTCACACACTACAGCAGGTGCTGGACCTTCTGCAATTGGGAAAAAACTTTCAAAACTAGACTGACACTTAACACACTTGTATTCATAGTTTGGCATCTTGACTCCTAAAGGGTTCGCAACGTTTACAGCCCTTGATAGGGTCAATACTACACACAGGTGGACGGTCGTTGTCAACTGCCCACGCAATATCCAATGCTTGATCAAAGAGCTCTTTTGTAAAGTCCGGGTTGTACTGGACCGTAAACTCTTTGTAATCTTGGTTGGCTTTAAGCTCATAGATATATACGATCTCATTTGGTGCAGAAGGTAGGTCTCCGCTCTCAACCATCAAATGAGTTAGATGCAGGTATACCTGACCTTGCAACTGATGCGAACGAAAAGGAGCACGAATATTGCGCCATGCTTTTTCTAAGTCTCCATCTGCTTGAGCCAGTAAAGCTGGTGCTTCAAAGCGAAGAGTGCCTGCGCCAATAGACTTAATCTCTATAAGGAAGTCATCTCCCAAACCCTTTACCCAACCATCAGAGTGACCACCGATCCGGTGCTTATTGCTCCACAAAGGTACTTCTCGATATTCAAATACTCCGCAGTCTGGATCATTAAAGTTTAAGTCAGAAGCCAACTCCCAATCGGATGGGCCACATTCTGAGCAATCCCATTTACCAAATAGAACGCCCATCTCTGTTAACCACTTCTGCCACTTAGCGTGGATAGTGTGGCCTTCGTCAAATATAGACTGCAGGCGAAGGGTAGGCTTTTCACGAACCTCTTTGTAATTACCTTTAATTGCATGATACTGAGCAAGGTGGCACCATTCGGGCTTAATCATGTCAGATGGGTGAATGATATCCATCTTACGATTATCAAAAGGCTTTGCTAACAAGTGGCGCTCAACAGCACCTACCAAACGAGTATCTCGTTTATTAGCGTCTAGATATGCCTTTAAAGAAACCGTCTTAGGTTTGCCCGTATTTGCCATCTTGTTCTATCCATTCGTCTAGTGTTAAACCTTGTTTTTCATACTTACGCTTTGCTGCATTTCTTTCTCGGTGAGACATTCCACCAAAGATGCCATGCAACTCATCGTTAATGATAGCCTCTTTAAGGCAATTTTTCCTAACCGGGCAAGCGGGTCTACCGTCTTTCCCCCAACAAATAGCTTTCGCTTTGTTAGCTATAGGTTTGTATAACGCCTTATCTCTCGGAGGAAAGAATATCTCTGTATCTTCTCCTCGACATTTAGCGTCGTATCTCCAAGCCCAACTAGGCTCATTGTCATGTTCCATTTAGTCACCCCTGAGTGCGTTACGAAGTTCAAAGAAATCCTCCTCTCCTAAAACTACATAGTTCTCGCCATCAAGGTGAAGACCTAAAACCGGAATACGACTATCAAGGATAGCTTCGGTAGTAATCTTCTTAAGAACTTCTGATTTAATGGTTACTGACTTTTTGCCAGTCCATTTGTGCTCAATCAAAAGATCATCACTCCGTACATCCCCTTTACGTGACCAGAAAGCGCCTGACGCTGCAGAACGCTGACCATCCACCAACTTCTCTAAACGCTTCTCATGCTTTAGAGATTCTTTTTGTCCCTTACTCTTCATCAATAGCCAAAATCGGTTGAGCCTTAATAGTGCTCATTACCGCCTTACTTAACTCTTCACGTAGCTCAATCTCTTCTCTAAGAGAATCAATAAGAGCCTGTGCTCCCTGCCATTTGCGGTCTCCGTAGTACATCCATCCACCGCGTCGCTCAACAATCCCGTTAAGAATAGATAGAGCAACAATCTCTTTACCAGTGTCATATCCACCGGCATCAATTGCACCGCCGTCTGCAAAGTAAAAGTCTAGGTAAGCAGTCTGTTGTGGAGGAAAAGTCTTGTTCTTAATTGTACGAACACGAATAGTTTGACCTACTCGACGCTTGCTTTCTCCGGTCCCTACTTCTACCCAGTCATCACGCTTTACTTCGCAACGTACGCTATACGCATAATCCTTGCCCAAACCTCCAGGAGTGGTTCTAGGATCTCCGTGCATAACGCCAATCTTCATACGATACTGGTTAATCATAATTCCTAGGACTGGTCGTTCTGATTCGATGAGGTCTCGTTTGGTAGCTGACGCCACTTTTCTAAAGAACTTATTGGTAATAAGTGCGCCACGACCCACAGTAAATTCTTCCATATGCTTTTCATCTTCTGCGCCAGGAACAAGGGCTGGAAGGGAATCCACAACAACCATGTCAACAGCCTTGCTCTCCATGAATTGAATAACCGAATCAAAAGCATCCTCCATACTATTAGTTTCTACAAGTAATACACGACTGTTATCTACTCCGCAAAGCTCTGCATACTTAGCGTCAAAGTCTTCTGCGGCAATCCATACAGCAGTAAAGTCTGGATTAAGTTTTTGGTTAGCTGCAATAGTTCTTAGAGCAATTGCAGTCTTTCCATGAGAAGCCTCACCAACTAGTTCAACCCAACGATTCATAGGCCAACCACCACCAAGAACAACATCTAGAGTCAAAGAGCCAGACGTAATGCGTTGAGACAACTGTGCCTCTCCAGCAAGAATAACTGTGTTAGCACCAAGCTTCTTATTAATTCCTGCTGCGATCTTTAATGCTTCTGTACTTAATGCCATTATTCAAGTCTCCCTACGATTGTTGTTGGATTAAATCCACCGCTTTGATTTGGTTGTTTAGCTGCAATCGTTGGACCGCTACTAGACGCACCTGTACCGCCTGCTCCAGTACCTGCCTGAACAATTGGATAGCCGCAATCATAACAACGTTTACGTTGAGTGCCAACTGGGGCCATATAGTTGCCAGACATACAGCCAGGACAACGTTCTGAATCCCTGGCGCTCTGCGCTCTGGTAACTAATTGATCTTGGTTTGGATCATAAGAAACCTGTACGTTAGGAGTTTGTTGTGGGGGACGATAAACAGTTCCTGATGGAAGGTTTGTATTTGGAGTAGAAGAAGGCTGTACAGGGGTGCCTAGCTTATTTGCCCACCAATTATTTGACATTTCTAGTTCCCCATTGATTTTCGCAACGAGTGCAGAGCACTGTAAACTCAGACTCACCCCAAGAGATGTTATACATCTTATGACCAAAAATTTTACAAATAAACTTACTCATCGTCCATACTCACTTTCGAATGAATTAACCCAATATTATTTAGTGTTGATACACAAGAGACTGAAGAAGCCAAGGCAACCATCTTAAACAACTCACTTAATTGATCTAAACCTTCCTCAGGTATTCTTTCATCAAAGTCATGGTCTAGCGTATACGCAGCAGTTGCAATCTTTGCCAGTATTTCTGCGTGAGCATCGATAAAGGGAAGTAAGCCTGCAATCTTTCCTAAACGAGTTTCATGAGCTTCTTGTTCCATATCCGCTACCTCATCAGAAATAGGTGGGAGCCCCATCATTTCTGCTATGCCCTCTGTAGGTGTTAGCATTGCATCATAAACAATTTGACGCATCAAAACACTTAAGGGCACTTGAGTAACATTTACCTTACGTTTCTTTGATCTCCAGAACCTCATTTAGCCTCTCCCCATCGCTTTACAATCGTGATGTCTGCGAGCATCGGAACATTCAATGCTTTAATTTCTTCCATAGCTTTACGAATCTGTTCAGCCGTTTCTTCTGCAATCTCATTAGGGGTAACAGTAACTAACTCATCATGCACAGTTAAAATTAGAGAAGCCCTTTCTGGGATCATTTTGTTAGCCCTAATCATAGCAAGTTTAATGAGGTCGGCTGCCGACCCTTGAATAACCGTGTTAAAAGCCTGACGTTCAGCCCTAGAACGCTTCCAAACCTCTGGGGATCTCAGGTCAGGTAGATACCGGCGACGTTTTAACAAAGTACTAGCAAAGGGGATTGGAGCTTGCCTACGGCTATCGCTGATAACCTGTTTCTTGTACCTAGCAACAGATGGGAATTTGCGGACGAACTCATCCAATAGCTCTCTAGCTTCAGGTAAAGAACAACCAATTGAATCAGAAATTTTATCTGGACCCACACCGTAAGCTAAGGATAAAACTAAGACCTTACCCGCTTTTCTATCTACACCCATAGTGTTACCGATAGTGGTATAGATATCCTCTCCATTTAGATAAGCCCCACACATAATTCGATCTTGGCTAAATGAAGCAATAACTCTAGGTTCGATCTGACTGTAGTCGGCAACTACTAAAGAGTGCCCCTCCGGAGCAACAAAAAGATTACGAATGGCTTTTCCGTTAAATGTGTGTGGAGCAGGTACATTTTGAAGATTTGGATTACGACTAGAAAAACGACCAGTCTCTGCGCCATACTGAACAAAGTCTGTGTGGATTCTGCCCTTGAACATGATGCTCTTCTTAGCGGTAACTTTAGATTTACCCGCCAAAGTTCTAGTTATATCCCCACCCATATACGGAATTACATAAGTAGTTAATAATTTGTTTAAATCTGAATACTCAATAAGAGCATCAACTAATGGATCCTTTCCTGCAAAGGCCTGTAACGCAGGCTCTGCTACTGAGTAGTCAGCTACCGAGGAGGGCTGACCTTCCTCTGCCCGCTTCTGTCCAGCAGGAGTAAGTACCTTTGGACGCAACCCTCTGCCACCATCTTTTTTAGGTGAATACAGCATCTTTTGTTTTTCAGGAACACTGTTGATGTTAAAAGCTTTTCCTGCAAGACGATAGATAGTAGCCTTACAAGTCTCAAGCTGAACTTCAAGGTTGGCCTTCAAGTTTTCTAGCTCTGCAACATCTATATCCGCACCGCGTAATTCCATACGGCAGATAACTTCTAGAACATCCATCTCTAAGTTAAAAATGCCACGGAGACCGTCCTTCTCAAGATTAATAGAGTAAAGGAGGTACAACTTCCAAGTCCACTCAGCATCTAACGCAGCGTATGTAGCAACCTCGTCAAAACTGTGCTTCTCTACTTCTTTACCTACTCCTTTGACCATGTGATAACCGAACTCGCGCTTTAAACAATCATCTAATCCAAGATCGTTGCGGTTCTGGTTATCTAAGATAAACGCAGCATTCAATGTGCAGAAGTAATTTGGTGTAGGCAATTGCCCAATGTATTTAGTAACGCTTTGTAAATCAAACTTAAGGTTGTGACCAATCTTTACCTTGTCACTATGTAATAGGGGCTTTAAAGCCTTAAACACTTCTCCCGCAGTTAACTGCTCAGGTGCTGGGCCAAAGATACGAGTTGCTTTGCGCTCATCCTTACTGTAATCAGAATCTCTTAACTCCATGCCTTTAGATACTCTGACTACGGCAGAAGGAAGCAAAGGGTATTCGGTACGCAAATACTCACCATTTGGGTGTCCCATTGGAATAACATCTACCCGATCATGAGTAGCTAACGCAATCCACGTAACAATATTTTGACGTGGGTCTCCTCTATGGTTGCCAACTGTTTCTACGTCGAAACAAAACGCATCTACTTTATCGTAGGCAGCAACAAGATCTTTAAGTTGTTTTTCTGTAGTAATAATATTCATAGCGCTCCTTGATTAGGTGCGCTGGGGGCTCATTAGAGAAAGGAGACAAGAGACTGAGCCCCCAGCACGATTATTTGGGATTAGTTACCGGATGCAATTTCACGAGCAATCTCAGCAAGTTCAGCCTTGGTAGATGTATGTAACGCATCTGGTCCTAGTGGCTTCATTGTTTTGATTAGCTCTGAGGCTGCAACAGGGTCAATACCCCAATCCTCAGCAAGGTCACGCTCTTTTACAGGTGTAACTGAGTATGATGTTTTTGTACCGGTGCCAGACTTGCTGACTGCCCAGTAAATGTCAGGACGATTAAGTGGACCTGTCTTCTTATCAGAATCAAGCTTCTCAAGTTGTCCGCAGAGACGAACTCCAACAATCATTAGTTGTAGTTGTGGATCTTCGTCAGATAGGTTAAGTACAGTAAACGCAAACTTTTGATCTGGCTTACTTCCTACAGCAACTAGCGGGTCACCCTCACCAATGCTAATAAAGGACTTCTTTCCAGGACGGTTTACCCAGTGCTGCATAAAGGACATTGGTTCATTACCAATGAATTTAATTAGTTGGACATCCTCGTCAAAGCGGAAGTCAGTTGCGAATGTTTTGTTGGACTTTGCTACAGCTTTCTTAGCTGCTGCCCAACCTGTTTGAATTACTGAAGAACGCTCAGGAACTTCTGATTCGTCTTCAGCTTGGAAGATCTCTTCGAGAACTTCGGTAGTAGGGGTGTCGACTACATAAGAATCGACGTTTGGTGTTGCTTGGCTTTCAATGCGGATACCCATTTGGATATTCCTTTCATAGTCAGTGGATCATTGGTTGATGGTCATATTAAGTTGTTTCTTGAGTATGAATCTTAGTCCATTTCTCCATCAATTCAATTGATAGATCATGATGCCGATTCCAATCAACCCGAGGTGCTTCAAGAAGTCCTCTAGATTGAAAGCTCTCAATAGTTGCTTCGACAATTGCTTTGCTGTACATCCGCCATCCGGGCTTCTTTACACCATTCACAATCATTGACTTCAGGCGATAGGGTGCACGTGGTATATAACCTTTTCGTTCCCAAAGTCTCAAAGTAACTAACGGTCTGCCTAATGCAAGAGCCATAGCTCCGGCACTAAACAATTCTATCACCTTTCCGTTTGGTAATGCTTTGACTTGAGGGTCAGCATTCCAAGCATTTGGTGCAGAAACTTTGCGTGGTTTTACATTTGGATCTGGTTTACGACGTTTACGTTTTGAGCCAGGGTAGTAATCATCCAGGCCTTCAAACAGTTTGTCAACTTCGTCGTTCATATCTACCTTAAGATTTAGAAGGAATAAAGGCCCAAATAATTTTCTTAGGGAACATCGTATCGATATCCTCTTCTGACAACTTTCCTTCATAAAGACAGGCCATAACCTCGTCCTCATTTAATACTGGTTGCATAGAGTAACAGCGATCTGCTAATCCTCGTTCAGCAAGGATACGAGTAGCAGCATCTGCATCAAGGCTTTGAGAGACTTTACGTTGACGCTGTAATGAACGATAGCCATCTACTTCTTCTTCTAGTGGATACCAGAGATGACCCTTATCGTCAGGCTCACCCTCTTTATCTACTAGATCAGAAAGATAATTTTTAAGCTGTGTCTGCTCTTTAGTTAAGTCGTCTAATTGACGCTTAATAGCAATAAATTGTTGAACCTTACTTAGTACTGAACTTACCGGCTTTTTGTCCGGTGGGATGATATTTGGCATGTTGCCTCCTTTAGAAACATCCTATACCACCCCACCGACAAAGTGCAAGTTACTGGATGGTAATAGCTTTAGCTTGCTTTTCTTTAGGGAGGATTCGTTCTAGGGTAATAGTTAGAAGCCCATCCTTAAATTCAGCGGAGGTAACTTCTACGTGCTCAGCAAGGGTGAACTCTTGGTCAAAGTCCCGTCTAGCCAAGCCTTGGTGTACATAGTCAAACTCACTATTTCCTAGGAAACTATTGATTCCCTCGCCAGAAATAGTTAAGATGTTTTCTTGGACTGTCACGCTTAGGCCTTCTTTGTTAAAGCCTGCCAAAGCCATCTCAATGTAATAAAGATCTTTGTTAATTTGCCGAATATTGTACGGAGGGTAGGAAGCCTGTTTAGCCGAAGCTGATACCTCGTTAAAGGTAGTTAACATAGGTCCAAACCCAATAGCCCAACGATCAAAGTTTGGGAATAGGGAATTGATTGTTATTGATTTTGGCGGCACAGCTACTTGCTTTTTGTGCCAATCGTGATCTGGATAGCCTTTTCCAGGCATAGGTATAAGAGCCATAATTATCTCCTTAGACGATAACTAGTAATAGACCCCTCATTGTGAGCAGGTCTTAGGGTGTAACAATAGTACTACGGAATTTATTCCGAGACGTACTTCTTTAATGCCTCAACGATTACGTCGGTCACTGTGCGACCCTCGATGGCGGCTTTGTCTTTTACAGCAGCCCAAAGGTCGCTGGCTACACGAATAGTCCGTGTTGGTGTCTTAGGTGCGTTAGGCATTGAATAAGTTTAAACCGTTATATTCTGCAAAAAAGCCTTAAGTGATCCTGCAGTTAAAGCAACTCCGCCCTTATCATCTATGCCCTCACCGTCTAATACAGCAGCAGCTACAGCTATTTTTTGTTGCAACATAGCGTGTTGACGCTCTTCAATAGACCCCTCCATAAGGAAATCTTGAATAACTATCGACGTCCAGGTAGATGACGCCCTACGAATTCTTCCGTTACGTTGTACAGCCAAGCCAGCATTCCACGGCAAGTCATAATTAATAAGTAGGTTAGCTTGAGGCAAGTCCACGCCGTAGCCACCAGCGTCAGAGCTAACAAGGATCCTAACATTAGGATCAGTCTGAAACAGAAGCTTAGACTCTTCTTTGTCCTTTGCATTCATTTCTCCGGTGTAGGGCGTACTACCCCAGTCTACAAGTAAAGTGTTCCTAATAATGTCCACCATATGGACATAACTAGTAAATATAACAACCTTATTTCCTTCATACTGGCTTAAGAAGTTGTCTACGTACTCTTTTAATGCAGAGAGTTTAGGTGCTTTTGTAACGGCATCTAGGCGACCCGTCTCTTTTAAGTCAGCTACATAACCTGATGATTTTGCAGATACCTGAAGCAATTCAGGGTGATCACATAACATTCTTAATGACGTTAGTTTAGACATGATCTTTCCACGTAATGCGTCAGCGCCATCAAAGGAGTTTGCTTGACCGTAATGAGAAAAAATGTCAAAGTTAGTTCCATAAGATTCCATAGCTTCTTCTAAATCTGTAAGTATTTCGTTCGCTATGCTCTTATAGAGTTTAGAACCAGCTGAATCAAATTGAATTAAGATGGGCTCAGCAAAAATAGTTTCAGGCAAATATGGAGCGACATCTGGATCTGATTGACGCTTTCTTACGCAAGCAGCAGACAAGGTCGTATTTAATAAAGGAAGATTACGGTAACGGTCTACTCCGCCAAATCTGTTTCTAACAATAAAGGTTTGATCAAATAAATCAAAACGACCTAATAGACTATTGTCTACAAACTGCATGATTGAGTAGAGCTCTTCTGGTTTTCCGTTTTCTACCGGTGTACCAGTAAGAGCAAACTTGTAATCGCTCTTTAGTTTCTTTACGTACTTGGAGCGTTTGGATCTAAAACTTTTGATTGCGGTTGCTTCGTCACAGATAATGAATCCTGTAGGGAGCTGTCGTACATACTCCCAGTCGTTAACAACTTGCTCGTAGTTGAGAATAACGTAATCAACGAGTGTATGCCCCCAGTCGAACGCCTCTTGGTACTGGGCTTCTCTTTGTTTTGGCGTTCCATCAATGACCAAAGGTGTTGAAGTTCCATCTGTAAATTTCCTAATCTGTTCTGCCCACTGATATTTTAAACTGGACAGGCAGATAACTATACCCGGCTCTGTAATCTTTTGTTCGTCCATAAGACGCTCTACTGCAGCGATAGTAAGAACAGTTTTACCCAAACCAAGGTCGTAAGCAACTAACATCTTGCCACGATCGCACATGGCATCTACAGCCTCCGGTTGATAGGGAAGCAGGGTGCCCGTAAACGTCATTAGTTCCCCCGAATGATTGCCATTACCTCTACAAGTATAGCAGTAGCGGACTTGGGCGAACCGTTCCGGTAGTACTCGTTTACGTGAGCAATCTCTTTAATGATCTTTTCTCGTAAAGCAGCCTCAGTCTCCGTAAATTGCTTGCTCACCAAATACGAAGTGTTTAGCTTTTTCAATGCCGTACTCGATCTGCTCACGAGACATGTCTCCTATATCTTTTATATCAGTGCCAGCGTAATTAAAAAACCAACACTCCATGCCGGCTTCTTTACACTTAGCAAACATTTCTTTAGATGCTTTTTCTCCCGCTGCATCAATCCTAGGGTTATCAAAAGCAAAAATCAACTTCTCAGCTCGTCTGAACAAATCAAACTGGGCCTGACTTACTGATGCTCCGTAGGTCGCTACTCCGCCTACCTGAAGCTTAGATGAGCTGAGCTTTACAACATCCAATGGAGACTCAACTACCATCATAGATGTGTTGAGTAACGAGTCAATTCCAAAAAGAGTTAATGACTTCTGAACTCCAGCGGGTCTGTTACGAAATGTCCGATTTGTCTGGCCCTTTTCTTGCCAACCCATAAGTTTAGAACTCTCAGCATTCCTAATTGGAATAATCCAAGCCTCTTGTTTTGTATCCCACTTAAGTCCGTGATTCCAAGCAGCACTCTGGGTTAACTGACGTGCTTGCAAAGCCCAATCCGGAACCTCATCAAATACAGCCAAACGAGCCTCGCTCATTTCAATTGGACGCGGTGATGGACCAACATAAGCGTTACGCATCTCTTCAAGCTGTTTAGCGAGCTCTTCAAAGTCAACTTCGATCTCTTGCTGTAGCCATGCCTTTGCAGCCTCATAGTCAGGACGATCAAACTTAGTTTTAAGTTCAAGTACATCCGCTATAAGACCAAGCAAAATACCTTTGTATCCACAGGAGAAGCAGTGGTGGACACCAGTTTCAGCATTGATTGACCAAGACGGATTATTATCTTGACGACCAACACGTTCTAAATGCATTGGGCATAAACCGGTAATCTCACGATTACGTTGGGTTCCATCTACGCCTAGACGAAGGAGTACCTTCTCAATATCCCCGTCGCGGTACATCTAAGAAAAGTCCCCAATAACTCGGTACATAACCTCAGTGTAAATAGCAGCATTAGCTGCCAGGTCTTCTGGGTGATGCAACTCTTCAGCTGTGCTTGGCCAGTTAGAGTGCATGTAACCACGCAAGCTTTCAGCAAACTTATCTACAAACTCATCAACGGTCATGTACCCACGTTCCATAAGCTGTTCGTCGGTAGGCATTCTAAGTTTAGCCACTGTAATCCATCCCATCAATTGGTGTCGGTGCTGTTGCAAGTGCGTCACATAACGCACATTCCATGTCTAACATATATAAAGAAATTTCGCCATCTTCAAACATTGCTTTTACGTTCCATAAAGTAGAACCGCACACGCAAACGTGAAGTGGAGCATCCTTATCTCGTAGATCTAAACTCATACTAGGGCTCGTTTCCGTCTTCTTAGGTTCTTTCTTTCTTGGGGGGTAGTTCCGCCCCAAACACCATCAAGACTGCTATCTGACATAGCATACTCTAAACAAGCAATGGTTAGCGGACAGCCCTGGCACACAGCTTTGGCGCTCATCACGCTCAAACGGTCTGTGTAGTCCTCAGGAAAAAACAAATCTGGATCAACAGACTTGCAAAGTTGAGTCCCATCAAATGGTGCTGATTCCGAATAGAGATCCATACTCTTCAAACTTCCCTTCTTCCCAGTCCCATAACAGGTCACTTGATGCTGGCCCACAATTACGACTTGCTACGATACGTAGTTCACGGGAAGTATCGTCTTCTTCATCTTGCTTTTGCAATCCAAGAATTACATCAGAGTCTTGATAGAAAGATGATGAGTAACCAATTGCATCTGCTGATACCTGGCGCTTCTTCATCTTCCACAATAGAACCTGAGTAGAAATAACAATAGGAATTTTCTTAGCCATAGCAAGTTGCTTTAGGCCACGAGTTATATTAGTTAACGCCTGAGGGCTGTTCTGCTCCCCAGTAATCTCATCAACCATCAAATACACACCATCTACAAATACGATGTCTGGACGAAGCTTGTCGATCTTTGCAGCAAGTCCTGTAACAGTCATTGCAGATACTGCATCTGTTAAGTAGAACTTGTGCATGCTCTCCATCTCTTCAAGAACCTTTTGATATCGAGCTTCTTCTTCTTTAGTCAGGCCCCCGCGAATCAACCGAGAGTGAGCAATATGGGAACGCATTGCATCGTGTCGATGTTGTTGCTCAATGTTGTTCATCTCGAAAGACTGGAACAAAGGAACGAAACCATCTTTGTGAACATTAACCGCTACCTGCAAAGCAAGTACTGACTTACCTGTCTTAGGTGGAGCGATAATTGTAATTAACTGACCTGGCTGTAAACCCGCAGTTGCTTGATCAATAGTTTTAAAACCGGTAGCGATTCCTAGTAAACCATTTGGACGAGTCTTAACATTTAGATACTCTTCAAATCGTTTAGTGGCATTGTTAGTTAAATCAATGTCAGTGCTCTCCCGAGAACCTTCATCAAGTAACTTTGCTACGCCTTGTCCAAGTACTGCAATAGCAGTGTTGTGATCACCCGAAGCAATTGCCTCTGATGCATCTTGAACTACTGAGATAGTGCTTTGACGTTTGCGGTATTCAATTAACTGATCTAATAAATAATCAATGTTGTCGTCTACTGCAAGTAAACGATACATAGGGAAGTTATCTAATACAGTAACTCCGGTAGGCACTTCTTGATACCTGGTCCAGTGTTGACGAATAAACTTCCAAACAGCTTTATTCTCTTCAACAAAAAACCAGTCGTCTTGTACTCCGGCTTCAAGTAGAACTGAAATGTCTCTGGTACGTATTGCACGGGACAGGAGTCGCACTTCGTTATCTGCTGCCATTACAACCTCCCCATGTCTAAATATTTACTGCCATACCTTAGCCCCCTAGAGGGGATATCCACAACTCCTTTGAGTTCTGGACGATAGGGAAGTTCTCCAACCAAATCTGCTACTGACTCATACCTTTGTACATAGTTGAATGGGTTAGTCCCGAGATTGTTTAAATCTTCAAAGACTTCTTCCATTTCTTTTTTTGTATAACCAAACCCTACTAGCTCTAGTGCATACCCGTACTTTTCTGCAAAACGCCAAAATAGAGAAAGAGACTGCCGGTTATACTGAGACTCTTCTCCGAATACAGGGACACCTAAAACTTTCTTAACAGTTGGTTTTCTATCAAGAACGCAATCCAGTGTTACTACTACTCGAAGAGGGACCTCATTTGAGATGTCCCCGCCCTTCACTAAATTACTTCGATCTTGCCGTAATTAATTAATAGTTTTCTAAAAGCTTCTGGAGAGCCGACAGCGAGGTTGGCCTCAAGCACTGGGGCTTTCGTAGAGATTTGTGTTGGGTAGACTCCGTCGTTTTCAGACATGCGTTCACGAACAAAACGAACGTGCTTACAGGAACTTCTATTTTTAAACCCAGGGCAGTTGCAACGTAACTTTAAAGAGCTAGTTTCGATATCAACTTCGTGCACGCCAGTGTCAGATAAAAACAATTGTGACACTTGCCAGTTCTTCACTGCAAACCTCATTTTCGTAGATCCTTTCCAGAGTTTACCTCAAGTATGATGAATGCTTCATAGGCAAAGCTAGCCATTGGTGCGCCGTATTGCTCTTCCCACCTACTAAGCGGTGTATTACTTGTAACGATAGTTGGTAATCCCGAATTAAAGCGTGAACGAAGCAATTCGTCAAACTTGTCTTCTGCCCAACCGGATGCGGTTTTGTGCTCTTTACCGATATCGTCTAGAACAAATGTTCGAATGACGTTTTCCTTGGGACCGTCTCCATAGATCCCATTGATCATAGTTTCAGTCGCATCATCAAAGTCATCCCATTGAGACTTCTCGATTCGAAGAAGCCTTGGATAGTCCATAAAAAGCCCTGGACGCCTAAGGGTCGTATTTGGGGAGCCCCAGGTCTCGGCTGACATACCCCTAATAAGCTCCTGGAGGGCCACAGAGGCGATAGTAGTCTTGCCGTGACCAGGTTTACCTAGGAGCAGTAGACCCTTACCGCAATTAGGGCTTCCAGCCGCTTGTACGACTTTGCCAGCCTTAACTGAATCGATCCATTTTTGAACCTTTTCAAAGGAGCTGTTTGGAGTCAAATCAGAGAACTCCAACCCAACGGTTTTCATTGGGAGGTTGGCTGCCCTGATCTGTGCTCTAAGGCTAGGAGCCACGTCTTCAAGTTTGTACATTAGCTCTCCAATAGTTTCAGCATCTTTTCCTGATGCGCTAACGTATCTTCGTCCAAACCAATCGGTTCGTCAACTCGACTTACCATTCCGTGAATCATTCCGTAGTACTTCATAAATCTTTGATACATCGGAAGTCCAAAACCGGGGTCTGCGATAACTCGGGTATCTCCAAAGAACATCCGCATGCCCTTGAGAATGTGAATGCGTTCAACACCTTCACCAACTCGTTTGTTAATCCAAGTAGCAAGTTGTTTTCCAGAGATTTGATTTACTGCGCCACTGCCACCGCAGGTAGCCATGTACAGGTCGTAGAATTCTGCAACAAGATCATTAGTTGACCAGTCTTCTTCCGGAACATTGATTCTATTACGGGCCTCTACCTCAACCCTAGTTTTTTTACGGCGAGCACCGCCCACCTTCAAAGTATTAACTTTTCCTATAGCACCAGAATCATCTTCAGTATCCAAAACCTTCTTCTTAGGTTTCGGGTCTGTGCTGTCTTCGAACATATCCCATGCCATCTCAGTTCCTTTCTCTGTTTGAGGCGCAGCCTCTATAGATACAGTTACGTTAGTAACTGTATCTATACTCTTAACTCTAGTAGACATATCACTAGTATTAGTATTAGTCATTGTACCTCTGTCAATGTATAGAACGCCTGATAATCCGTCGTCGGTGAATTTGAGATTTGTTCTCCATTGACCAGAATTATCTTGATGCCTTACGGCTTTTATATATCGATGCAGTTTTAATTCTGCCATAGCATTTCTAATTGCATCTCGACCTTCTGGTACAGATGCAGACATTTCGTCGGCAGATAACACACGTCCAACTTCAACGTAATAGGCAAATAAACCTCTAGCACGTAGCGAAAGGTTTGGGTCTGAATATGGTGACTTCATAGTCTCCTCCTTGTCGGAGCAGACTCTATAGGGGAGGTACCCTTCTTGGCAAGCCGCGTTGAATTCTTTCTGGGGTTCCCGTTACAAGATTTTCAATAACCACAGAAGAGGTTAGCCCCACAAAAGCGGAGGCGAGGACGTAGAAAATTAAATTCCACCCTATCGGCATAAGAACTAAGCACGCTACTGTGCTCATAGAGAGGGCAAGTAGGCCCCTCCATTTTCCTAAGGATATTAATAGTTCTTCTATGGCTGTTAATAGACAGGCTGTTGCCCAAGCTGCCACTAGAAGTTCTGTCATAGCCAGAAACCTACCTTCTAAACAAAACCTTGTCAAGGTGGAAGACTCGGCCTGTTCCTGAAACTGAAGGGGTGCAGGTAACCTGAATTTTTGCAAAACCAATGCTGGTATTAGCAAATGTTGCTCTTCCGGTTATTTCAGTAGACGCCGTATTAGCAAAAGTCTGGCTATATGAAAAGGTATTGGGGGTTACTGCCGTAATAGTAACACTGCCGTTAAGGGCGGCATAGGCCGACTCACCAATACCTACGTATAGTTCTTCACCTATTGAGAATCCGTGATTTCCTACAGTAGTTACAGTAACTACGTTAGATGCTACGGAAAGAGAAGATAAAGTAACCGTCTTAGATCCGGGAGCAACAATGTTTAAGTATGCCCAGCGATCTCCACGATTCAATACTACAGTGTCTGTCTTTTCTCTTAAGAAGTTTTGCGCTAAGTCGTACCATTTAAGGGTCATAACATAAGTTCCATATGCATCTTCGTTTTCTGGGCGGATTGCTACAGATCCGTAGTATCCCTTTCCAGGTATTACTGAGATTAGATTTGTTATAGCACCAAAAGTTCCTGAGCCAGAAGCTTTTACTTTTGCGTAAGCGGCACCTTGAACAAGGGTCTCATCAAAGATGCTTCCTCTAGCAGTAGTTCTAGTAAGGGTTGCAGAAACACCAGACCATCCATAGGTACTGTTTTCAAATGATCCTGAAGGAGCAAGATTGTCTTCAACATCCGGAAAACCAAGTAATTCTGAAGAAGGTTCAATAGACCACGTGGATCCTGCGGGCATAAAGCTTCCTAGTGTTGATTTTAATCTAGCTGTCTTTTGTATATAGCGATTTGCATAATAACTTGTACCACTACCTACCATAAGACTATTAGCTACAGACAAAGTCTCTAGTGCATCAGATGGATTTGTAAACACAGATGTTTCTGGATCAGCGGGGTCGATGTAAGGAGTTGCTACTCTTCCATATTCTGCTTGAATGCCGTCTAAGAAAAATACTTTAGTTCCGGTACCAGCTTCTGTTAAAGAAACTGTAATAGTAAACTGCGTTTCTCCTGCTACAGAAACTCTTTTAGTTTCAATACGGGTCCAAACGTTTGGAACAGTAATTCTAAAATTACCTGACATTTGACCGTTAGTGCTGATCGAGTAAAGACCAGCTACTCCCTTTACGTAGGTAGAGATGATTAAGTCTTCCCCGCCCAACGCTGCCCCCATAGGAAGTTTTACTACCGTAGATGCAGAGCCACCTCCTGAGGCAGATACGCTTAAAGAACTGGTTCCGTACTTAAATTCGGAAGTACTTATAGTCAAGGTAGTTCCGGAAGCTGCCGTCCATTTACTTGCATTTTCTAAAGAGGAAATAGACACTAGGTTTACTTGATTCCTACGCTCCCAAAAACAATCACTAGTTTTGTAATAATAATTAACGTTTGGGTCATTAGGCACTGGAGCACCGTTACCTTGGAAATAATCAACAACTTTAGTTGCTTCTGCTAAAATAGCGCCATCAAAATAAAATACGTCACCTGCCACAGCATTATCTATGTAAATAGATACTTTACATAGGGGGTTGCCGTAATCCGGTGTAGAAACAGCCGATACTGCCTGCACATACAAACGTGTTGCGCTGTTTGTAAGTGTTAGTGGGTCTCCATCGACGTAATAAGGTTCTGATTTGAAGTATCGCCCATCCCCATCAATAAGAACGGTAGTCTGCTCTTCTTGTGTTTGCGGTGCAGAAAATTCAATTCTTGCTTTTGCTACTTTTGCTGCTCCACTTGCGTAAATAGCAAAATTATGCGGAGCTCCCGGGGTTACTGGAATCCAATCAGATACAAGCGCTACTCTTCCGTTAGATAGAGCAGTGAGCTTTGCTACAGCGTTACCAAAAATAGCAGAGTTTGCTGGGGCAGGCGTTACCTGTATTAACTCAGCATTAAATGGTTCCCAACCAGTAGTTCCTAAATCAAAACCTGGATTAGGGATTAAGTTTTCTAAGTCTGTTTTAATGTTTAACTTAACAAGTCTAGGGTCTTCGTATACTAAAGCTGGCAATTTACCACTAATTGTAATTTCACTAACTGGAAGTTTTCTAAACTGAAGCATATCTAATACAAACTTATCTGACCCAGCTGTAGGAGTAATAACTAAAGTAGGTTTAGCATATACAGCATTACTTGGGGCTACTAAGCCGTCTTCTACACCAGAAGATGCTGATCTAAACTCAGACCAGTAACCGGTAGTAGCCGAAAGAGTTGGTCCTGAAGTACTTGTAGATATAGAATTACCGGCGCTATCAAACCATTGAATTTTAGCTACTGCGGTAAAAGAATTAGTTATTGCTCTAATAAATCCTTTAAACATATACCTAGAGTTGGCTTCTACTGGAATTCCGTAAAGAATTGCACTTGCAGAGCTTGATGGGCAGCGTAAGGTAATATCACTAGTACTTGAAGCTGTCACTACTCCTAAAGATATTTGACGTAGAGGGTAGTCTTTATTTACCAAAGTTGGCTTTGGAGGTGTTAAACCAACCCCTAAAGTAGATAAGGTGTTTGCATATGTACAGATGCCCACAGTGCCGTTAGTTGCCGCCCAACGACCTACGGACTCTTCAAAAGAAGAATCGTTGTAGTCTAAAAATAAATTATTTCCATAGGCAATGCCACTATCCCAGTGAGTTAAAGCAGTGGTGTAGGTTGTAATGCCAGCACTAGTTCCTTTAGCTGAGTTTATGAAGTTTCCTGTTTTATACAGGGATCTATGGTAAGTGTCTCCAAGAGCGGGTTCGTAAATAAACCCTAAATCTGTAATTTTGTTTTTTAACAGGTTAGATGGAATTTTATAAGCGTCAAAAGAGTTATATAGAAGTTCTGCCTGAGCTTTTATCTTGTCATACTCAAAACCATACGCATCCAGAACAGCAGTAAATTCATTTTCTTCGTACTCTCCAACGGCATCCCCAACACCTTCAACTTCGTTTAGCCAAGCAGCTGGAAGCCAATTTTTAAAATAACGTTGAGTTTTATTTTCAATAATTGTGTTTACTTTAGAGGTGCCACAATTAATCCAACCATTTAAAGTACTGAAAATCCATAGAGTATAGGTAACTTCTCTGTTTTCTTGAGACAGGTCTGAAGCAGTATCTATATAGCTAGTTAAATATGATCCAGTGCTGCCAGATAGAACAACGTCTCCAACATAAGCACCGTCTGGAGTACCAGTAAAAGTTTTTGTTAATCTCCAGTGAGTTAACTGTTCTCCTAAGGCAATAGATGCAGGGTTTGCGGTAACCGCTTTCCAACGAAGGGAAATAACTCCGTAGTCGTATGCCCATGCAGTAATTTGGGAGGAGTAGTACAGGCGGTCAGCATCGCTTTGACCGTACTTAAAACTAGGATCGCCATAAATCCCAAATGCATATTTTGCCATGTTTTGCCCCTATTAGTTTACATACCAGCTAGTAAAAATGGATTAAATCTATTTCCTTTTGCGATTGTTTCGATAGCATTTACTACGGTAGTAAGACTTGTATAAGCAGTTCCACCTACATAAAGAACTTCTGCGGTACCTACTTTTGGTAGGCCATCAAAGTCAACATTAAATCTAAGAGTATTTGCTGCGTTCCTTGTTTCAATGAGGTTTGCAGTTCCAGCGGTTGTTTTTGCTGTAAGCCCTACTATTCCAGAAGCTGGAGAAACGGTATCTCCGGTTTTCTTAAAGTAAGGGGCAGTGGCTACTCCTGTAGCTAAGCCAAACTCAATGTTAGCTAATCGAGCAGATAAAGATGACCAGGTAGTTGTAGGGGCATGAGTACCTGAGTAGTTAGACGATAGTAGGCTAGTTCCAAGGGATACCTGCAGGGCACGTGTCTCGTCCTGTAAGACGTTTACGTGATCAGCAAATACTGTATCTACAAGGTCTACCTTTGGGGTAAAAGACCTAATTGACGACGGGTACTGAGCAGCCATTTCTCACCTATTCTATTCTCTTGGGTTATTCTCTAAGACTTTAGTTCTGCTGTCATGACAAACCACCAGTTACGTTAATGATTAGGTTTGTAGTTTGCAATACCGGTATCTGACCATTGGTTAATTGGACTCCAGAGGTAGGAGCCGTACTTGTGTTGTCTGTGTTTAGCTTTGCAATTACGATGGACTCCACGCCTTCTACTCCCGCAGCTTTAGCCATGACTGCTGAATAAGCAACTAGTTGACCAAAACTAACGCTTTCATAAGCAAACAAACCGCCAGGGTTTAAGAATACATCTCTAATATCCTGCTCAACATCTGCATTGTTGTATGACGAATTTGCAGTAACAGTTAGCGTTACATAAAAATCTACGTATGTAGGTGGTTGAATAGTAACTGTGGTTCCTACAGGTATTTTATCTGAAAGGTATGAGGAAACCGCCGCAGATAGCTCTGTCCAATTTAACGTAGGGGATCCGCTAACAATTCCAGGAGTTACTGAATCATCATTTTGAGACTGTAGATATAGGGTTACGGCGCTGTATACAGCAGCTACAGTTTTTGTTCGTCCCACCCCAGGTACTTGTGAAGCTAATGCCGCATAGTCTGCAATAGTTATTGCTCTACGACGAGTGCTGATTGCTTTCTTAACCTTTGACCGTATCTGATCATTATCATCACCATCAGCTCCTCCAAAGGAGGCAGAAGGGTTAGAAACTGCAAGGTAACCAATAGCCTCTGGAACAATGTTTCCAGGAATAAAAGTTACTTCTTCAATTGTTCCTGAGTTTAGGTTTCCAGCCGCTCCTGCGCTAATTCTGTAAAGAGCACTGATAACTTGATTAGATGGTGGAATAGCTCCGTTAATGCCGTCACCAAACTCAATTGAGGTAGTGCCTTCATCATCAACACTGGTAGTAAATACCAATTGATTAGGACCCGCCTCAGTTAAAGACTCTACATAACTCCATGGGGTAAACGCTACTCCTTGCCCAACATAAACAATTACAGAGTTATCTACGATATTACTATCGATAAGCTCTAGAGTTTGAGCAGCAGTTCCGTCAGATATTCCAAGGTTTACTGGAAGAGGTTTGTTTGTAGTTGGGCTGATTAAGTCTGGACGGTCTGTATTTACTGTCTTTCCTTCTTGACAGGCAAGAGTCACAGTATCTCCAGCTGCTAATTGAGTAGCGCTAGCAGTTGTTTCAAAATAAATTTCTGTAAAATCTCCGTATAAAAGAGTTGCAAGCACTTGAGTTCCTACTGGAATGTCAATTGCTTGATCACTGATGTTTTCAAATAGCACATTAACACGTGCAGGAGTAGGTCCAGAAACACGGTACCCGTAAAGTTTTCCAATATCAATGATTGTTTTTCTACGTGCAGCAGTATCAATACTTAGCTCATTAGCTACTCTGTCAATATAGTAGGACATAATGTCCCCCATATAAGCAAATGATTCTAGTAGAATAGACCCAAGATCGTTGGGATCATCTGCTGCCCAGGCATAGTTTGTTCTAACATTGACTAGACTTGTTAAATCCTCTACCAAAGCTTGATAGTCTCTAGAAGTGTAATCTATCTGGGAAGGTACGTCATTAGCCATTTTTCATCACCTCGTAGTAGTCGCGTCTGGATTTAAAGTTGTACTTACAACCGTAATGCTAAGTTCTTCAAAATCAGGTAAAGTTACATTTAACTCCACGGTTACTGCACCCGTGTCTAAAAATCCTTTAACGTTTATTCGTTCAACTGTTACGTCTGGAATCCAGTTACCAATAGCTGTACGTATTGCCTGATTGATTGCTGCTTCTACTTTACCTTGATTTTCAAACATCGCGGAAGCAATGTTGGTTCCGTAAGTAGGTCTCATAGGGCGCTCACCCACGGCTGTAGATAACAAAGTTAAAAGCTTATCTTGATATATCTTTTTTTGATCAGTAGTGCTAGTTACTTTGCCAAAATCATCTAAGGTAAACGGAAAAGAGATTGACTTCATGCCTGCACTCCTATCCAAACTGGTTCTTCAAGTAATCCTGCAACAAACATAATCCACACTCTTTGCCCCTTATTTGGAACAAAACGGTGTGGTGTGTGTTCGTCCGTATTAGTCGCATCGTTAAACATACTTGTTTTAGGATCCGACCCGTTCCACCCTTTTGCGGCGTTTACCGCAGTTTTATGTGGATGTTTAAGGGTACCAGCCCCCGCTTTTGCCACCACGGTTAACGCAGGGACAGTCTCGGTATCGCCCCTAGAGTCTGTTACAGAAACGGGGGTGGTTGTTAGGAGCGCTGCTATTTGGGCGGCGGTATGCTCTTGGTGGTCAGGGTGATTTGCGTTATAGGTAATGGGCAGCACTGCTCGAGCCCAGTCGGTCACTTCTTGTCCAGTAACCGTAACCTGAACTTTTATTCTTCCCTTTTTTAAGGGGTCGTTTATTTCTTTGACAATGCCTTCATAGATTCCGTAAAACCTAACTCGACCCTGCGGGTCTTGCATGTACTCTGAATCCATACCTGTAGTCATCTTGCCGTCCAAGTAACTTGTCTGCCAACTTGTGAAAAGTCAGGAACTTCATTTTTGTAGATATTTGGAGTGTACTTTGTAGCTAAGGGTTTGGTATTAGGACCAGGTATGTTTTTAGATGACTTAGTAGCCTTAACCCCTAAGTCTGTTCTTCCGTTGTTCACACCAATAGTATAGTTGTTTAACTTAGGTCCCTTTGGTTTTAAAGATTGGTTTGAAAGCTCTGCCTCAAAATCTCTTTTTCCAGAAATTTTGCTGACATTTTTGTTATCTGCGTTTCCTATGGAATCTGCTCCAAGCAAAACGTCCATCTGGTAGGTGGTGTTTCCTGTACCAAAACGATGACTAATTGAAAGCACAGTCCAATACCCCGACATATTTTGTGCTAACTTGTCTAAATAGATTGTTTCTCCAACTCTGACGTCAGAGTTACCGTTAAGGGTGGCAACAGCTCTATAGTTGTATCTATTAGCTTCTGCTAAATCCTCTGCAATAAATTTTGCTTCAGAAATGGTTTTTGCAACCTCAAAAGGTAAATGTTTTACAAATTTTGCTTTTTTAGAGGTTTTACTATGTACGTTTTTTGTCATTTTTTAAGAAATTTCTTGTTAGGGGTTACTGTACCGTTTGTTTTCTTTTTAGCAGGGGCAATTTTATGCTTAGTAGTGATGGCCTTGTTATTTGTAGAGTGTAATCCGCTAACTACTCGGTCTACAGTGGCGCCAATCATATCTGGGGCTTCATCAGAAATTTGAGGTATGAAGTCAAGGATTGTACCCATTGCAATAATGCCTCGTACGCTTGGAGCTGCCGTTTCTCTAAAGAAATACGGAGATCTGGCAGTACTAGCAGAACTTAATTTGTTTTTTGACATAAAATACACGGTTGTACCCGTAATTTTTAATCCAAAACCTGTTTGCTTAGCTAGTCTTCGAAGCAATTGCCAATCACTCTGCCCTGCTTGACCAATAGTAGCAAATACTCTTGGATGTCGTTGAGTTACTGCTTTCAACCCGTACTGTTTACAAATTTTTTGAACAACTTGATCCGCAGTTACATTTTTATAGATTTTTTGTTTAGTTGTTTTTAATAAATAGGTTGGAGATATGCAAATAACTGTGGTCATGTTGTCTCTTACCGTAGAAGGTATAATTTTGTGAACATACCCCACCCAACTTGATGAGCTTCCAGAACCAGAATAATCAAATTGAACTGGGTCTCCAGAGCTAACAAAACCATTTACGTTTTCAATTTTTCCAGCAAACTTTAATACTAGTTTGTCGTGAGAATCAAACTCTTGCTCTAATTGTGCGTTTAAAAGCACTAAATTAAAAGAAGGGCTTAAAGGAAAACTGACTTTTCTTTCAGGAAACCTTTCAATAGGTGTTTTAACAGCGTTTCTTTTGTATAAAGGAGTGGCCATATTACACCCGTGGAATTCTTATAATAGTTCCAGGAGATATTTCTAAAGCGTCTGGTAGTCCTGGATTTATGTCTAATATTTGCCACCATAAGGTAGAGTCTCTAAGGTAGGTTGCAGCTAGATAATCTAACCTATCTCCGTCTACCCAAGTGTAGTCAATATAAGAAATAAAGCTGGCTCCTGGGAAAGTACGGTAAACAGTCCAAGCGTAAGCTCCCGTAGTCTTATTTTTAATTTGTTGTGCGTCTCCGTCGTCATAACGAGAGTTTCTATATACAGCCATTATAAGAACCCATCCCTTGCTCGTCTAGAAGCGACAATGTCTGAAGAACTCATCTTAACAACCGGAGTAACCCTATTAAGTTCCTCAGCATTTTTAAATACATCAAATGAACTCGCAAGATCTGGGATACGCTCAAGATTAATCTGTACAACAGACCTAATAGGGATCATTTCTCGAGTAAACATACTATGCTCTACGCTTATGCTTTGCATAATAACTTTGTATCGCATTCTCTCAGAAACTTTAAATATAAACGGAAGTTGGGTTAAGTAGCCCATGTTAGCACTAAGTAACTCAAGCCCATCCTTAGGGTCTGAACCCATAAGAGTAACTGCTTGAGGATTTCCATTTATAACTCTAAATAAATATTCAAGGTCGTATTCTGTACCTCTATGGAGAATGCCGGCGCACTGTTCAGCTGTCATACCCGTTGGGTAGTATGGCTGAAGATCAAGTGTTTTTCCAGACTCTTTCCATTGACGCATAGTAACCATGTCTGCTACTCGGTCTAACAAAATATTTACAGTAATACTTCCTCCAATGCCAGAGGCTACTAAAACTGCGTCGTTTTCATTTGGACGTGTCCAGTCCACCTTGTTATTGGAACTCATGTTATAACTAATATACTGAGGGTTGTATAAGAACCTAAATCCCCAGAAACGATTTAAATTAGCAGATTGTCCTCCAGGCAAAAGATCTAATTTTTTATCTGGTAAATTAACAATTTCAGGGTCTATATAAAAAGAAGCTAATTGATCGTATTGGTTGTCTCCGCTACCTTGTGGGGCGTCTTTCCAAATACGACCAGCAAAATGTCTAGTAGTTATGTGTGGATACGGATTAAAGTTGCTTGCTGCTTTTACTGTTTCTGGAGTAGGAGTTACTGTGGCAGGAGGCGTATTATTACCGCCACCACCACCACCACCGCAAATAGCTACAGAAAACTTTTTACGTGTAGCGATAGCTTCATTTTTATAAGACTGGGCAGTAATGCTTGGTTTAGGAGTTTTTGGATCAACAAACGCCTTACCTGTAGCTGCCCAATCCCAACCAGAAGCAGTCCAAATAACTTTTACACGTCCAGCTTCCTTATGTTCTGCAAAAGAAGCGTTTGGATAGGCTTTTAAATCTGTTTGAGAAAGGGCTCTAACTGTGTATTTAATTTGTTTTGAATACGCACCGTCTACGTTTGGACTAGAACCAGTTGCGGTTAAATTTGACGCTACAGTATATGGACTCTTAGTTAAAACATAGCGGTATGTTGCAAATACGGCTACCCAACGTTTTCCTGTACATTCATCCCAAGTCCAACCATCAACTGTAGTAGCTTCTGCTAGTACGGAATCTCTATCTGGAGTTACAGCTGCTTTTGTAAATGTAATTGTAGGGATAGTAACTGTTTGCCATTTTGTGGGGTTGTAACCAATTTGACCCCAGTTAAAAGTACTATTTTGTCTAGGAGCAATTATTTGTATTTCCGGAACTCCGGTGTTTATGTCTGCTTGCTCAGTGCTTGCTCTTAATTGGCTAGTTGAAGCGTTAGAAAAACCCGGAATAATAGACTGAAATGGTTGGTAAACTCTAATTGTAAACTTAGGCGTGTAAGTACCTGGTTTACTTGCAGTAAATGAAACCCTAAAATAATCCCTATCTAAAGGTTTTCTAAACGGGTCCCCAGTCTTTATTACGGCACCCTCTGAAAGATCTTTAACGTCCTTAGTAGTTACTACAGCTCTACGAGAATCGTCGCCGGATAATTCTATTCGGTTAAAAGATTCAAGTTGATACTCAATTGATGGGTCAGTTGTATCACCCTTAAATACTCGTACAGCGTAAAATACCTGCTCCCCACAAAGATTTTTGGTAGCAGGTGTCTCACGAACAATTTCAGCCCAATATTTAACTGCCATTAGTATTTACCTAACTGTTCAAGATCTCGATCTGAAGCTATAGCTTTCTTAAATTTGTCTAGCATAACCAGTACTTCTTGATCTCCTGCTTTAGCAATATTAACGGTCATACTAACATTAATGCTCGTTGCCCCACCATTACCGCGGTTGTTTCTAACAAGGTCTGCTTGACCTTTATTAAGAACCATCTCGTCTGGGTGAAGGTAAGCCAAACCTTCTTTAGTACGGTCAGTGCCATAAAAGTAACCAGGAATTCCAGCTGCTTTTGAAGCAGATTCTGCATCATCTAAAAACTTAGAAAAAGATCCGTTATTATATGCAGACCAAGCTTTCCAATTTTGACCCTGATTAGAAATGTTCCAGGCGGCCTTAACGTTAAACGAAGGGTCAGTTAAACGTTTTCCGTCTCTCCATTCCCCTCCACCATACTTTTTAGGGTCCTTTAAACTTCTAATCTGGAATAGGCCTAAACTTGGGCCATATTTTTTGTTTACTAAGTTTTCGTCCCCTACCGCCTTAGCTCTGCCACCAGACTCAGCTAAAGCAACCGCAAAAGCTGTTTGCAAAGACTTCCCACGAAAGCCTTCTTTGTACAGTGCATTTACTAGTCCTTTACGAGAACCAAAAGCCATGCCACCGCTGTCTCCGCTTGCAGCGGTCATTTGACTGTCTCCCATAAGACCGTCTAATACGCTAGAGCTTTCTCCGACTTTTTTAGCGTAATCTAAAGCACCATCTTTAGATATATCTCCGTAGCTAAGCGGACCTCCGCGTTGAATTGCAGCAAGTAGTTGACCACCAGCAAATTGAGTGCTTTTTGGCGTATTACCGCCCAACACAAACTGTGAGAGATCTTCTTCGCTTATTTCGTCTTTAGAACTTTTGCCAGTAAAGATACTAGATACTTTTGATTTAATTTTTCCAAAGATACTTTGAGGATCTACAGACTGCTTACTTCCCTTACTTAATCTAACTTCAAAGTGCAAGTGTGGTCCTGTAGAGCTTCCAGATCCCCAAGCACCTTTCTTACCACCAGAATAAGCAATGAGCTGCCCCTGACGAACCTCTTGTCCAACCTTGACTACGGACTTGCTTAAGTGAGCGTAGTATGTAAAAAAACCTTCGTGCTTAATAACTACATAGTGTCCAAAACTTCTTGAAGAGTTAGGTTGAGTAGTTACTTGATCTACAATGCCATCTGCTGCAGCAAGTACGGGACTTCCTACAGGCATAGCGTAATCAATACCGCCGTGGTGATGTCTTTCTTTAGGATTGTTTGGATCGTTTCTCATTCCATATTGAGAAGAAATTCTTTGATAGTTTGGCGCAGGATTGATAGCCATAGGCGTGGTTCCTGGAGAATTAGAGGATGGTCCAGTACTCTCTCCACCACCCATACCACCTAGAAGTTGTCCTGCTGCGTTTGATCCTCCACCAATTAGCGCACCAATTAGTCCTGTCACTAGTGCTCCAGGGCCAGTTGCGGAGCCCATAAGAGCTCCCGTACCTCCTCCGATTGCTGCGCTAGATAGTACAGATCCCCAATCAAATTTCTTTTTTGTTTTTGCAGTTTGATATCCACCAAAAGCAGAAAGAGCTGAACCTAAAATTGGTACTGCTTTGCCCATTCCAGCAAACTTACCAAACTTACTTGCAGCGGCGCCTGCTCCTGCTGCGGTAGCGGCCGCACCTGCACCCGCACCTGTTGCAGCTCCAGCCCCTACTGTAGGTATGAGGCTTGTTGCTCCCCGACCAAACATCATTTTCATCATTAATGCATTTGAAAGCATGCCTGCTGCGCCAGACATTGTGGCACCTGCACCGCCTGCCATAGGAAGGGTCTGTAGCACTCCCTTAAGGGCTGCTAAGCCGTTTACAACACCTGGTAGTGTCTCTGCCATGGCTGAGAACCCGTTGTTGACTGCAGCGGCTGCGCTAAGCGCACCTTGATACCCGCCAACTAATCCTTCTTCTGTTGCTCCTAAAGCTCTATTTTGTGAGCTTTGAAAATTAAAGTTACTTGCTTGAACTCCGCCGCCTACGCCCATAGTTCCAAGCATGCCCTTAGCACTGGACATTTGCTTTGCTGTAAGAGGCTTATTGTTTTTAAACCGAGCCATAAGTCCGCTGGTATATACGTTAAAGAGGTTTGGATCGCCACCAGCAATGTTCATGATTGTCTGATATTCAATGCTGTTAGGGCTAAACATTACCTCGGGATTCTTAGGTGTCTTACCCCGATATATCTTTGAATAAAGCTCATTAATAATCTCATTAGGAGCTCTAAGATTTCCTTCTCGATCACGAAGTCTTATTCCTAGGCGCAGCATATTCATGCCGTTTTGTCCAGCGTATGCTCCCGCGGCTTGTTCATTGCTCATACCACTGATGGCGCTCATGCCACCAAGTTGGCTCATGATTCTCTGTGTGCTTACTGATTGAGAACCGTAACCACCTTGAGACAGGATTTGCCCCATAGCCATAGTTGGTCCCATGGCACTGGTTGCATTACCGCGACCAATCGTAGAGTTGGCAGAAGCAATTACTCCTTTGGAGCCCATTCCTCCAGAGCTGTACATTGCAACACCCTCAGCGGTTAGTCTTTGGGTTACTGCTGTCATAGTGTTAGGCATGATGCCCATAGCACCCGCACCTAAGGCTGCTACACCTAAACCAACGTTTGCAGCGGTACTTCTTTTAGCACCTCCAGGCATGTCTGCAAGACTTCGACCCATAGTGTTACCAGATTTACCGGTACCGTCAAGGTCTAGCTTACTTGCAGCCTCCATGTGTTCACGGAAGGCTTCTGCACGCTTTTCAATAGCTTCCATTTCTTTATGGAAACTTTTAATCTCTTTGTTGATGGTTCCAAAGAACTTGTTAGCGCTTTTTTGCCCAGTAAACGCTTCGTCGTCAATGCCTAGGTTCTCATACGCATTTGCCAAGTTATCTCACCACCTTAGGTCTGGTTACTGCTTTAGATAAAAAAACTAATCTTTCTCTTACTGTAAGGCTTCTTAACTCCTGTAATGACCAGCCCGGATAGAACTGGGCTAGAAGATCATAAGAATCAATAGTGTCTTGATAAGTTATTTCATTGACGAAACAACTCTGCCAGGGTTAGTGGCAGGCTTACCTCCTGGCCGCAGTTTTTGCAAGCCTTTTTAATTTCGCTTAGTTGTGGTCCAGGGTTACGTTTTGCTAGCTCTTCTAGAAGTGTTCTACGATCATTGATTCCTAGATTTCTAATTCGAGTAGAGTTTAGGATTGGTTGATCCGCAATCTCAAGCACACAAGATGTTAAAAGCAAAGTGTCTAATTCCGCAGAGTTTTTGTCCGTAGCATTAATGATCTTTGTTTGAACATCTCCTGTTGGAAGGCTAACCTTTGCAAGGCCAGCTTTTAGGTCGACTGTAAATCTACGGTCATTGATAGGATCAGCTAATTCTTTAGTTTCTACGTCTTCGTCTAAATCCACCTTGAACACTTGAAGTTCAGGGCACTTATCGCATACGTTAGAAACCTCTACTTCAGCACCAAAAGTTGCTTTTCTAATTGCTAAAAGCAACGCTTCTCTATCTCCAGCAAGCAAGGAATTTAGAATTGCCTTGTCAGCTGGTTGTCCTCCCACAGAAACTGTTGCTCTCTCTAGGATAGCTAACAGTGCTTTGCCCGGGTCTGAAATCTTTACGATCGCCTCTTCATCTGCGCCGTTAAGTTCCCTGACCTCAGCATCTCTGTACACGGTTCCTTCAAGCGGGTCAATAAAACCCGCTGGAAGAATAACCGCTGTTTGAGGGAGTGATGGGAGCACTACTTGTGGTAAAGATCCCACCACTTCCTCATTAACAAGCTTGTTTACATCTTCTAACAGTTTGTTTGCCAATGCCGGATTTTCTGAGGCATTAATAGTTGTAGACATTTTATGTTCCTTTTCTTAGTCTAGTTATGAGATATCTGCTGCTGACCCAGCAACTGTTAGGTCTGAAGCATAGGATGCTTCCCAACCTTCATGAACTAGGGTCATTTCTTCTACCATCAAACTATTTCCACCAGCATCTAGGTTGCTGTATGAAAGGTTTGTGATCCAAGCATTGTACACTTTAAAGCGAATAGCTACGTGTGGCGCATCTGAGTTTGTAGTTCCTGCTGCTGAAAGTGTTGCGTTAGCCGCACTTCCATTAATTCCTGCAGGGTTTGGATGACTAAGAACACGAATATCCAAATTGCATCGGAAATCTGCTCCTACTCCACCTTTAGCGCCTGAGCTAATTACAGAGAATAAACGCTTCATCCAAGCGACCTGTGAGGAATCCCCCAACATTACGCCCTTGCTAAGTGTGATTGGACTAAAAGAAGTTTGTCCAGGTAATTGGTGAACAGTGGTGTTGTACCCACCCTCACGGTATTGGATTGCTTCAGTAGAGACTGTTAAGCCTGATACTGAGGTGAAACCCATTTTAGTGTCGAAACCATAGGCCGGCGTTTGGGAGTTAGGTAGGAAGTCTACAAGAAACCGAAAATTACGAACGGGATCTGTAGCAAGCGAACTTAACACGTTAGTAAACGCGGTCTTTTTTGCTGCTGTTGCCATAGTCTATTATCCTTTCCTTACTACGCCGAAGCGCTTCCGGTGATCTGCCCAATGCTGATCACAATGAATTCTGCAGGATATTCAACAGCTACACCAATTTCGATGTTTACTCGACCGTTTAAAATATCTGTAGCTGTGTTGTTTGAAGCATCACATCTTACGTAAAATGCTTCACTTGGAGTTGATCCACGTAGCCCACCTTGAGACCAGTATTCCCGAAGGAAATTGCCTAGTGCGTTACGAAGTTGAGACCAAAGCACTTCGCTGTTGTTCTCAAACACTGCAAAATTACTGCGATCAGTGAGTTCTTTCTTCAAGAAAATCAATGAACGACGTACGTTAATGTAGCGTTCTCCAGTTGAGTTATTTAGAGTGCGACCACCCATAATTACAATTCCTGCACCAGGAACGTTACGAATAGCGTTTACTGGCTTAGAAGCTGAGTTTAGAGAGTCTAGTTCAGCATTTGTAAGTGAACGCTCTAAAGCAACTGCGCTTCCAATTTTTGTTCCAAAACCAGCTGGGGTCTTGAATACGCCACGAGAAGCATCTGTTTCTAGGTACTTACCTGCTGCAATTGCTGCAGGACCAACTACACGAGTTGCACCAGGTGCAGACTTTAGTAGGTCTGGAATTACTACCCATGGGAAGTAGGTTGCTGCGTTTCCGCCGTCTACTGCTCCACAGCCATCAATTGCGTAAGTAATTGCTTCCGCAGCTGTGCTTCCAGCTGGTGGATCAATTAGGGCAAATACATCTCCACGAGCATCTGCATAAGCAGTCACGTCGTTATCTAGAAGAACCTTAGCTGCACGGGCGTTAGTTTCTCCGCCTGATGCGAAAGCATAAGATGCGTCTGCGTTAATTAGAAGCATTGGATTAGTAATTGCATCAAATGTGGTAAGTGCAGTTTGGTAGTTAGCACGTGTAGGTGCTGAACCATCTGCTCCAGATGTAAATGCCTTTTGTCCAGCAATTTCTGGTTGGTTGTCTGGTGCTGCTGTACCAGCTGCTAGGTTAGTAAGTGTTACGTAATATGAAGCTGAGTTTACGTATGCTACGCAATAGCGGCTGTTTGTTGTGGACATGCTTAGATCAGTAAACTGTTCTAGGATTCCATTTGCATCTGAAATGATTAAGTTAAAGGTTGTTGTAGATGAGGATCTAACTTCTGCCTTTAATCCGTTACCCCAAGCACCAGCGCTTTTTGCTGTTACTCGAAGTGTGCTAAGAGGTGTAGCTGCACGGTCACGTAGTACTACTGATGCTGCTGTAGCACCTGCACCCGTAACACGCTTAATATATGCACTACGCCCACCGTTTGCGAAAAACGAATAGACTGACCAAGTAGCTGGGTAGCTATCTGATAGGCTTCCAAAAGTTTTTCCAAAGTCGTACCAGCTTTGAATTAGAACTGGTGCGTCTGTAGGTCCTTGTGCAAATGCACCAAGGAACGCTCCACGAGCCTGTCCATTGTTCGCTAGTTCAACTTGTTGAGGCAGGGGCACTTCATTGATGAAGACTCCCGGTCTGCTGTAAGTTGTCATTCTTGTTACTCCTTAGGGTTGAGTTATTTTCTCTGGGTTCCTAGTTATATCTGTATTGTTTCAAACGGGGTAGGCTGACTATTAAACGATATTAGAGGAGGTGTTTGTACTGGGTACTGCTGAGCAATGGCGGTAGGCAAGACTTCAGCACTAATGCGTATGTTGTACACATTAGAGAATAATCTTTTACCGTTTTGATCGGTAGTATCTTTTTTAGACATTCCCAGAAATTCAACACGCCTAAGCGTTTTGTCTTCTGGAACAATAAGGCGGCCAAAGCGCATTGGAATGCGATGACCAGATAGCATTGCAGCCATAATTGCACGATCATGTCTAGGTTGACGTGCATAGGTTGTAATTTGATAATCAAGATTTATTGGGATAGGTACTTCAGTTTGATACTGCTTTGACCCAGATCCGTCTACACCTACTGTTCCAGTGTCAACACCTTCTGGATAGTAGCGCATACTAATCTCTCCGCGATGAGCTCGTTCAAAGTCTTCAGAGTAACCAATAAAGTCAATAGTAATATATGGATATACCTGATCTCTGATTTCCATATCAGGTTGTCCGTACCAGACACCCACAGGACGCTCAGCGTTTGCACTGTCGGAAACCTTGATTCCTTGTAGAGCTGTCTTTAAGGCTTTATCTTCATTAAGAATAATAGGCATTACTTAACTCCCAGTCTCTTTAGGCCTCGAGAGAACCCCGAAATAAAAGCTTCGTCGTCTTTTAAGTTGGTCATAAAGTTTCTGAGCACAGCAGATGGGGGAGTATCTTGATCTCCATACTCTAAAAAGAGTACTCGAGCTGAGATGTGTGGGGGATAAAAAACAGTGCCCTCACCATTTTTTTGTACCCAGTAAACCTGAGAAACAATATCTTCAGGCCAGTTGTTCCAACGGCACCAAGCTCTAAGGCGTTGGGTAGTAGAGAAAGAGTCCTCTTGTTCGCCTACAGGAATCGCATTAAGTATGAGTTCTGATAGCTTCACTTACGACCCGCGATTACTTTAGCCGTTAGACTCCCTGCAATCCAGCCAGCTACCATAGAGCCAGCGTGAAATTTGTCTAAGCCAAGTACACCGCGTACGAATTGTTCTCGATCAGCATCGCTTTCTTCACGTGCCAAACGGTCAAGTAAGTAAATCATCAGAATCCTCCAAAAGAAGATGCGGGGTAAAGCTGCAGGGTCCGGATTACTCCGGCGTCAAGAACAAGAGTAAATGAAAAAGCCCCCTTTCGGGGGCTAATCATTTACTTCTTTTTGGACTTTTTCTCTCGCTTGTCCTCGGCCTTTTCGCCCTTCTTGCCTTCCTTGGCTTCGTGGCGCTTTTCCATAGACTTAATCTTCTTAACGTTTTTGACGTCCATAGCACGGTCGTCTTCCTGAGACTTAGGCTTACGGTGCTTCTTGTCCATCTTTTCAAACTTCTCTTTTTGTTCCTTGTCAAGACCCTTTGTGGTCTTAGCATCTTGCTTCTTATCTGAAGACTTTGTGTACTTAGACATTAGTCCTCCTTCTTATCACGACAACTACACTTTTCGCAGGTAAGGTCTGCCGGCTCTACCCAGGCTGCACAGCACTCTACGCACATGTTACATGCCCTTCTTTCGTACCATTGACTTCTTCTTAGTCATTGGACGAGCATTTGGGTCCGCCTTCTTTTTGTTACGAAGCATCTTAAAGTCTGCTGAGTCAATCTTATTAGGATTGCCAGCTGTCTTGGCCAGCTTCTTTTGCTTATCTGACATTGCCATTACTTTTTCTCCTTCTTTGGCGCAGCCTTCTTAACAGCCTTCTTAATCATCTTGCCCTTCTTTGGGCCTGAACCATACTTTGGATGGCTCTTATCTTTCTGTCCACAACCACATACAGCGCACATTATTTTTTACCTTTCTTAGGGGCAGGGACTTTGTCCTTGCCTTTGCCTTCAGGTACACAGTTTGGCACCTTTTTACCATTTTGAGTCTTCATACCAACTTGGACATAGCCGTCCCAGCATGGATTCTTAGCCATTACTTACCCTTCTTGTGGGGGTTCTTTTTGTGCCAGTCTTTGGTGGCTTTTATGCCTTCCTTGACTGTCTTAGCCCCAGCTTTTTTGGTGAGGTTAATCTTATCGTACTTTCCCGCCTTGGCGCTGGCAGCGTGATCCACAATAATTTCACCTTTTTTGTTCTTTTTTACAACGTGGTCAGCTCCACCAGCTTTGATTTTAGGCATTATTTTTTCTTCGCTTTCTTCTTTACCTTTGTAGGCAGCTTACCTTTGGGGGTTTCTTTCTCCCACTTTTCAGCCATCTTAGGATCGTTGGAGTACATCCACTTACGTTGAGCTTGAGACTTAAAAGGCATCAGATCACCCGTGAAAATAGGGTTACTACAGCGTTAGCTGAGGTACCTGCCGCAGATACAGCGTATAGCTTATCTTCAGCGTTTAATTCAATTTCAAAAACAGTTTGTTTAGCAATATGAAGGCCGGTCTCAACTCCGCTAACAGTCACTGCAGAGTCTCCAATGTATATTTGACTGTTATCATTATTATAAATAAACACAGATGTCTTTGGGTTTCCTTCAGGAATTTGTGCGATTAAAGTTGCGGTAGTACCAACTGTAAAAGCTTGATGTTCAATAGGCATAGTTAGACTCCTGGGATAAATGGGTTGTAGTTTGCATATTGTAGGAATTGTGGGTCGTTGACCAACTCTTCCGCGTTTACCTGGTTGAGATCTAGGCTGACAAGTGTGTAGTCATTACCCATAAGACCTCTAGGTAAGAATTTAGATGGAGACCAAACAGTACTTCTAAAGACTATACGATCTCTTAAGTAACGGTCTGGATCTTGACTAAAGTAATCATCATCTGTGGTTGTTGTTCCCCGAAGTTTGGATACGTTGTTCCTGATAACGTCTACGTTAAAGGTCAAACGTAACTGGTCAACGGTATAAAGACCGCGATCATTTCTCATCATTACGCCTTGTTCAAGCTTAGCTGAGATTACCGGCAGGGTTGTTTCTTTCTTCCACCTACGACCTACGCTAGAGGAACCCACATCATAGATTGGGTCTACCTGACTAGCTACGGGATCCCAAGCCCACCAATCTACGGACATACCAACGGTACGCACCATATCTTTGGTTACGCCTAGTTTAATAGACTCTTTTTCAGAGGCTACAGTAAATCTACCTTGTACTTGGTCTCCACGCATGCTTACATTTTAAGGCTGAATAAAGAAAAAGAAAGCGTTAGCCACCACGTTATTAAACGGTTCTGGAAAGGCTGAACGTATAAACTCTTGGTCAGCACTAAAGAAAAGCCCCTCATTTTCTACTAATTCAAACAGCTCCCCACCTACCGTGGTTTCCCACCCCAGGTGCTGGTAAGCAACAAGGCTTATTACATAATCTGCATCTTCACTAAACTTCTTGGGGGTTTGTGTTGGCTGAGGCCCAGCATAGATATCTAAGTGCTGCCAATTAGGTATAAGGGACTCGCTACCAAACATTTGCCTAGCTACAGGCAAAAGCTTTTCATGAAGCATGCGTAATTCTGGGGTATCCTTTAGTTGTAAAACTCCATAGCCAGACTCATGCTCCGGCTTGATTTTTTTTAAAGCCTCGTGATGTTCTAGGGCATACTTCTGAAGATACTCAAAGTCTCTTTCTGAAAAAAGGTCCTGTATAACCCTATTCACTCTCCGGCCCCTTAACTTCCTCTACTTTACTCCACTTACCAATAGGACATTCAGCAGCCGAAATCTTAACTTTAAGGTGCATGAAACATCCACACTTCTTACATTGCTGAGTTACCTTAGTTAGGTGGGCGCAACCATTACATATTTCTAAACGTTTCTTGGCAACCGCATCTGTAGTACGAGGTACGTTCTTATCTAAGAGGTCCCATGGACGAGTGTCGCCTAAGTTTTTCTTATATTTTTGCCATAAGGATAGGTTATCTTCAGACATATTATTCTCCTAGATTTCTGACCACATACTGAGGTCTTGATTTTTAAGCATTGATTTCGGTGCAATATTGAATCCTAGCATAACTGTATTTTCATGACTATAGGTAATCTTTTTTCCTGCTTCCCAAAGGTATATATCACCAGAAGCTAGCAAATTAGAAACCCCACCTACGGTAATAAAGCTACCTTCTTCAGCCTCGAGCACATACACTCCCGAGAAACAGGGAATCCTAACCCCTCCGGTGTCATACCAAACATCTGTTCGAACGCCCTTAATTAACTCGGATGATAGATAGAAAGTTGAGTGGGTTCGACTCAATTCGTAGTAGCTGCAGGAATCGTCTAGCAACTTTTTAATTTCTTTATGAGCATAGTTAATTGACGGCTCTGTACCAATAGGTACATTTGAGGAAAATACTTTTACCGGCTTAGTCAATACGCTTAAAAGAATATGCTCTTCACCCTTGCTCATTAAAACCCCCAATTCTTTGACCAAACCATATCAAGGGAAACGCTGGATCCCTAGGAGGCTCCGCCTCATCATACTCAATCCGTCCACCTTTGATAGGGGGCACATAAGAAGACTCTCCCAACACAGCTCTAGTTCTAGCGTAGATTCTATCGGTCTGCTTACTGCGGTCTCCAGTGCCATCTACATTTACGCCAAACTGATCTGCAAAGAACTTCTTTAAAAACACTCCAAAAGGAACCCAGTACCCATTACGTCTGTGTATAGGGTTTGTATACATCCTTTGAACTTGGTACCCATTATCAAAACAGCCATACATATCCGGATAGGCATAGGGCAGGTGTTTAGATATTATTACGGTACCTGTAGGGTAGTCATCGTTCTTATATATTGAGACAATATAGGTAAACGAAGAACTTTCTAACCCAACACAAACATGTACCCAAAACCCCGTTAATTTCTCGGGAAACTCAAACTGTAGATATTGTGCGCCGTCTGTAGTCATATTTAGTCAACCGTATTTGAGTCGTGGGTCAACATCCTTTCAGTGAAGAATATATCATAAGGTTCGCAGTCAATAGAAACCACTTCGTGGTCTACGTCTACCTTCCTCAACACCCCAATAGCTACCCAGTTATGGTAAGTATTTGACCAGATAAGGTCAGTGCTTTCAAGATCTATAGCCTTTACAAACTTAGTCACATCATTACGGTTAACTAGGATGTAGTGGGTGTCTGAGAATATGTCTGAGTCAACAATGATTGCCCACTTAGATATGCGGGTACGAAGATTGACAATTTCAGTTTCTACAAGGTTAATGTGAGGGTTTTGAGCAGTCCACTCAATAAGCTCCATATCTGTAGTAAGTAAGTTGTCGTATGGGAAAGTATCAATATCTGCAGACAGCAGCTTATCTCCAACTTTTAGATCAAAAGCAGGAACTAATCCATCACGAGTTCGTACTAAAGTATTGATGTTAATACTCTTACCTGTACCACCCCCGCCAATATTAAAGAACTCATTTGGAGGTGGGAATACAATAGGCTCTGTGTTAATAGTTTGCCCAGTAGTGTCATCTATTAAATTTAATACGGATCCACCATCAGTTGTTTGAGTTGTTGTCCAAGTAGTTGTACCTCCGGTGTCTCCAGTTGGTCCAGGACTAGTTACTGTAGTTCCTGGAACTACCGTAAAGGTAGGGCCTGTTGGGTTACTTGGTGGAGGTTCTGTAGGAGTTGTTGCTCCTGATCCTGGAACAATACAAGGTCCGTAGATGTCAGGACATCCTACTGCTGTAATACAGTATGTTTGTGTACCACCTATACCACAACTTTGTGTTCCGCTTCCGTAAACACAGGTGCCGTTACATTGAGCTGGTAAACTCTCTGATATACAGCTACCACCAGTATTTCTTGCAGGACAGTTTGGACATGCTGGGTTTGGATCATATTGATATTGATACCAAACCCCATTGTTGCAATAACCTGCATCATCATCTATACAACCGCAACCAGAAGGTCCTGTAGGTCCAGTTGGCGCTGTAGGTCCAGTAGGATTTGTTGTTATTTGTGGACAAGGAGAATAAGAACTTGTACTTGAAGTTACTGTACAACTGCTTGTAGAGGCAGGAACAGTATACGAAGAATATTGATTACAGCTTATTGCAGATCCTAAAGCATTCCTACAAACCTCAGTAATGTAGTAGATTTGTTGAAACACGTCTCCAATAACTACAGGTGGAGTGTACGCAGTGCATCGTCTAAAAGTATATTTGACTGCACAACCTTCAGGAGTTAGACATTTGTATCTAATAGCACTTCCCGATGGACACGTAGAGGTGCTAATGGCATACTCTTCTTCTCCACTACCATCACCACAATATTTTCCACCACAAGGGTCGTCTGCTCCAACACAATCACCAATAACAGTTTCTAAAGTTTTTACACACCAGCTTTGGTAAGTATTGGTAGTTACAAGGCGTTGACCTGTGTTTAAATAGCCGCAACTTTCATAAGTAGATGAAGTTGTTTTTGGAACGTTGCAGTTTTCAGCAGTAGAGCAAGAAGGATATGAAGTTATGCCTAACTCTTCACAAACCCACTCTCCCTGACCAGCGACAACAACTCCTGTAAAATCAGTACTTTTTAATTCATTCAAACATTGTCCTGTTGAAAATGGACGTAGTGTGCAGTAATATTTTAAGTTAGGGTCTAAAGGATTACAGCAGCTGTATGAAACCTTTAAAGATGAATCACTCATACGTCTTGTTATGCGTTTTGCATAACCACTAGTACAGCCTGACAAACCTCCCCAAAACTCACAGTCTCCAATTTCTTCAGACACTACTGAAATAATTGGATCTGGAGAAGAACACACTCCTGCGGGTACTGTGTACGTTATGCACCCAGGATCTGTTTGACAAGTGTACGGAGCAGTTCTTGTTCCTAAGGTAACTCCGTCAGCTAAATAGCAAGGCTCTGTGGTAGGAAGAATAACGCCGTTAGTGCCATTTAAACAATAATTTGGGCGATAACAAATGCTCTCAGGTATTGCTGCCGGTTGTTGACCCGGAGCTGTACAGGTTGATCTCCAGACACCGCTTATTCTTACATAAGATTGATTTACTGTACGCCAAGTTCCGTTTACTTTTACATAACCACAAACACCATTGGTAGGAGAGTCAGTAGTAACTGTTCTCCAAGTCCCGGCAACTTTAGCGTATGTTGCCATGGCTTACACGTACTTCAGCCAGATGTCCCCATCGTTACCGCCAACAGGAGTTCCAGTAGAGGTAAAAATGTTTCTTACAACGCCAGAGCTAGTACTAGCAGTTGTTACTGATCCATTAGTTACGCTTACTGCTCCAATAGCTGTTGGTAGGACTGGGTCTAAGCCACCTTGAGCGTGTTGAGTGGCGTGCAAAGATGCCGCTGCTCCAATAGATGCGGGATCAGCTTGAGCGGTTCCAAAAGATTCCCAAGTGTTTGCTACTTGATTCCAACGCCTTAGTCCCATTAATTAACTCCAAACACTAGTACCGTACCTGCGGTAAAACCGCCGGCAGTAATTGTTAGTTGAATAGAAGAAATTGGTTGAACTTGCAACCATACCCCAGCTCTAAGTACTGGCACAATTGAGTTATTCACTGCTCTGTATACGCCTTGAGCAAGACAAGTTGAGAAACCTTGACTATCTTGCGTGTCTTCAAAAGTAAGGGAGTATTTGTTAGTTGTAATTCCGCCTTTAATTCCCGCAAGTTTTACAATTTCTGTTGAAGATACACCACTACTATCTATATAGCTTGTTACGTCGTTATTGCATCGCACTAATAAATCAGCGTCTGTTGATAAAACTAATCCTCGTATAACTATATATAAATCTTTGTAGTTTGCATTTACTGATAAACTTACAGTTCTTCCAACAATTGTAGCTAAGTTTAGAGTTTGTAAGAGATTTTTTCCAGCATTATTTTGAGTATCAGAGTCTATCCAAACATCGCCGTCTGCGGCAGTAGTTGGAAGATACGGCCCAATATGAATTGTTGTTCCTGGGCGATCATCAGTAAATCTAATTGGACCTGCTTCTTGTCCATTTATTCTGATTGCCATTAGTCTGATATCTCCGATCCAAAGGCATTATATGAAACATTGTTAGTAGAGCTATACACGTACACGGCATCTCCTGTTTTTAAAGTGATGCCTAGGGTATAGGTAATAGTAGATGTTGCTGGAACTGTAGTATCAAAAGCAATATACTGTTTTGGGTTGTCAGCGGCTCCGTTTTCACGGATTGAAACTCTAAATGTAGAAGAACTATTTCCCCTATTACAAATTGCAAGTGTAGAAACTACAGTATTAATACCTGCACCTACAGGGCCATAAAGCAAGGTGGGGGTATTTGCAATTGGAGATGATTGAGCTAGTATCTTATAAATTGTTGGCATCTAGGGTCTCCCGTGAATAAAAGGCTAAGTTAGACTGAAGCCTGAGTTCGTCTGGATTTAATTCTACAGCTTTAGTGCCGTAAGTCAGGGCTTTCTCTGAATTTCCTAGATTATGGGCAGCTAAAGCAGCAAAATCATAAGGCATGTGTCCCCAAGCAAACTCTTCGCACAGGTACTCCATAGGCTTTTCTGTTATAGATATTGCATTTTCAGCAGCAGTAAGGCATTCTTCCCAACGTCTGTGGTCGTGGTAGAACTCAGCTAGCTCTACAAACGCCTCTCGTCTATTGGGGGCTTCACGAACTGCTTTCTTTAACCACTCTTCTTTTTCCCGGGTGTCTATTACTAGACGAGCCAGGTAGCGCATAGAGGCTGCTCTTTCTGGTGGCCATTTAGCTTTAGGAAGGGAAAGGTGACGTTCAAACTCTTGTATAGCCCTCTCACTTTGATTATGAAAGAATAGTTCTCTAGCAAAGTAAAAAGCATTTCTATCATCATGAGGATCTTCTATTACAGATTGTTGAAGTAGGTCCATGTATTGAGCACGAGACTTACTATTATCGGCATGATGGTGTATCTGTAATCCTATCCAACCCTGTATTTCATTACTTTGATTGGTAGTTAGAACTTCGTGTACTGGATGTTTCCAACGATACCCCTTACGAGTATGGATCTTATCCCCACCGTACTGCAATCCAGGGGTGCCATCCTCTTTCCAATTCCACGTATATTGATACCTAGGGCGAGTCCAACCTTCTTTTAAGGCTTTTTCTAACTCTGGTCTCCAGCCCTCAATAAGAACTTCATCCATATCCAAAGCGATGCAGTAATCTATATCTAAAGGTAGGGCGGCTAAAGATGCATTTCTAGCGTCATCAAATCTCCAAGGCTTTACACCAATGCTTATTACGTTTATTCCCAGTCCCTTAGCTAACGCTACTGTGTCATCTGTAGAGCCGGTATCAGCAATTAAAAGATAATCCGCTTCTTTTGCAGACTCGTACCATTTCTTTACAAACTGAACTTCGTTTAATGCAATCGTGTATACAGCTACCTTCATATTATGCTCCGATTTTGTAGGGATTACTCAGCTGCTGCTGCGGCCTTCTTTTTCAAATCTTCTAGTGCTGCTTCAATACGGTCTTTTGCACGAGTGTCTAGAGCAGGCATTGTCTTAATACGCTCTAGTTCAGACTCTAGTAATACGATACCTTCTTCGTATGTTGCTGCGCTAACCTTTGGGGTTGTTTCTTCGCTCATTATTACTCCTCTGTTGGGTAAACTAGATCGTAGCCAATAACAGCTCCGGTTTCATCTTTTACTTCAAACTTTTCTGCTCCGGTCTCCGGATCAGTTCCTAAGCTTACCTTAGTTACACTCATGATAACCTCGCCCAAATTCCTACCGTGCTTGTTGAGTAGCTAGTAGCGCTGGTAGGTAGATCGCTAGTTGAAGCTACTAATCCTGTAACTCGTGGTGATAAGGTGCTTAATGGAGCAGGAATAGCATTAAAGGCGGTGTACACAGTTCCGACAGTGGAGGCTACAACTACTACGCCAATTGCATACCTAGTGCCAGCAGTCAACGTATAACTTGCTGGATACCCACCAGTTGTATTAAAGGTTCTGGTATAAACGGTATTTAGGGCACTAAAGATCGTACTGTCTGAGGATGTTCTAGCTACCAATGTTGCATTGCCAGAACCATCTACTGTGTATAGACCAAACCTAACTAGGCTTTGCCCAGTTGTTTGTGTTGAGGCTGATGCTACAGAGATAGAAGTTACAGAGGTAGTTATGCGTGGCGTAAAGAAAGTAAAGTAAGTTGTTTCGCTAGAAGGCGTGCCAGTAAAGTTTCCAATGCGTGGGAACACATCTACTGTGGTAGCCCCTTGATTAGTAGACCCAACTAACGTAGTCTCATAAGCATCTGTATCAAACGATACTGTAGAGGTACCCGCGTTATAAACAATAGGAGAAGTTCCGGCAATAACTCCTTGAGGTCCAGTTGGTCCCGTGGGTCCAAGAGGTCCAGTCGGCCCTGTAGATCCAGTAGGGCCTGTAGGGCCCGTTACTGTAGATGGAACTGTGGAAACTGGTCCGGTAGGCCCAGTAGGCCCAGTTACCTGTGAAGCAGCTCCAGTAGGGCCGGTAGGACCAGTTGGGCCAAGGATGTTTCCAGTGTTAAGCCATTGAGTTCCAGACCATACCCAAAGATCTCCAGAGATTAAGTAAGCATCTCCGATACTTCCTGTAGGGTACGCTGCGATCAAAGCTGCATATGTAGAAAAAGATCCGAGGATATTAAGTCCAGCGCCTATTGGACCTGTTGGGCCGGTAGCTCCAGTTTGACCAGTTAATCCAGTTAAGCCTTGTGGACCTGTAGCACCAAAAGAACCTGTAGGTCCGGTTGGTCCTTGAGATATAGCCACGTTCCACTCAGAACCATTCCAAAATGAGGTAGCGTTTGTTATAGAGCTAATCCAAATATCTCCAATAGACGGAAACGGTGGTGGCCCTGCGTTATAGGTTACGTACTGATTTCCAATATTTTCATAAGCGCCGTTTACATAATAAGAAAAATTATCGCTGCTTCCTATTACTGTAACAACATCTCCAATATTTATTGCAAACCTAAAAGTTTCAAAAGACTGCCCGGCCCCAACACTAATGTTTCTAATAATATAGACTCCATTAGAATTTAAAGTTCCACCAGAAGGTATCACAGCAACACTGCAGGTAGCGCTTACCTCACCTTTATTAGCAGCAATAACCGAAACAACATATCCCCGAGTAGCAGTAACTAGGGTAGTTTGTACATCTTTTAGAGGGTTAGAGCTTCCTAAACGTACTACTGGCATTTATTTACCCCTAACCAATCACGTTAATCGTGCCATTCATAGATGAATGGAATTGACATATGTAGTATAACGTATTGGGAGCTTCGGCAGGAACAGTAAATGTAATACCGCCCACATCATCTCCGCCGTTTGTTACCCCAGTACTGTAAGTATTTGCTGAATTGTAAGCTCCAGAGGTTGTTTGAAACCAAAATGGATGGCCAGATGCATTTACCGTAAAAAAGTAAGTTTGATTTCTTACTAAAGTTAAAGTGGGGTTACTAGTAACTCCGTCTATAGTGTAGGAACCTGTTCCAGCATTTGTTACTTGAAAATTATCAACAATACTTAATCCACTTGAACCTGTAGGGCCTGTTGGTCCTACGCTTCCTGGACTACCGTCTGCTCCCGCAGGACCTGTAGGTCCAGTGGATCCTTGAAGTCCTTGTGGACCTGTAGGGCCTGTAGGGCCTCCTGAAGGGCCAGTAGGACCAGTTGGCCCCACAATTTGTCCCGTGTCTACCCAAGCATTATTTGTTGCAGACCATACGTATAGGTTTTGTCCAACTAAGTACCCATCACCGATAGTTCCGGTAGGAACTGCAGCCTGCAATGCTGCAAGACTTGCGTAAGTTCCTTTTAAAGATAAACCTTGTCCAGAACTACCCGTTGATCCAGCAGGCCCGGTAGGTCCAGCAGCTGCTGCCCAACCTGTAGGTGTTTTAAATTCAATGTAATTTAAATCAGTGTTATACCGCCAATAGCCTACTTCAGCAGCACTTGGTCTTTCTGAGGTCGTTCCTATTTCCGGGTATACAGTATTATTATTTCCCCTAATGATTTTATTAGTGAAAGTAATTGGCACATCATTAATGCTGTATTCAGAATCTTGAGACATTCCTTGAACTAAAAAAGAAGTTCCGGCAGTCGTAGACTTAACAAATAAAGTATCTCCAGCAACTACGCCAAACTTAAAGGTTTCAAAAGCCTGACCCAAACCGACTTCTAAGTTAGAAGTAACATACGCGTACCCACTAGTAGTAGACACTCCTTGAGGAACAACCCAAATATCTACCTTAGTAGCTGTTGTGCTAGAGGTTAAAGTATTAGCAGCTATTACAGATACAAGGTGCGAAGTAGTAACATTATAAAGTGCATATGAAGTATTGGCGGCAGGTGTGTAAGCCCCAAGTCGAACAATCGCCATGGTCTCCCCCTATGCCTGTGCTTCAGTCCACGTTAACTTAGCAGATGTTTGTGTTGTACTACCTGTTAAACGAGAAACCGCAACAGTTAGAATATCCGGTCCGTCTGGGAACACAGAGTCTCCACCTAAGATAGAGTTCGAAAGTTCAAACAAATCGTCAATAGTTACGCTGGTTGCTTGATCCGCACCGCTAGCACCACCTGAAGCACGGAAGTTGTAAATCTGAGTTCCACCCGAAACAGTATCGTTACCAGTGTGCTGGATGATCTGAGTAAGTGATGGAGAAACAACTCCAGTAAAGTTAAGGTTATTTAGACGAGGGTTGATAAGGAGCTTAACGTCTACAAGCTGAGTAGTGGATACCGCAACTTCTTTCATACGTAGCTGCATTCGGTTAATAACATCTCGATCACCAAGCTTACCTGTTAAACCGCTTGATACTGATGGTGACAAACGAACTGAGATGAGTGGTTGATAAGCAGCTCCGGAGGCATTGTTGTACGCACCAGCTGGGTAGATGTAGAAGGTAAACTGACTGTTACCTTGAGTCTGTAGGTCAATTGTGTTTTGACCAGTACCCGAACTAAACGTAGCGTCCGCAGCAGATCCATGCAAGGCAATATTGTTTGCATCGATACTTCTTACATAGTATGTAAGGGCATTTTGAAGATTCGTATAGGGATGGAACACAGTGTTTGCAGTTTGAGGGTTGTTGATGTTTGTACCAATCAAGCCTGTACGAGTACGTCCTTCAAACACAACTGCATCACCAGTAGCAAAACCGTGAGACGGAATGTTAATTCTATCTGTGGCTGTTATAACTGCCGTAGAACCAAAGGTTTTGGTTGTTGTTCCTGAGATAGCAAGTGTGTTACTGTTCTGAGAGAACAAGTAGGCCTTGTCATCATCAAATTTACCGTCCATAATAACTGAGGTACCCCAGTGGAATAGGAACGGAATGTAAGTTGGGTTATCAAAGGTCACTACCTCATAGCGAGTAGGCAAGTTACCTGAACGGAAGTAAGACTCAAGCTGGAAGTTGTTGTGAATGTACTCATGTACATATTGAACTTCACCCTCTTTTGTCTTAAAGCCGTAACGGATCTTACCCGCACCGTACCAAGAGTAGTCCATGTAGGCCATCTGAATAGTACCTAGGTTAAGGTTGTAGCCTGTGACTCCGGTGCCATCGCACTTGTCTAGGCTCCACTCTTCTTGAGGGGTACGTGTATCCACTGTCTTAGTAACAATGATTCCAGACTTTGCTGGAGTAAATGAGTGAGGTGTTCCCGCACCGGCATCCGCAATAGCTACGTCTGTTACTGAGTCTGGAGTTGCCTTCAGAGCAAAGTTATTGTTATCAATTAAATCAATGTAATATGTACGGCCGTTGATAAGACCTCCGATAGGAGTTCCATCAATAGAGTTGTAGGTTACAGGTAAGTTATTGCTAAAACCGTGACCAATGATATTAAAAGTATCGGTAGCAACTCTTACAACGCCGGTAGTTCCATTACCTGGATCAAATTCTTTTTCAGTTCCAGTAGAACCCTTGTACTCTGGCTTAATAGTTAGGCGAGTATCGCTGATAATGCTAGAAATCTTATAGGACTGTCCACGCATAACAATATAGTCACCAACATCTAGTTGGGTAGTAAAAGTAGTTCCACTACCAAATACGAACTCAGTTCCCTGTAAAGCGGCCACTGTTCCGGCAATCTGTTGAGTAGAAGATCTACGAACAGCCCAAATCTTTTGACCGTCGTATTCGAAGAACATGCCGTTCTGGAAATCAAACATACCTGCACGTACAGCTCCGTTTGTCCAATAACGTACATAGAATTGTGGGAATCCGTAAGCTTTAGACTCAGCTCCTGTAGGTAGAGTACTAGTTGCAAGGCATGTAAAGTTTGTTGGATCAAGAACCGTTACTTGGAAAATACCGTTGTATAGGGTGCTTGTCTCACCGGTAGAAGTTTCAGCCTGAGAGATCTCGATATACAAACCGTTAATTAAACCGTGAGGTCTACGAGTAGTAGCTTGAAATGTAGTTGAGCTAATACGCTTTAGATCTTCAAGGTCAATAGTTGGTTTGAAGTTGATACCAAACGAAGTTTGTAAACCCTTACCTGACTGGTAACGGAAGTACTTACGTGTTTGTCGAATAATTTGAGCCCAAGAGCTACCAATACCTACGGACATCTCAACTCCACCATCAAATGGGCGGTGTAGGTTATATCCTTGAGGTCGTGTGTAAATAAAGGTTGAGTAAGCGTAAGAAACTGCTGTGTAAGTAGTTGCATAAGCTCGGTCAACAGTTACCTGTGTATCAGAACCAATAGCTGTAATACGACGAATGATTGGTGCTGAAGGAGTAGTCTTAGTTAAAGTAAAGTCTGTTCCAGTACCTGTAGTTGTTAAGTCTACCGCGCCAGTACCAGAGTTCGCATCTGCAGCGCTGTTATACAGTTTTACGGTATTAGCATCTACGCGACCAATGTAGTAGTACTGTGCAGTTGTAGTACCACCAGGGGCAACACCAGTTCCTTGAAGGAACTGAACAACGTCTGTAGTTACGTAACCGTGGGAAGTAATAGTAATTGTATCCGCACCGGTATTTACGTTAGCTGCGGCAAATGTCTTTGTATTAGTTGTATTTGGTGGGAAGATACGTAAACGATCTCCAACCTTAAGAATCTTAGAGAAAGCTGTATTAAAGCCTGTAACTAGAGTTCCTCCAGAAGCAGTGGACACTGTACCTGAACCGGTAACGTTTCCGTTAATTTGGAAGCTAGTGAGTGAATGGTCTACTCCAGCACCAAAGTCAGTAAAGGAAATAACAACACCAGATGCTGCGTTTTCTGCAGTTGTTGCAAGTCGAACATAGTCTTTGTTGATAACAACTACGTAGTAGTCAGTATTGTGGGTTAAGCCACCAATACTTGTTCCACCGTTATTGTTATACCGAACTTTTGTAGTAGTCAAGAAACCGTGTGAAACTAACTTTAAGTTATTTTGTTGAGTATCAATAACTGTACGAGGTGTAAAGGTTTTTACAATTGCAGGTACAAAACCTCCTGCGGATACCGTAAAGGTAGTTGGAGATGGAATAGACGCAATTGTGTAAGTTCCGTCTGGGGATTTAGATAGAGATAAAATTCTGTGACGTCCAACACCAGCAGTGGTTAAGTTAACCGCTGTTCCAGATGTAGCGTTTTCAAGAGAGGTAGCAAGCTTGATGTTATCTCCGTCAATCAGGATGATGTAGTAAGGGTTACCTGAGGTTAAGCCTCCGATAGCTGTCTGACCTACTGCGTCATACTGGACCAATTCACCTTGGCTAAAGCCGTGTGATGGGATAGAGATTGTTTCTGTTGCAAAGTCTACAGAGGCTGTAGTTAGGGTATGGTTACCGGTTCCTACAGAGGTTAGGTTAACAATTGCAGTTCCAGCCTTATTTGTAGATAGTTTAACAATGTTGTTATCTACCTTGAAAATAAAGTACTGGGCTCCGTTAGTTAGTCCGCCAATTCCTGTTCCTCCACCGTTAGAGTAAACAACTCTTTGTCCGGTAACTAAATCGTGACCTGGAATGTAAATACTGTCTTCTACGATGTTTACAACAACGTATACGAAAGAGTGACCAACGCCAGTTCCAGCAGCAGTTAGATCAATAACTGGGCCGTTTAGAGATTGGCTAAGAGTAATGTTGTTATTGTCTACTACTTGCTTTACATAGTAAGTAGCGTTGTTTTGTAGTGGAGCAATAGGTGTTCCACCATTTGTCTGGTATCTAATTGGCTGATTAGCCAAGAAACCGTGGGATGGGATAGTAAGAGTATTTGTGGCAATGTTTACGATTACCTTAGCAAAGGTATCGTCTGTACTAAAGCTTGGAGTAGTTAAATCTACCTTAGGGGTTAATGTAGGAGATGCGCTAATTTGATAGCTAAAGTTATTAATTTTTTCTACATAGTAGATTGTATTTAATGCCATACCCCCAACTAGTGTTCCACTAGATGTATAGGTAATTGCATCGTTAGTAATAAGGTTGTGTGCGTCTGGAAAATGGAAAGTGTTACTTCCAAGATCTACCGTGATAGGAACAAATGCATGGAAAGACGATCCAGCAGGAGCAATTGCAATTGCGTTAGTTCCTGCATCAGCATCTGCCGCTGTTGGGTGAACAGTGTGTCCAGTTGTAAAGGAGTTTACAAGAGAAACTACAACGTTTCCGTCGCCTGTGTTATAGGCGTTAAGGTTAGTAATAGCACCCGCAGCGCCAAATGTTGCAGAGCCTTCCCAAAGACCTGTAGAAGTAGCTACGTTAGTTGCAAGGGTGGTAATGAATGAACCTCCACCGCCACCAGCTTGTTGTGGAAGTGTATTTCTAGCTCCACCGCCACCAGAATAGCCACCGGCTCCTCCGGACTGACCCTGTTGTTGGCCGTCTGATTGACCTCCACCACCAAAGCCACCGTAACCTCCAACTCTGAGGTTAGACGAGGTAATTCCTAAACCATTTTGGAAACTTCCACCTCCAAGTTCACCTGTAGTTGCATTTTCTCCAACACCCAGGAACCCTCCTCCACCAGCAGAATATCCCGGAGTAGAAAGACCACCAAAACCTGTGTTACCGCCCGAAGCAATTCCTGAAGTAGATGTTGCGGCAATATTTCCTAAATGACCGTCTCTACCTGCAGCACCATTTGCATCTGCAGATCCTCCACCAGCAATAAATAGTGGTTGTTTACCTGTTTTACGAACAACGAATGTTCCACCGCCAGAACCTCCCCAAATAGTTCCTGAGGATGGTGCAGCACCTCTTTGTCCAACAACAACTGTAATAATTTCGCCTTTAGTAAGCTGTATACGACCTTCGACAATTGCTCCTCGTCCCGCAGCACCACCACCAGAACCTTCGTAACCCGAAGCACCCTTTACGTTAAATGAGTAAGTACCTGATACAGGGACTGTCCAATCTTGGTAACCTTGATAGTCGCCTTGACGAAGATAAGTATCTCTCCAAGCAGTGGCGGTTGTATAAGCTGCACGAAGTTGTGCAATAGTTGGTGGATTAGCCCCTGTTACGCCTCCACTTGTAAATGTATGGGTGTTGCTTGTTAAGGTATATAGAGCTTGAGCTCCAGCAAAGTCAGAAATAGAAACGTTACGCAAGAAGTATGTACTGCCGCTAACAAGCCCTGTAAGTGGAGTGCTATCTGTAAAGTACTTAACTGCTTGACGATTAGCTGTTTGTCCGTCAATATTAAGTTTATTAGCGTACACAATTGGAGTATTAAATTTAATTGATCCCGCGGTCTCAGCAGTAATATTTACAGCTGCTCCACCTGAGCTAGCACTAAATTTGAGTTGTTTAGGGTTAGAGGTTACGACATAAAGCAGGTCTCCAGAAGAAATTCCTGAAAGAGATCCTACTCCAGGAGTATAAATAAAGGTTTTACCTAAAGACATGTTGGCAGGGATAATATCCGCACCAGTATTCTTATAATAAATGTAGTCTTCAGCAACGTTTACATTTGTTTTGGCAAAAGAGTGAGTACCTTCTCCACCAGCTGCGGTAATATTAATTGGCACTGTATATCTCCTTATACCCTCGTAACGGTTACGTATCCGTTACCGTTGTTGTAACCTGTGTATGAAAGACCAAATCCCCAACCACCAGAACCAGACTGTCCACCAGTACCTGAGGAACCTTGTCCGGGATCTTGATAAACTCCACCCCAGCCACCTTGATAGCCTCCACCACCACCGGCTGCTCCGTTATTTCTTCCGCCTTGACCTCCGCCGCCAAATCCGCCTTGACCTCCGCCGTCACCAGCAACTCCTCCTTGAGCGCTAGAGTTAAGAGCTTTTCCTAAACGGTTAGTTGTAATTCCACCAACCCACCAGGTTCCATTAGAAGCCCAGCCTCCACCTCCACCACCTTCGTGAGTACCGTTAACAAACTGTGCGTATGCTCCTGTACCGCCGCTAGTAGATCCAGAGTTAGAAAGACGAGCTGCCAAACCTCTGTTATCGGAAGTTGTGCTCATACCTGTTTGGTTTGCAGAACCACCGCCACCGCCACCAGCTACTGCAATTGGAGATGCATTTCCGTTTCTTTGTACAAACGTAGCTCCTCCACCTCCACCGGATTCTTCTCCGGTAGAACCAGGGCCATTGCTACCTACTTGACCAACTACAATTCTAAGAACTTCTCCTTGAGTAAGAGAAACTCCGTTTATAAAACCAACTGCTCCTTGACCGCCTTGTTGGCCGCCACCTGAGTTAGTACCTCCTCGTGCACCAGCCAAAGTAAAGTTGTATGTGCCAGTTCTTCCGACTGTCCACAGAATAATTCCGGCGGATGTACTAATGTACGTGTTTCCCCAAGAAGGGCTTCCCGCACCAGACCTGGCCTGTGCATCTGACGGTCCATTAGCCCCAGTTGCTCCTCCCGGAGTAAAGGTAACAGATACTTGATCGTACAAGAATGGTGGGGGATTGATTTGAAAAGTAACGTCAGCAAAATCAGTAGAGGCTGCAGCATCTACAACAGTAATTCTAACGGTTGCTTGGGAATAGGCTGAAGTAGGGGTTCCGGTAATGTTTCCCGTAGACGGATTTAAAGTTAATCCTGCAGGTAAAGTACCGCTAGTTACGCTAAAAGTAAGCGGAGAAGTGAACCCACTTGCTGTAAAGGAAATATTAACAGAAGAACTGCTTGCAGTAAGTCCAATAAATTCTTGTAACTTTGGAGTTAACTCTCCGATAGTAAAGTTAAGGTTGAAGTTATGGGTACCATAAAGTCTTTCAACAAAATAATAGTCTTTTTCTTCAGTAACTGGAGTGTTTACAGAAAATCTCGCCCCACTAGGATAAGTGTATCTAAGCATATCTCCCACAGAGTAGCCATGATTTTTTACGTGAAATACGTCTTTATCTGTAGCAACTCCAATAGCAGTAAACTTATGTGTACCAGTACCAGTAGATGTAAAGTTAATATTAGAGGCGCTAGTAGGAAACTCTTTAAGAACAACTACGTAGTTAATAGAGGTTCCTATTTGGAAAAAACTTTCAATAAAGTATGTACGACCGTTTACTAGGGAAGTTGTTGATCCGCCATTAACAGTATCTCCACCAGCGTTAATTGTTGGTGGCGTACCTGTAGTTTCATACTTAACCATTAAACCTTGGTATAAATCTAAATTTGCAATTCCAGATCCGCTAGCTCCAGTAACGTTAGATCCGCTAAACGAGCAGTTATTTAAAAACTGCCCTCCAGTATTTGTACCATTAAAAGTTTTTTCTGATTCTTCAATTAAAGTAATAGATGTTTCTGTCGCAGTGTTAATATTGTTACCTGCAAATAAACGAGCTTCATTTGCTAACTGAAATGTTCCAGTTAAAGCATTTGTAATAGCTATTTCTGGTCCATTAGGAACTTGACTTACGGTAAAGATAGAACCATTTGTTGTTGCAGTGTTTAATGACTTTAAAAATACAACGCCTCTAGGATTAGAAGCAAAGTACCCACCAGCAGTTGTTACGTTATGGTATAGGGGAGTTCCTACGGAAGAACCTAAGAAGTTCTCTGTTGTATGAGATACAGTAATTGTATTAAGGGTTGGGTTGTAAGTTGAGATTGAGCTAACAGTTCCTGTAGACACTGCATTGTTATCTAAGTCAAGTCGATATGAAGTAAGAGTGTTAGAGCCGTCAAATACTTGAGCAGTAGCAGAGTTAGAAGCATCAAATGCTTTAGAGCTTGTATTAGAAGAGTCAAACTCTTGAGAAACTGTTGAGTTAAGGTTTAGGAAATAGAATGGGGTAGCAAGACCAAAACCGTGTGGAGACTCAGTCTTTACGGTTAGAGTAGATGCTCCTTGAGCGTCAGTAACAATACCGTCAGAATCAGCAATCTTAATCTGTGATCCTTGAAAGAACTCACCAGTAATAATAGATGTATACAAGTCTTCAATAGAAGACGCATCCGCTTGATTTTGCTTACATAGGTATGTAAAAGTAGTTGGTGTAGGAACAGAGTTAATAATATAAGAACCATCAGCAGTAAGAGATTTAGTACCGCTTACGTTGATTGGGATACCAACAGCAAGTCCGTGAGCTAAAGCAGTTGTTACTTTGATTTCACGAGAGGTTGCAGTTGTAGTGATTGCCTCAATATTAGGGATGGTTGTATCACCGCTCTTAGAAAAGAACGATGGAGTGTTGTTAATAAGCTCAACTGTTTCCCACTTGGTAGGCTGTAGACCATACTCAAAGTCGGTATCAATAAGTGTCTGCGGTTCGGAGACACGGAGCTTGGTAACCGGATCAATTAATTCGGCTGGGAAACGGATTTCTCCGCCTGTGCCACTGCCTGAACTACCGCCTAGAAAACCTGGCATTGATTTTTACCTCTCTTTACCTGCACCTAGTACAAGATACTTGTTATTGCATTTTTTTACGGGGTATACTTACCTTTAAATTCCAAACCACCACATTGTGCCTATTTGTAGATTTCCTGGAACACCTGCAGGGCCTGTTGGACCTACTGTTCCTGAACCTACTTCTGTCCAGACATTGTTGAAGAAGACGTATGTTTTTGCTGTTTCAGTGTTAAACCAGCCATCTCCAGCAGCAGCTGTTGAAATGCTAGGTGCTGTTGAGCTAGCTGTAAACTTACCTGCAGGGCCAGTATTACCGGTAGGTCCAGTTGGGCCTGTTGGACCTGTTACCTGAGACGCAGCTCCAGTAGGACCTGTTGGTCCAAGCTGACCTTGTAATCCTTGAGGACCTGTTGGACCTAATGGGCCTGTAGGACCAGTAACTGTAGACGCTGCTCCTGTAGCGCCTGTAGGGCCGGTTCCTCCGGCAACAAATAATTCCCAATAGTTACTTGAAGACTCGGGTGCTTGACCAGCTGCGTAAGCAGTAAAACCAATTTGAGTAATTGTAAATGGAGCGCCGGTAGCATTTGCTGGCCAGACACCTGTAAAGGTCCATTGAGCACCTGGAGATGCGGTTCCGCTAGCCCCAGTAATAGTAGCTGTTAGCCCACCGTTAAAAGTAATTTGATAGTTTGTAGGGTTTGCTTGAATTGCAGGGCCCCAAGCAGGGTTACCTAACCCAGCATTTGCAGAGTTTAGTTGAACTGATGTTTGACCCGCAAAGTTCATTAGGCCACTAATTACAAGCGGTACATTTTTTCTTATCCAAGTTGAACCTGAGTAGTAAACAATTTGATTTAAAGCGTACGCAGTACCGCTATTATAAATTCCTGCATAGCTAAAAGGTACTGGTCCAGTAGGTCCAGTAGGTCCAGTTAATCCAGTAGGGCCCGTTGCTCCTGTTGCACCTGCAGGCCCAACAATTGCACCAACGTTAGACCAAGTTGATCCATTCCAAACATATAAGTTACCGTTTGCAGTAACAATGTAGGCATCATTAACTGCGTTTCCTGAAGCAGGAAGATTTACTACTGCGGCTACTGTTCCACGAACATTGATGCTAGTTCCTTGCGGACCGGTGGGTCCTGTAGGACCAGTGGAGCCAGTAGGGCCGGTTACTGTTGATGCGGGACCTGTTGGTCCTGATGGACCTGATGGACCAGTAGGTCCTTGAACTCCAGAAGAATAAGATAATGAACTCCACGCAAGTGTGCCATTACCAATTTTAAATTTACCGGTGTCATATTCATACCCGGCTTCACCCTGTGCAAGAACGGGATTTGCTGCAGACCATTCTGCTGCGGTGCCACGTCTAAACTGTACTTTAACTGCCATTAGCCGTTAACTCCTCCGCAATCAATAGTATCTACTCCGCCATAGTTTGTGTTGGGAGCGCCTGCATCTACGTTAAGTATTGTACTTCCTGCTGCACCAGTTAATCCTTGCAAACCTTGCGGACCTGTTGGTCCTGTTACACCTTGTGATCCAGTTGGACCAGTAGATCCTGTAGGACCAATAATTCCTTGTGCACCTGTTGGACCAAGTGGACCTGTAGGTCCTTGTGTTCCAGTAGGTCCAGTTACGCCTTGAGAACCCGTTGGTCCAGTAGAACCTGTAGGACCTGTAGAACCAGTAGGTCCTACTTCTCCTTGCAAACCTCTTGGTCCAAGACCACCAGTTGGACCTGTAGGTCCAGTTACTGTGCTAGCTGCACCCGTGGCACCAGTTGGTCCAACAGATCCAGTTGCTCCAGTAGGACCAGTAGGTCCTTCAAATCCTCGAGGACCAGTAGCGCCTTGCGGGCCTACAATCTGTCCTACGTTATCCCAAGCAGCACCGTCCCAAACATAAAGATCACCCTCATCATTTACTAGGTATGCATCATTTACTGCATTACCGACTGAAGGTAAAGAACTAAATGTGGATGTTGATCCACGAAAATTAATTGATACGCCTTGTTGACCGCGAGCACCAGTTGGTCCAGTTGGACCAGTTGCTCCAGCAGTTCCAGTTAATCCTTGTGCGCCAGTAGGTCCTACAGCACCGACTGCTCCTGTAGGGCCAGTAGATCCTGTTGCACCTGTTGCACCAACATCACCACGAGCACCTGTTGGTCCCATTGGTCCAGCAGGACCAGTATGTCCAATAGGTCCCGTTACAGTTGATGCAGCACCTTGAGGTCCCGTTGATCCTGTTGGACCAGTTGGTCCTTGAATTCCTTGCGGTCCTTGTGGACCAGTTACTGTAGAAGCAGCTCCAGTTGCACCAGTAGCTCCTGTTGCACCTTGTGCACCTGTTGCTCCAGTAGGTCCTGTCGCACCAGTTAAACCTTGCGGACCCGTAGGTCCAATCGGACCTTGTGGACCTGTGGCACCTGCTTGATCAGAACCAATAGTAATTACTGTTGTAGGTTGCTCAATTATCTCAATGATCTCTGGATCGGCCATTACAGAGTTACCTGCTTCTCAGTAAAGACTTTTCCAGTCATAAATGTTCTGGTCTTTCCATCTGTACCAGTTAGTTGTACATCGTAGTAACAGGCGTATGGAAGTTCTTTTGTAACTGATCCTGGAAGTGCAAGTTGAATAGTGTCATAGATACCGCCAACAGTTGATTGAAGTTTAGTAATTACAAACTCACCAACAATTACTGGACCTACTTGTGCACGGCCCCCAGTGTGGAATAGGCGTAGTTGAGATTTAGGCGTGTAGGTAGCGAGATCCATTGAGAATTTGAGCTTAACAGCAAAGTCGTCTCCCGCATACATAGAGAGGTCCCTGTTAATAACGTCACCCTCGGGAGTGACATCTCCATAATCAGGGAGTGACAACCGTACTCGTTGTGGAAGAGAAGCATCGTCTATCTCCTGTGGTCTGTAGATTGGTACAAGTTTATTAGTCATACGGCTGATACGTCGTAGACTAAATACATCAATCTTGTATAGACCAATACCAAGAAGATTACATAGTTCTCGATACTGTTCTTTACGTTGATTAATAATGTCAGTTAGCTGACGGAAACGCTCTGTACGTGGGATAGATACCCCGTCAGGAGAAATAATATCAATATCAAATGAAGCATCTGTGGCTAGTGTGTATAAAGCCATAGTAGTTGCTAAAAGAACTAATGGGTATTCGTCAATAACTGGAAGCGTAAGCATTGTTGCTCTACTACCATTAGTGTCGGTAGCGGCATTAGCATGTTCGGCAAAAGCAGTAGTAATGTACTGGTTAATTTCTGCGGTAGTAAAATACTTAAAGGTTGTTCCTGAGACGGTAACTATCACCCCGTCATTGGGTGGGGAGGCTAATACAATCAAGCCTGTTCGTTCTTCTACAGATGTAGTTCCTGAGACGTTAGTTGACCCTACTCGTACGGTCATAGTTGCGCCGTCTACTGGAGAGGTCGTCAGATTAAAGCGGGTAGTAACCCCATCGCCCTTAAAGGTTTCAACAAAGGACTTGCCCTGATCACCAAGTTCAAAGCGAAGACGTTCAGATAGTGCTGCAAGTGTTGCCACTGATTCCTCCGATGAAGTTAATGTTCAAATAATCCCGTGATTATCTCCATAAGTCAGCGCAAACGTTAAGGGCCCTCATGGACGAAGGGCGGCTTGTCCATGAGGGCGTTCTAGATTGTGTCTCTCTTAGAGACGATCGTACAAATAGCCCTTTTCTTGCAAGTGCTGAGCAACATGCTTTGCTACTTTGTACTTCTGTCCGGCTTTAAAGGAATAGTGATTCCCTGCGCCAATTGTTACAAAATCTAGGTCTTCAGCGACACGAATTACTTGTGAGTCATCTGCAAGACTTACGCCTACGGTTTCGACTTCGTCAATAACTGTTGGATTGCTTGGAACTGTAAGATCCACAACTTCTGTCTCTAGCTTAGCTGCAGCATTTGCAGTAGCCATTGACATTTCGCCTGCACGTTGTGCAAGCTCTTCTGCGTGAGCTTTAATTTGCTCTTCGCGTTGACGTCCAGTGACGTCTGTTACTTTTGCTTTTGCCACGATTATTATTCTCCTGTAAGTTTGTGTTGGGGGCGGATTTTAAGGCCCGCCCCCAGACTGATTGAATTAGTTGGTTTCTGCTAGAACTACAGACTGATCTGTGATCAGACCTAGACCGTAGATTGCGTACCAAGCAAGTGCGTGCTCACGACCGAAGTCTAGAATACCACCATCGCGGAGTTCTACTGGAAGTGAGATTGCGTGACCGAATGCGTTATCTCCAATGAAGATAGCTGTATAACGATCCTTGTTACCGTTACCTGTCTTTGTTACTGGTGATGTGTATCCTCCACCAGTTGGGTAAACGATTGATCCTGCTGCTACTGCTGTGTCAGCTGAGTATCCTGAACCAGCTCCATTTGTTACCTTCTCAATTTGAGTGGTCTCAATGAATACTGTGTCATATAGACGGCCGATTTCACCTAGCATGAAGTTACCTGGAGCTGCGTACTTTGTTACTTCGATGAACTCTGGGTTGTCACGAAGCTTACGGCTCTGGTGTGGGTGAACGAAAGCAACATATGTCTCACCTAGGCGAGGGATGTTCTTGGTTGCTAGTGTTTCAACTGCGTCCTTAACAACAGCTGTTGTTAGGTCGAATGCTCCGGTAAGAGATGCACGTGATGTGCCCTTTGTACCGTAGTCATACCAGTTGTTAACTGCGTTAAGTGATGTGCGGTCATAACCGTAGATCACAGAAGATGCAGCCATGAGTGTGTCGCGTGCCTGGCCATCTAGGTAGAGAGCCATGTTGCGGCCTAGAAGACGTGAGGCAGAAGCCATTACGTCATCAAAGGATGCGTTTAGTAGTAGTTCTGATACAGCAATTGCGTAGCCATGCTCTGCAACTGTGATTGAGAACTGCTGTGCTGTTAGTGCGTTTGTCTGCATACGAACGCCTTCAACGAGTGAACCCGCGAAGCCGAGGTTGTTGTAACGCATAAAGTTGATCTGAAGACCTGGTGCAACTCCTAGTTCTGTCTTCTTAACAGCGAACTGTTCGAAGCGAAGAATAGGCATTGACTGGAAAAGGATTTCCTTTGACCAGATGGTCTGAATTGCTTGTGTAAGCTGGCTGTTGGAGCCAGAGTACGCGGTAGGTGCTGCGGCTAAATTGCCGGTACCTGTTACGGCTGATGCCATGTCGGTGTTACTCCTTAGTTAGTTTTTAATTGGTTAGGTAACTTCTTACCCGAAGATTCCCTTGCCTCGGTC